GATGCTCCGAATCCTAATCCACTATCCCATCCTAGTGCCATCCCGGTAATTACAATATCCGGTTTTATATATAAAAGGGCAGACATAGCTAAATCGGTAACTCTTTTTAGCTCTCGCATATAGTATGCATTCCAGCCACCTATTAGTCTTTGAGGTCTATGACCTGTACCGCAAACTACTAAGTTACTCATATTATTTTTGCCTATTTTCTTCTAGGTCTATTCTCTTCTATGGCTATGTAAACATACAACAAGATAAACAAAATCAGAAATACTGATGCAAATGCTATCTCTAGTACCTTTGCCCATAGAAATAATTGAAGAAGACTATCAGTTAAGTGACTCATTTTCTCATATCCTCTTTCTTCATTGCAAAGTGAGGACAAGCCCAAGTAGCAGCCGTACTAACAATTGTCGATATTTCTGGTACTCGTATTACTCGAATCTTTTCACGTTCATGAGTAGCAAGAATAGCCTCACCTTTAGTCATTGCGACTTTATTTACTGCCGGATTAGTACATCTACCCCAGCTACCAGTTACACCAAGTAACTCAGTAGTCGTATCATCCTTATATTCTTGCCAATACTTGCAATGTTTACATCCAACTCCCCCAACTTTAGTCATAACTGGGGGTGCTTCTAGGGTAGCCATAATAATCTCCTTGGCTATGCTGCCGTAAGTCCTGTGCTACCAAATCCTTTTGCACCTCTAGCAGTGGACATATCAACTACATTCACTCTAGTAATGGGTACAACTACCATTTGTCCAATCTTTGAACCAACGTGTACTACATAATCGGCATTTAGGTCAAAGTTATATAGAACAACTTCTATCTCACCTCGATAACCCTCATCTACCGTGCCTAATACAGTCATTAGTCCTTTAGAAGATAAACCTGATTTAGGTCTTACTTGAATTTCATGACCTTCAGGTACTTCGACACTAATACCCGTTTTTACTCTCTCTACCCCTCCAATTGGAATAAACTTTTCTTCTACGCTAAATAAGTCCATTCCTGAATCATCAGGATATACATACGAAGGGATAATTGCGTCTTTATGCAGTTTGAATACTCGTAAGGTCGTCATAGGTCTTTCTATTAATTAGTAAATTTACTGTGTCTCTAGAGTATGGAATTGCGGCTGAGTCTATATTCAGCGAGGCAATTCTCATTTGATAAACTGGTAGAGACTCGTCACACGAAATTATCTGCTTATACTTATTTCTACCTAGAGGAGCATAAGTACAAATACCATAATTTTCTAAGACAACATAAAGCATTGAAGCCACATCTTGATAATCTTCTTGCATAAAAGAGATAGATTCAAGAGAGAATACGTCTCCAATTTGTAACTCACCGATTGTTGTCTTGTTATCAACATCCAAAATTATAGGGACTATCATTGTTAAAAATTAAATAGGCTTATATCTGCTATCTCAGCTACACATACATCGTTATCGATATAAACTATTACCTCATTCTTGGTAGAAAGTGAAGTATTAATTGGTTTATACCCTGAGTAAGGTAGAAACAAGTCTTGAATAGTAGCAGGTAAGTTTGTGTATTTAGTTAGATTACCGTTAATTAAACATCTAAATGCTTTGAAGTGAGCATCGAAATCAAAATCTTCCGATTCAATAAATCCATCTAACTGAATTGTGTCATCATCATTAAACTGTTGGAAATTAGCACACAGTAATACTTTTTCCACCACTCTGCTATTTCGAATCGGATTAAGATATTTCATATTCTCACCATCGAAAGCAAAAGCACTTCTACCTAGAAAAGTAGCTGGTGTAATCATTTGTACTTCATTTTCTTTTAAGTCTACAACTACTGATATTTGTTCCTCTGAACCAGTAAACGAACTTATAAAAGAATCTGAAAAAGCTGTATTCGTAATTAATTTTTCTGCTGGTAAACGATACAGCGAATAGGGTTTGTAATCGAGAGTCAGGTCTTCTAATATTGTTGCCATCTACACACCTTCAATTAGCTCTCTTACTGCCGCATGACAATCTTTAATATTCTCATAGGCTTTAGATTCAATATTCTTTCCATCTTTTACAATATAGAACTTGTAGTGATAGTTCTTAAGATGTAAATTACATGGATGAATATATTGGTAATAACTGTGATTAGGATTTGGTTTCGTATCTCTAAGTACTCTCTTTACACCAAAATCGATTTCCAATCCTGGGGTAGAAACAGGTACTTCTTTAGTTGCTGGTACTGATACTACGGATACTACAGGTGTCGCTTCTACGTTCTTTTTAGGACGACCTCTTTTCTTTTTCTCTGTACTTTCCACTGGAACAGCCACCTGCATATTACCTATTAGTTTTTGTACTGATTTTAGATGTTTATTAGCTTCGATTAGCTCATTTCTTTCTATATCAGTCTTTGCTTCTTTAATTAGCGTTGCAATATTTTTACTACCTTTGGTTCTTGGCATATCGACCTCCTAAAGAAGAATAGGGGCACATTACATACCCCTATTCGAATCACACTGTCTTTACACACTTAGTAGGAACTAAAAGGGAAAGTCATCATCTTCGTCAGCTTTAGCCTTCGCTTTTGTCGAAGTCTTCGAGCTTGATTTAGCTGCTGGCTTTTCCTCTTCTTCAACTTTTGCACTATCTTCTTTTCTGTCTGTAAGAGTTACATCATCAACCATATGAAGACGTAGAGATACTCTTGGTTCTCCATCTTCAGTTAGATAGGTATTAGGAACACCTAGCTTACCTGAGAAGATAATGTTCTTACCTTGTTCTAGATAAGGTTCTAGCCCTTGCGCTCGCTTATTCCACAAAGTAAACTGCATGAGGACACTAGGAGCGTATTCGTCATCCTCTTTCTTACGTTCACCTGTGTACACGTTCACTGTTACCCGAAGGTAATAGTTCGCGTTGTCACCCTCTCCACTTGAACCGGAAGAGACGGAAACAATTCTTCCATAGCCGGAGTATAAATTAAATGCCATAATAATTCTCCATAATTAGGCTGCCGCTTTTTTGCTTCGAGATGGTTTAGTTGGTTCTTCAACTGCTGGAATATCCACTATTTCAGGCTCAGAAGTAACTAAAGGTACATCTTCCACAATATTAGCTGGCTTATTTCTTAGTTCTTTGACAGCTTGAGATAACTCAGTACCTACTTTTTTGATTTCAGCACTCGGAGTCATATAATTTAGTTCAGGTAACACATAGGCTACACCAGATAACTTTTTATATTCTTCTGCTAGTTCAAAGACTCTATCAATCACTACCATCTTTGCATCTTGTACATCTGAGGACAAATCATCTCCTGTCCACAGCTTTAATCCAATACCAGTTGCAAATGCAATAAATCTTACTTCACCACGCCAGATAGACTTGGAAAACAGTTGTGTCTCTGCCATGTATTTACCTTGAGCATACACCTTACCTGTTTCCTTATCTTTCTTATCTGGGTATCTATCATCCGGTAATACTGCTTGACCAGAGTTACTTAGTACTGGATAGTAGTATGTTTGTGTTCTACGCACTCCATCATGTAGAAAACCTTTAAGAAAATAACCTCTACCGTCGATTTCCTTAAAAATAAAGCCGCCAGTTTCCGGGTTTTCAATTAGTTGAACAGAAAGCTCAGGAAATTTAGTCTTAAGTAAACGTAAAGCATGGGAGTGAGATAAATACCAAATCTCTTTCTTAGCTCCACCGTCTTTAGCTTGATTGTTTTCCCTAAACTTATTTCTTTCAATATAAGCTTCAATATCTAGGTTATATGCTTCCATGAATCTAACTGGGTCAACTGTAAGAGGTCTGTACAATTGACTACCACCAGCATAAACTCCTAGACTCCAAGGAGCATCGTTTGTAGCAATAATGTTTCCTTCCATAAGCGTTGTGTTATTAAGACTTCCTTATCTATCACTTATATCATTATAAGCTAAACTTATTGGGAATGCAATAGGTGTAGTATGAAGAAATCTTGCACAAACAATGCGATGAATAGTAAAACTGCAAAAGATGCCATTAGATAACCGAAGCGTCGAGTTGTTAGAACATGCTGCGCCATAATGTCACACGCAATCTTGTATATTCTTTTTTCTACTTCATCTTCAGTCATGGGAGTATATTTAATCTGAATTGCCATTAGGAACATTTTCCTTTTCTGCTAATACTTCAAAATAAAGAGAAATTAGATAGCTTAAAGTATTCGTTTTCAGATAGAAGATACGATTATGAATTTTGGCTCTTAGAATATCTGGAACACTCTTAAACAATCTAGAAAAGTCTTGAATGTTTAGCTTACAGTCATTGGTAATCATTACAAGACTATTAGCTTTAATCTCTTTATTTTTTACATTTGAAGTAATGTATTTAAGCTTATGTTCTACCTTTTCTTTAGTAATATCGAGATTTATACCATCCGTAGTTACTGTACGAAGTAAGGATAGAAACTGCTCATCTCTAGTTGATAATCTTTCTATCGAAAAGAAACCTGTTTGAATTACTACTAGCTCTTTAGTTGATAGTTTAATTGGAAAAGTAAACGAAATACTGTTAGAAAAAAACATTATTGAATCTTTCGTGAGGAGTTTACCGTACAGACTATAAAAGAGCTTAGGATTTGTAATTCGATACATATAAGCTAACGGAGGAGTGTCCTCATACATTACTGCAATACTCTTATCTTCGGAATAACCGAACATGAAATCTTGATAGATGTCTATGTATTGCAAATATGAAGATGCCGCTTTTAGCATTGTATTAATATGCTCTAAAAGTTCAATCTCTTCGATGTATTGATTACGATGAATTATATTTTCATCAATAGCTGAAATTACTAAAGTTTCAACATATACTTCGTCGGCATAAATAACTTCAATAATATTTCCCTTAAGAACAAATCTAATATCCTCCGATAGTTTTTTAATTGCAAGAGAACTAAAGGTTTGAATGAACTGCGTACTCAGACGGAGTTTCAAAGGATAATCAAAGTTTTCTACTTGAAGCTCATCGATTTCAAAGAATGCGTATGATTCGTAATTATTCTCAGAAACAACAAGATAGTATCGGTTGCTATAAATAACTAAATCGTAATCCCAATGACCAATACCTAGAAACAATCTAGTCAATCTTGTGAATATTTCAGCACCGATAACAAACTCTTTCATATCATTCTTCTCTGGCACTTAAGCACTTTTCGCTTATCCAATACTTAGTCTTAAAGAAAGTATCATCTTCTAAATTTTCTGTAAGAGGTTGAACATATACATACCATTGATGATATTTCTCTACAGAAGTACTATGATACTGACACTTAATTACTCGTACAATTAAGTCTCGGCAATTATCTACCAAAATATCCCCTTCCGAATACAGTGGATGGGGCATAGTTAAAGCTATTTCAACCATATAGGTAAAACTCCTATACTAATGGTTTAGTCAAGTGTAACAATCACTATAGAAAAACACCAATGTCCGAAAACTATTGGTGTTACAGTAGGATTAATGTTATATGTTTGATTAATTATGAGAACTCAACTCAAAGCCCTATTTATTGTAGGGTCATTGGTGGTCTACGCTTCTAGTATTATACCTCAATCTGCATACGCAAAGCAACCACCTCCTACTAAGAAATGTTACAAGAAAGTAGAGCTGGTCGCTAAGAAGCGTGCAGGTTTACCTACTGGTAGAACAGATGGTAGTAGTAGAGTAATTACACTCCCTACTATAGGAACTGCTTAATGAGAGCTTGTTTCTACATCTAGAAGACCGGGATATACTCCACCGAGTTTCTCAAAAGCGCTTCTAGACAAATCAAGAACTCGATTCGTAGAGCGACAAAAACCACCTGTATCATTTATCTTGACTACAACTGATTTCCCATTGTGAATGTTAGTTACTGTCAGATAAGTACCATATCGGATTCCACAAGCTGCTGCGGTGTCTTTATAAATACTATAATAATCACCGTTAGCAGTTTGTCTACCGTGATACCAATCATCATAAACTGACGCTATACCTACTTCAGCGTTAGCTTTTAGACATGAAAAAAGCGAAGCTCCTAAAGCTATCGCGCTAGTTTTCAGTATAGTAGGTAGATGTTTGCTGATTTTATTTAACATTTATATTTTTAGAAAGCAACACCCCGACTTATCGTATCGAGGTTTGGAAGAGAGTTTCAGATGCGGTATCTTCTTCAACGCTTCGGTTTTTGGCTCAGTCCGAAGTAACTAAGTTCGTTAGGCTACAGCGATTGGCTGTCTAACGAAGGCAACGATGTTATTTGCGCTTAAATATTAATATAGCACATAGTCTGTGCCAAATCAATAAGTGTCACAAAGACTTAACATCCAACAAGACAGAGCTTCTCGCCAAGCTGATATTCAGTACTCATATTCTCCCATTCATCTTTTCTACCAGGACGAAGTTTCATTTCGACATAGTAGTGACCAGAATTAGATTTACGAGTAACGAAACCAAGTTTGTCAAGAATAAGTACCATACCATCTAAACCAGAGGTAGGTAAGCCACGCGCAATCATATCATCACGAATATCATCTACATATCGAATGGTATATCCACCAGCCGATTTCATAAAGTAATGACAAAGAATATCCGCAATTTTACCTAATTGTTCATTAGAAAGCATTTTAATTTGATTGTTTGCACGTTGTCTGTCTGCATTACGAATAGCCATATTAACCTCCAATAGGGAATTTACCCAATAAAAAAGGGAAGAATTACCTTCCCTGAACCCAGTATTAAGTGACCGGGAAACTATATGTCGATGGAGATGTTGGGAGTCGAACCCAAGTCCTACCAAGTAATACTCAGCAGTCGAAAACCATTACATCCCCGTAATTAGTCGGGAGAGTAGGATTTGCACCTACATACACTGGCTCCTATTAGCATTTTACTTGCTGACTACCTCTGCATAGATTTTGCGGTCTATGCGTACACGGAGGTACTTTGTTGCATTCCAGCGGCTAACTACGTTGCCTATCTCCCGATACTTTACCGACGAATATTGTTATACTTTCGCATATCCATCGGTGAAACTTCATTAGTTGGAAAGTTATATCTTGTTCTACCATCTACAGCTTGTTCTGGTAGATAGTCTACCTCTCTACGAAGATTTGAAGCGTCTTTCATAGGAGAACCTACTCTTAACTCATTTAGCTGCTCAGGCTGTAATCTAGGATTTTTAATTGAGCTAGTAACTCTTGCATTACTTCCCTGCTGTCTTAGCTGTCCTTTTAGATTACCTGCTGCATCTAGTTCATCCAACATTCTTCCGCGAGTTTTATAAACATCACGAATATTATTTGCTACATTACCTAGCATCTTGTCATTAACAAGAGGAGTATTATTTTTAACAGCTTTTGCTACTGCTCCAATACCATGTGCAGCACCGCCAGCTAATAAACCTACGTCAGTGGCAACTCGATTCCACAACCAATTTCCGCCACTTTGAAAAGGAAGAGGAGCAGCAAAATCTGCCATGTATTTGTAACTCATAATTATCTATATTAGAATTATTTATCTTCTAATATCGTATCATTTGTTACGTTAATGTGGAAATATATGACCATCCTCATGATGAGTAGGATATGTTTCTACTCCATCTAGAGTAAATATACTCAGTGCTTTGTTTTTCTTCTCTGCTGCTCTGGCTTCAAGTAACCAAATACACATTCGTAATAGATTTGCAATCATTAAATTAACCGGATTATGAGCTTGATTTTCGACATACTCCATACGGTCAATTAAGCATCTCATTACATCTTGTGTTGTAGTACCAGAATACGCATCTGTGTTACCCGGATACTTTTGAGGTGGGTCGTTACGTTTTACAAACCTAAGTATTTGTTCATCATCACCATCTAAAGTATTTAATTTATATTTATGTCCAGGGTCTAGTACTTCCATTAGATTCCTCTATAATTCGTGTAATATCTTCTACTACTGGGTCTATTTCTGTAGTAGTATGCTCTCTGCATCTCCATATCGCAGGTACAACACCTTTAGGATTTGCTCGGAATAGGCACGTCTCCCACACGCTTCTTTTGCATATTTCGCATCTTTCCATAACAAGCTCCATTAGATTTACAAGCTGAATTAGTAATGATAGATTGAGCAGCAGCTAGAATAGGAAGTTGTCGCATCATTTCTTCTAATGTTAGCCACTCAACATCTGAAATATGCGGCTCTAGTTTTATTTCAGAAATATCATCTATCTCAGTTACAAATAACATTGCGACATTTATGATACCAGAAAGCTGTATAAAAGGAAAATTACCAATATATTCTAAAGTATCAATATCTAAATTAGTCTCTTCTTTAATTTCTCTTTTTATACCCTCAAAAGGTGACTCGTTTATTTCTAATCCTCCTCCAGGTAAATCAGGAACCTTCATATACTTAGCCATAGTCTTAAATGCTAAGTACTTGCCATTGTATCTGACTAGGGCTTTAACAGATACACGCCAATTTGTGATAGGCATTTCCACCACCATTTAACCTCCGTATAATATTCAGTTTTAGATACGCCGTGAAGGTACTGCCCCTCCTAATTCCACTAATCAGGTGGACTTCTCACTTTTTGAATTACGGCGCATATTTTAATCTTGGTCTAGGAATTTAGGGTCATAGTGTACTTCTACACCGTATTTATCTTTATTCTCTCTACCAATTAATACTGTCATAGTCTTTACTATACTGGCAGTTTCTCTAGCATGTCGTTGCAAAGCAGTTACTATTGTTTCACCTTCTCTAGGCATGGGACTTCCCATAGAATACATTCTAGCAAAGTAATGATTAAGTTGCTCAGTATTACTTATATCTCGTAACCATTCCTCAAATACTGCCTTACTAATGTAATCATTAAATTCTATTGTTAGAGTTTTAGACATATTAGGAATATTGAATAACGACAGAAATAGCAACTATTAAACTAAGGAATAATGTAAAACCTAACCATCCTTGCCAACTATTTAGAGCGATTAACCAAAAGGTAATACCTATAAAACCAGCAATAGCAGCAATAATAAGCAGTAGTATTCCCCAAACAATTCCAACACTTTTAATGAAAAACAAAAGTGATTCTATTTTTTCTGTAGTAAACATAATGACCTCTTATAACGGAAGATGAGGGAATCGAACCCCCGAAGCATATTTCATCTCAGCTATTTTCAAGATAGTTTCCTCGACCAACCGGACATCTTCCATAAAACGAATAAGTTTTTCATAAAAAATTCCGCACTTAAAGCAAGTACGGAACATCAACTTGCCTAACAAAAAAACCTATCTATTGTAGTAATCGGAACCGTATTCAATGTAAGTGTCAATGTGGTCAATTGGTGCGCTGAGAACATGAGCTGTTCTAACAATCTGTCCATCATTTTCAGTTACTTGCTCAGTCAGACCCATGAAGTAAATCTTACCTGTAACTACTGGCTTATCGAAAGAATCAATAGAGTAGTGGGGTTGACCATGTTCCATTACATCTTTAATTTCATCAGTGTCTACCACTTGGAAACGGGATGTGTAATAAAAACGTGTGTGTAAAGACTTAATATACATAAAAACCTCTTATATCTTTAACTATTCTTATACTAACACTCAAAGAGAGTATAATTATGTTTAGAATTATTAATTAGGATTCAAAACATGAAGATATGCACTAGATGCCATAAAGAGCTAGAAGAATCAGAATTTAATAAAAGAGGTAAGTCTTTACAGTCTTATTGTAGAAACTGTCAAAAGAGTATTCTTTCTACTCATTATGCTACTCATCAGCAAGAGTATAAGGATAGAAACAAGTATTACAAGAGGTATCTAGAGAATATTATTTCTAGCTACAAAAATAGACCTTGTGCTGACTGTAATCAAAGGTTCCCTTCTTATGTAATGGATTTCGATTATAAAGAAGGGAATTTTAAGTCCTTTGATATATCAGCTTCGAGTGGTAGAGGAAGAAAAAGTATTCTATTTGAAATGAGCAAGTGTGATGTTGTTTGCTCTAATTGTTTGAAGATTCGTCAACATTCTTAAACATACCAGGAAAATTCTTCTTAATCCATTCCTGACGTTCAAGATAATTCATAACCTTTGTAGTTCCTGCTCGAACTTTACGGGACGCATTTTCTACCAATTCATTAGTATTCATAATTATTTTTCCCAACTATTAAATTCAATTTTAGGTTTGTTTGTATTGGAGTCTACGAACATATCCAAATCATAAACACGATTCGGAGTATATACTTCAAGCTCGAACATTCCATTTGTCTGACCAGAAAAACCCGGATAACTTGTTATTTCAATGGCATAAGTACCCTTAGTGAAAGGAATACCCATTGAAAAAAGAAATGTACCATCTCTTCCTAAAAATAAACTACCTAAATTAGGTATTCTGTAAACCATAATGAGAACCTCCGAAAATACTCTAAAAATAAACTGAGGAGGTAGGAATCGAACCCACTATATACTGGTTCAAAGCCAGCCGACTTGCCATTTGTCTTCTCCTCATTAAGTAGAGTTTTGATTAAAGACTCTATTCAATATAAGTACGTTTCCACTGGCTATAGAGGGGAATTAGGAATTACGCCACTTACGTCATAGACTGGACTACCATACCACATCGCACCAGAATTGTGTCTCCGCCGCATGAATGATACCGTACTCCGTGTCTCGCGTCAAGGGCGAGTGTCTGGGTATCGTCTTCAAAGTGCCAAAACTCTGTAAAGCACCACCTAGTTGTTCAGTATCTTATATTTAGAGTCACACTGAACAGTGACTTAAAGCATTTGTTTGGGCAGTTGCTATGAGTCTAAAAGACCCTTCTTTCTGCCGAAAGGTTCTATATTTATTTTAAGACGATAATAAACCTAACCAAAGAAGTCGTCAATCAGAAGTTTTTCTTTTATCTTGTTACGCACAAGGATTCGCTAAACTTCATAAACAGTTAAAAAGCGGCATATAGTTCTTTACGATAAAGGTATGGCTAACCAATATCTAATTTATTTAAGTGAGTAGAACTATTATCTTTGCGGAAAGAACTCACTCCTCTCGGTTGAGATTACTTAAGCTGTTACATAGTTAGTATCAGATAACTTCTCTCTTTTTCTAACTACTTTCTCAGCGGGACTACCTACATAAGTGTTATTAGCTTCACAATCTCTTATGACAACTGAATTAGCACCTATCTTTACATTATCTTCAAGAACAATATCTCCAACTACAATTGAACCTGCATAAATATACACATGGTCTTTAATAGTAGGAAGTAAACCATAGTTTGAACCTATTGTTACTTGCTGTCCAATGTGGCAGTTTTTTCCAATTTTTTCGGCTCTTACAATAGTGGCAATACCATGTTGAATATACAATCCATCACCGATATTGTCAGCATAAAGTTTTAGAGTAGGTTCAGGTGGATAGAAAAACTTAAAGACTGGAAGTAGTATCCAAGCTAAAGTATTCCCTCTCTGAACTCGATGATAAAACAAATTACGATATTCTTTATTGCCCATAAATAAAACAACTAAAAGACCTCGATTTGTTTTTTCACCCATATTTCTAACAAACTTCCATCTTTTTAAGTCAGCATCTATAGTCTCTTTTCTATTCGTAAGTAAATACAGAAGAACTATTGGAGACGTAAATATTTGCTTTACCTTATAAGATAAATGTCTTAAAAACTCTCGTATCATCTCTAACTCTCAAATCAACTGCTAGGATAGGGGTCGAACCTACATACTACAAGTTAACAGCTTGCCGCGTCTGCCTTTGCGCTACCTAGCATCATTATGGACAAGTCACAGGAATTGAATTACTTGGAAAGTATTCATAAAATTCAGTAGTAACTACATCGGGAGCTTTACTAAGGTCTGTACTTTGCACATAGTATGCACACCCTCTAAAATCTCTCATATTTGGATTAGAAAAATTCTGAGTAGCATCTACTTGGACATCTTTTGTATATCCTGTTTTTGACTTAAAAAAGAAACTGTAAAAGGTAGGTTTTTCATTCACAATACCTAAATCTTCAAGGTTATTTGCGAATACTCCATGCTCAGTAAAGTAAGTTTGTTGCCTACGATTTATCTGAGATATGAATAACCTACCCTGAGTTTCCTTTGCTCGAAAAGACGTACTGACGAAACTTGGAAGGGCTATAGCAGTTAGTATGCCAATTATAAAAATGACAACTAAGAGTTCCACTAATGTATAGCCTTTCATATTACGTCACTGGTTTTTCTACAAGGTTATCTCTTTTTACAGTTACTTTGTTAGTGATACTAAGATGAACAATAGCCCCATTTTGTTTTTCAATCGTACTCCATGTTCTATATGTCTTATAGTGAGTTTCGTATGTCTCATCTCTAATAACATTAGTTTGTAACTGGAAAGATACGGGGAAATAGTAAGTAAGTATCACCAAACCGCTAACTACTGACAGAAGCATTATCAAGATTACAAGTAAATTGAACCAAGTATGCTTATCGAATATCTTTGATATAAGGTCTATCATCTTACTCTATTCTACATAAGAAGAGATAACTTTGTCAACTAGCGCAGGAACTTTACTAAAGTCAATATTTAGACTATGTGTGTTTACATAGTCTTTCAGAGCTTTAATTACCGTACCTTTTATCTTACCTATAGATAATCCCGCAGTCGTCATATCAAATTTAAGTTCAGTACGGATAATATCTTCTACTACATCGTCACTTAGAGCTTGAGGAATAAAATTATGTAGAATTAAATTCTCACGTAATAGTTGATTACTGTATTGCTGTTTTGCTTCTGAATCAACTTTGTTAGCTACGATATTAAGTGCTTCATTATTTTTCTTAACAAGAGACTTCGCAGCTTGTGTAATGTGAGAATCAGTTACTTCGACAATAGCATCCTTAGCTAGTTTTCTAGCATCAGAAACAAGTAGAGACATTAATGCTGACAGGTTGCTATCACCATGCTGTCGAGCAGTAATTCTTAAATTGTCAGCTTTATCTACTAGCGTATCTCCATGTAGTAATTGAACAATATCATTTTCCATTTTTATAATCCCGCTTTTCTAACTTGAATACCTGCGTTTTTTAGAACATCAATACCTTTTGTAGAAACATACTCATTCAGATAAACTACTCTTCTAATTTGTTTCTCAATAATTAAATTTGCACATTTACTACAAGGTGAATGAGTAAGAATCAAATCATCTCCAGGTAAAGAGTTTTCCAATACCATATCCTCTGCATGAATAGCATTGCACGCATTCTTATATTGAATATCATTGTAGTTAGGCTTTCCGCTTTCTTTCCATTCAATTGTTTTCGGACATGAATCACAATCGTTATTATTAAATCCAGTTGCTACTATATTTCCTGCCCGAAGTAAGACTGCTCCGATATTTACATAGTGACATGGAGATTGTGCGGAAGCTGCATTCAATGCGCTTAGAATATCTGAACTATGATGACCACCAATCTCAGGTATTCTAATAATAGGTAATCCTGTACTATCTAATCCTGTGTAATATTCAGATGCTCCGATTACACTTTCAGAATTCAATACCGAGATAGTATCTAATACAGAATTATAAGGAAGAATATCGAAACGAAGCTTAGGGTAGTTAGAATGAATAAATCTGGCTGTATCTCTGTATCTCCAAGCATAATCAAAATAAGGACGATAAGAGTTTCTAGTCTTCACTAAATGCTCGTTAGTTTTAAGCATATAGATAATACTATCTATTTGATACTCATTAATCGCGGCATCTATTATTCGAGCGAAAAATACTCTATGGGCATCGTGCATAACATCCATGCCTCCGCCAGTAACAAGTTTCATTTTACATTTGACCTCTGTTGTAATAATATTTTTAGAGCTAAAGAAAAGTCGTTATCTTTTACAACAACGACTTCATACTCTGGATATTTTCTAAATGCTTCGATTATTTCGACTGCATTAGATTCTTTTACAAGTAACGTTTTCTTTTTCATATCGGGATACTAGGACTCGAACCCAGTTTTGGAAGTCCCAAACTTCCAGTTATACCCATCTACTATATCCCGAAGAGAGCGGGTGGTAGAACTTGCACCTACTTCATGCAACATAGTACTCATGTTCGCATAGTCTAGAATACTAAGATTTTCCTATCGTGAAACTCTATTCTCTACCCGCATGATGTTTTTGTACATCTTTGCTAATTCTGCATAAGCTTTATTCAAACTAGCCTTAGATGTGAATTTAATTTGATACCCTTCAGTAGCACCCATTGAGGTATCGAAGGAGCATCTTTCTACTGTAGTATATTTTTTATCGAATGTCAAGCCGCTACCAGGAATACGAACTGCATAAGTAGCAGCAGTACAAGATGGTTGAAAAACAATTTGAGCTAGTAACATAAACATACTCCTAAACTAAATACCAGGCATACGAGACTCGAACTCGTTAATTCTACTAGACAGGTAGATGTGATACCCATTCACCAATGCCCGATGACAACCTACTTCGTATATTTTGCAGTTCCTTACAAAATACCAACTACGCCTCAACCTAATGCTCGTTGACCGTTCTTTGACCATTGAAGTGACCTGTGGATTTCAAGCAACCAATCATGTGTTTCCACCCATAGCTGTGAAAGTAGGTTTCATTTGCTTTTACGCAAACTTTGAAAATGCAGTTTGAATTACTTCGTCTCTCATATAGAAGGAGTCTTGATAGATTGACCGTTGTGTTCTTTGGCTAAGTCTTACTAAAAAGGAATACAAATCAGCTTTTAATAGAAACTTATCTAAGTAATCACCCTGATATACATTGTCCTCTCTGTACCGTGTATATAACACAGGAGCATAGTGACTAACTGTAGGCTCTCCCGCGTGTGAGCGTGTAGCGTAGTCTGCCTCTAATTGTGTTACTTGGCAACCTAGAAAATGACAATTACCATCCCCGTCACATAACGATGTCTTACCTTCTAAATAAAGAACTAGCTTAGATACCATTGTTTCAAAGATAGTTCTACGGTCAAAGTTCTTTTGACAACAATCTCTGAATAACGGAGCTAATAACTTACCGAAGATAAAGTGCGTATTCATGGGTTGATTTCTTTGCATTCTAGATGTGAAACAAAGCTCATCAATCACATCATCTGGGGCTAGTTCTCTTACGAGTCTATGACCAGCAATATCATGATAGGTAGTAAAATAATCTATTAGTCCTCTGCTTACTAGAGAATTATAACGATTATCTCGCTCCAATATTCCCTTTAGAATATCTTTAATTACACTGTGATATTCGTCATGTGAAATGATACCAGTCTTAGAAATGAACTCAGTATCTATGATGCCACTTAAAAGTATCTCTTTCGCATCAATAGCCGTAATTAGAAACGACTTATTAATATTTGTACATAGTACTTCTACTCGGATTACTTCGTATGGAACATCTGGATACTTAGGATGAAGTATATTATACGCTTCGTTTACAATAAAGTTACATAAATCTGCTCTTAAGTGAAGCAGTTTATATAAGTCCAAAGTCTGTCCCGAATATGGAATAGGAGTAGACCAATAGTGTTCCTGTGCAGTATTGTAATACAGCGTATCAAGAAGATTCGATGTTTCTGGAATTTCAAACATATATGTGGCAAAGATAGTGTCACATATAATAGTACCATTTTCAGTACAGGGGAAGAGGATGGATTCGAACCAACATTTACCATTAGTAATTTGCGGGACATCTCATAACTGAGGTGTTTAATACTCTTCCCATAAGTCCGCTAGTTTTTGTTAAAGCAGTTCTAGCGTGTTTTCATCTGCTAAAGATTAGTCTTAGCGCCATATCTAAGCTTTGTCACCATAAAGGCTTAAGGCGGGATACAAATCACTAATCTTTAGGTGACTGACGAGAATCGAACTCGTATTACCGGATTCACAGTCCAGTGCATTCAAGCCATTATGCTACAGTCACAGTGGAAGCTAGGAGAATCGAACTCCTACCTTTGCCGTGCAAAAGCAACGTGCTGCCATTACCACTAAGCCCCCATTACACTTTTAAGAAGACGACGCTCAATAGCATCCCAAATATCCTCTTCTAAATCATCTTCAGAAGTCTCTACTTGCTCAGTTGCACTTTCTGTTTCTTCTTCGTAGCGAATACTAGCTTGCATTTCATTTACTAATTCAGATGCTTGACGAAGAACATTCATTCCTTCTTCACGCTTCTTGTTGCTAAGTCCCACAGCTTGTTGTAGTTGTAAGCCAAAAGCTGCCATTTGAAGTGCAAACATAGCAGTCATATTTTGTTTGAGTTGTTCAATCTCATTTAACGGTTTAGCCATTCTAATTACCTCTGCGTAAGTCTCTAAGTAAAGAGATATAAAGTCGAGCAATATTCAACGAATCATCACCTGCTCGATGGTGGTTTCCAATCAAATCCATGCCTTCGTACTTAAGAGCTTCAGCCATGCCTACTTCTCTTTCTAACCCTCTGCCTAATGCAAATAAATTCTTTACATTAATATGAGTGTCACTAAATGGATACGACTCACCTCTCGATGAACATTGATTTTGAAACATCTTTCTATCGTAATTACCCCAGCTTCCCCAAGCAACTTTCTTAGAGTTATAGTTATTACGAAGATACATTAAAGAGTCATAGAAAGTTCTATAACCTGCTCCCGGCATATTTGGAGTAATACCAGTTAATGTAGTACAAAAACCAGATATTTGTGATTCAGTTGGTTGAATTAACCACGAATCGGTAAAGATAATTTTTAAGTCTTTCGTATCAACTAATGACAATCCGATTTCAATAATCTCAGAAGATTGGTCTTTCGGTTGTTTACCTTGTTCCCAACAAGTAGATTCAATATCTACAATAAGAACTTTACCTAGCTCTGCCATATTTTTTCTAACCTTCCGCTCAATATATCGGAGTAACGTGCCTTACCGTTAGAAATATGATTAATTACAATATCATCTCTTTCACGATAGGTACGAACCTTATCCCCTCTCATTCCGCTACCTACTTGAATGCGTCGAGTTTCATCTTCAGCAATCTTTTCATTTTTCTGATGCCAATGCTGTACTCGAACTTCAAGTTCTTTCTTTGCATTCTTTCGGTTTTGATGTTGGGATTTCTTTGCTGCTTTGACTGTGATTCCTGTTGGCTCATGTTTCATTACCACACAACTTTCAGTCTTATTTCTATGTTGACCACCAGCACCACTGTCTTTAGTAGTTCTAACTTTAATGTCGTCTCTAGAAATAGAATAAGAGGTTGAAGATATTTCCATTACCGCTACTGTAACTGTAGAGGTATGAACTCTTCCACTTTTCTCTGTAGGAGGAATACGTTGAAATCTATGTCCTCCAGCTTCTTGAAGTAGGGGCTTGACAACTTTTTCCTTTCCCTCTACTTCGATTGTCAGCTAATTAAGCCCGTCTGAAATAACAGAGTATTTAATATCACTTCTAGAACAATAGCTTCTATACATATCTGCTACTGTGGATACTAACAATTGAGCATCCTTTCCACCTTCTCCGGGTCTGATTTCAATACTTAGTTTCATAATGTCACCTGTATTTCTGTTGATTGTGAGCAAGCTTCGTATATCTTGTGCCGTAATTCAGCTCTTTTTGAAAGCCACTCTTCGTACTCCGTCTTTAGTTTGTCGTTACATGAAAGTTCTTCAAGCAAGGTTTTTACATAGATACAAACTATGGCACTGCTGTTTCGTCCGATAAAATCTAATCTGTTGTCGAAAGTCGTATTAGTGTTCATTTCCATTAATGGAATCTCCCAGAATCGAACTGGATTCTTCTGTTCTTCAGACAGACGTGAGAACCATCTTCACCAAGATTCCATGTCTGCCGCATTCAATATTTGGTTTTTCACCATTCAATAATTATACGCGACAGATATTAAATATGTCAATCAAATTGCTAACTATACTGGCTATGAAACACACTATCAGACGTTTTCGTATAACTCCTTAACTGTAAGCGGAAGGTAAGAGAATCGAACTCCTGTAGGTGTTACCCTAGCCTAGCGTTAGCAGTGCAGCACATTACCACTCTGTCAACCTTCCATGTTATTTTGCTGGTCTACTCTTTACCCTACCAGCCTCTTGGTCATCGAGAAAAGTAGGTTTACGGTCACTACTGTCTAGTTCTTGAGCTAAACTAGCTCCACCACCAGTAATGCTTAGAAATCCCACGAATAATGATATTAATTCAATCATAGACTCATATCAGATACATTCATAGTTCTGACCTCACTACCTACTTCAATAACAATTTGGTCTACACTTCCATCGTTAGCTTCGGAATAAACTTTCCCAGCAACACGATAAGAGTTTCTATCATCACCTTCTCTGCTTACATATTGATTCGGTGACAAATCTTGGGCTATTAATTGCTTTGCTTCTTCTTTAGGGTCTGACATGCTAAATTGCTCCATTACTAGATTTACGAAAAGGAATTAAAAATCCAATAGAAAGTAAAGTCATTGAATCTCTAGTTCCAAGTAGTCGTTGAAATTTAGGTTTAACATTGTACATTTTACGAATACTAATGTCATAGTAAACGTTATTATCTAAGTCACATTCAATCCAAATATTACCGTTTGAAAAGGGTAATTCAAAATAGAATTCTTTCCAATTCCAATTAGGTTTTACATCAAAAAATTTCATATTATCACCTTGAAAATGGGTAGGGAGGGATTCGAACCCCCAACGGTCAGGGACGACTGTTTTACAGACAGGTTGCTTCAGCCAATTTGCATACCTACCCAAGAAAGGAAAAGCACTTCACTTTTCCAAAATATGATACAACATAACAACTAGAATAGTGGACGAAGATTAAATGTTTGACCTAGACGAAGTATTACATCATCTGGAATACTATCAATAGTGGGAAAGCTAAAACTTCTTGCTCTATCCGAGGCAACAAAGTAGCCATCACCATCTCTTCCTACGCATACGCCAGTAAAACCACCATGTTTAATGGGATATGTAACTTCATTTACATCTAGGTCAGTAGGAAATTTTCTAACCAAATCAAATCTATGATGTTTCATTTCCCCATCAGTAGATAGAAATTGAAGAAATGTAAATGGAGTATTTAACTCATCGAATAATGAATCAATATCTAATTCTTCATTAGATGTCGTAGTTAATGTTTCGCTCATGCTGCTGCAAGCTCTGCGCTATTGGTGCTAATAGAATTGTCATCAATGAAAATATGGTAGTCACTGTATCCAACTTTGATTGTACTATCGCCCTTTAGAAGTAAATCCTTTAGGGAAGCTAGAAATACTGTATAAGATACTTCGTCAAGTGAGTACCAAGATTGTAACTTCGCATAAATATCAAATAGATTCATGCGAGGAGAAGTATAAATTCCGTCATATCTAAATACGGAAAACTTCCAAATCGTATCAAAAGGATTGTAAACCATTACTTTCTACTCTCTATATCGTCAATCAAGATAAAGAACCAAACGACCGTTCCAATAGATAACAGTATCTCCGAAATCGTAGTCATCAGGGTTGTGTCTTGGGCTAAAGATAGCAAGTAATTTACCGAAAGATAGTACCACTCTGTCAAAATATGTAAGCAGGATGTAATTAGCTCCGAAACCATATTTCATTAAATCTCCTTGTGCTGTCTATTTAGACCCAGATAATCTTTCCAGAATGTCCATTGACCGTCTTTAACAAAACCCCAGTCTCTAAATCTTCTACCAGTAATAAAAATTGTCCAAATTTCTTCTACTTCTGGGTCAGTAATTAAGTCTACTCGGTGAGCATCATCAGCTTTACCAAAACGAATGCTTCCAGCTTTTCTTTCATGAAAACTAAATCCATTCTCAGTCTTTTTAGTTTCCATATACTTACCCGTTAGAATAATACTTATCCAATTCCAGGGATGGTCATGAAGTACATTCCAAGCTTCATCATCAGACTCATGAAAACGATGTAGATAAACATTGAAAGGCATAAACTTTTCCCAGGACATAGGAAACAGTAAGTAATGTCTTTCTAAATAAAGCTTATCTGGATTCTCTCGACCCATAATAACTTTATATTTACCTATTCGTTTATAAAATGCCGCAATTTTGTGAATCAAATCTAATAACATATTTACCTCCTAATCGCAGTGGGTAGAGTCGAACTACCACCCCTGAAGATATGAATTTCATGCTCTACCATTAAGCTACACTGCGTTATAAGACTCTGGGACAGGACTTGCGCCTGCTACAAAAGGGTTGCAATCTTTCGCCTATCTACTTCGGCATCCCAGAGATACTAGATGCGGGGAGGGGAGTCGAACCCCGAATGTACACTGTCCTCACAAGCCCCGCATATCACTTCTACAGTAGACTGATAACCTTTTCAGCTTCTACTGCTTTTTCAGAAGAGCAAGTTAATAATAATTCTAAAGCTAAATCATAATTCCCCTCAAGTACATCTGAAACGAAAGTCTCGTAGCATTCACCTAACAATGACGAATATTTCGCTCCTGATTCCATGAGAAAATCTTGAATAGTTTTTCCCATACTGGTTTCTCCTATATAACGCAAACCGAAAAGAGCATAAGGGACTCGAACCCTTTACACTTGGTTGAAAGCCAAGCCGCGCACCCATTGCGTTATGCTCCATAGCCTCGACAGTGCTTAAGATGTCGAAGCATACTCCCTAACTTTGCATAGCCCTCTAACAACCGTATAAGTTATGAGTATTGCGTATAATTTTACTCAGCAAAAATTATCAAATATCTGCTGTCTAGTAACCCTCAACAGTCGTTGGGTGAGCAAGCAGCTTAGAGGTACTGGCTCAACCGAGCAATCAGGACTCGAACCCAAACTAAAGCGTTCGTAGCGCTTCGTGCTAATCCATTACACTACTGCTCGAAGTGAGAGTGAATTCATGACTCCACTCCCTGTCTAACGTTTAGCGCTATTTGGTACGTTATAACCACCAATTTTGAATTACACGACCTACACAAAATTGGGAATCCGTAGTACCCACGTCTCACATAGGGTGATGTGTCCCGATAAATTACATTCACTTGTTAAAGGTGTTTGCAATTTACGAAGGGGATGCGAGTAATAGGAGTCGAACCTACACGCCCGAAGACATCAGTTTCTAAGACTGACGCGGCTACCATTACGCCATACTCGCATGTTTAGTCTGCTCTATCTTTCTGTTAATAAACTCAGTTGAAACTTCTTTGAACCCCAAATTACTCCCAACTACATACTTTGCAATGGAAATAAATAAGTCTCTATCCTCTGCATCGGGAATAGACTCAAGTAACTTAACAAACCTTGTCCAAAAATAATCAATTAATATTGTGGACAATAACCAAGTATTTACAGACAGCTCATTATCCCACGATGAACCCTCTGTCACAGAATCAATCAATGCTTTCTCAACTACATCTCCATGACGAAGAAAGTATTGTAAAAGTAACTTACTATCATCTCTCATAATTGTCACCGTAATAATACTCTCGAAACCAGCATAAGCTATGCGTCCACCTAAGAGTTGTATCGTCCTGTTCTTAAGAGGCTCTCTACAACGCTGCATCTGGTAATTCTTTATCTCCCTCTCCTATTCAAGGGCATTATGAATTTCGATTGTGACCAGGGTTTCGATATGCTTCTTAGAGGTTCCGCCCCTCTCAGTCCTTGTTTGTAAGACAAGTCGCTTCACTAGCTGCATCAAGAAGCAAACTCTTAATCTAGAGTTACATATTCAGAAATAATTCTTTCTTGCTGTCCAGTCTTAGGATTTGTTAGAAAGACTGTAAGATGTAGTCCTGTATTATAACTACCATAATCACTATCGTAGCTTCTTTCCAGGCTAATGTCAAGGTTGTCTCGAATATAGTTAAATATCTTTTCCTCTAGACTCTCCATCGTCATCCTCCGTAACTAATAATTGTGTAGCTGTTTCTGCCATTTGCCAGCATGATTTAATTACATCCTCATATCTGTCTTCCATACGAAAGCCGAAGCGTAACTCTTGTGCTACAACTTCGGCTACCGCATTACCAAATGCTTGAGCAAACAGGTAACGAATATAATCTTTTTTAGTGTTTAACCAGTTCAATCTAGTTTCAGACATAATGTGATTTGGTATGGGTATTTACATAAGTAGTATAACCTATGTAAAAACGGCGACCCATCTTTCATGGCACATCTTTCTACCTGCCGTAAGGTCATCGAAAGAGGCTCACGAATCGGGTAACGAGACTCGAACTCGTAACAAAAGTTTGGAAGACTCTTATGTTACCATTACACCATACCCGAATAACGGAGGAAGTTTGTTTGGTTTTTTACATCACATTGTAATCCATAATTAGATTGCTGACTCCCTCCAAGATTGTTTAGGCTTCTTCTGGAATACCTAAATAAACTCTTTCTTCTTCAATTAGCTTAAGTAGAGTAATTTTTGCTTCACTTTCCGGTAATTTAAGTGCCGCATTTTTTCTCTCAAGCCACAACTTAGTTAGTGTTTCTAACTGAATATCTCTTGTACCCATTTTTAACTCCAATATACAGTTCTAGTTGAACCTTCATCCTCGTTTGTAGATTGTCCTTGACCAGTTACCACTGTTACATTGGGCACAGGGGCAGCAGGAGGGGTTGTTGTTTTTACTTCTTTGTTTTGTTCTTTAGACATTAGTGATACCAACTAGGCATACTGTTCGTATCTAAACAAGGCTTACCGCCGTAATTGTAAAGATATAATTCCCAACGAGTAGTACCGTTATCAAATGTAAAATCTGTACTACCGCCTCTTTCATATTCTCTTTTGTTACTTCCAAACATTCCTAAAGTATATTTACCTACTCGAAATGTAATCCCACAAAATAGAGAATGAAACCAAAATTTAAGTTTCATATTGATTATCCGAACTTAAAAAAAACACGACAACTAGGAATCGAACCCAGGCTAAGAGGTTTGGAATCTCCTGTGCTACCACTACACCATTGAAGTAAAAAGGCTCTCAGGGTCGATTCTAAGAGCCAGTTGCGGAGGTCAAAAATGGAGATGACTAAATCATCCTTATTACTATATTAGCAATTGAGAATGAAGTTGTCAACTGTTTGAACTATGATTTTTGAATGACTACAGGAGTTTTATCTTCCTTAATCTTACATCCAATACCAAGTTCAAGATAACCACATTCTGCATTTACAGACTTACCGTTATCCTTCGCATCTAAAAGAGTACAAGTTACATAACCGTAACCAGGAGTACCTTCCTTATCAGAATCACGACCAGAACAATCAACTACACTGTAACGTCCTTGACTACGACCAGCAAAATCATTAGCATTTGCAATTGCATTTGCACGAATTTGTTGAGCAGACAGACCACATGCAGCCAAAGAAAGAGCGAGAACACCTGCTACGGCAGGAAGAGTGAACTTACGCATTTGAATTACCTCGTAATAATTTTTTCGATTGAAAGAGAAACGTAAACTATCTTGAAGAGAAACTTATTAGCTACAGGAAGAGATTCGATGTACTTTACTGCGGCAGTAAGTGTATCAAATAGTACAGCTTTATCTGTACCTTCTCTGTAAAAGTTTTCTACTTTAGGCTCTAGACCTGGGGGAACAATTCCATACATATTTACTTAGTGCTTGGGGTTTTGTAGATGTGTTGCTTACCGCATACCGTACAGTTAGCTTTACCAGCTTTTTCATTTAGATTGGCTAGTCTCTTACCGTTTCCGTATTCATTGTTTTGAAATTCATGGTCACAAGAACATGAAATTACCATTGTATTTGCCATTTTTGTACTCCTAATTAGTCATCCAAACTTGCACCGTACTTAGGAGTAATATAATTCTTCATAAAATACTCCCAATGTTTCTTTCTTAACCCAGATACTTGAGTAACTACTGGTACTTCAGTGTCTTTCTTAGTTAGAAAATAATTAACTACGAAGCTTGAATTGTATCCAAAAGACTTGCAGATGCGTTTAATTTGTTCTACTTTCATCGAGTAACCTAATTGAAGTATATCTAATATTTTACTACTAGATACGATTCAAGGATACAAGTCTTGATTCATCAAATGGTTCGATAGAAAATACAGCCTGTGCGTGCTGATACTTACCGTCAAGAAAATATGTATTCCACACATCCTCTGTTTGCTCACCTTCTCCGCTAATTGTAATTAACCAGCCAGGAAACTTAGCACTCACTTTTACAACATCTTTTTTGTAAGAGTACCATTTCATAGAATCATTATCGAACATATCTTGCAGGTCATCGTATGTTCTAATATCATCCACTCCCATTTCTTTTGCAATCGCTTCTGAGATTTGATTGGGAATATAAATGGCAGGGTTAGTGTATTCTTCAAACAATAGTGGCTTATTTGATGGAGATGCAACCAAACTCTTATCCATAGGTTCTATCGAAATAGAAAACTTAGTTTGATAACCCATATATTACCTCCTTAATAATGGTAAGCGGCGTGAGGGACTCGAACCCTCTCCTTTTTCGTTCAAAGAAAATAAGCTAATTAAATTGCTGAACCTCTACACTAAGAGGGGTTTTTGCTGTTAGATGCTACCATTACACCAACGCCGCATGAGAGGAGGACTTTCACCTCCTAGTTTTTTCTACAAGCTCGACACAGTTGTATCGATAATTGGACGGTATCTTTCTGACGCAATCGTTTCCAGCATTGCTGAAAGTGGGTCAAAATTACCAGTCAATGCCGCTTGAAAGATAGTTGGAGACAGTCCAGAGAACATTGCAACTCCATCCTCGTTAAAGGTTGCAGGAGATTGCATATTTGCTGCTCTTACGTTCCAGAACACAATCTTAGGCATTTCGTAACCTGCCTTCTTAAACTTCGCTCTAATTGCAGAGAGATTAGTCTTTGCTTTCTTAGATGCAGCAGAAGACGAAGAGTACCAGCCATATCCGCCATACCCATCTTCGATTTGGTCGAATTCCATATCCGAAACAATATAAACTGTTTCCGGCAAGTCTGATTGAGATAGCTTGGCTGATTTTGCTTTGTCAAGAATTAAGTCAAACACAGCCTGTAAATTTGTGTTGTAACCAGCATTCTTAAACAATGATGACACTCTATCCTTAAAGCTCTTACCCGTAATCTTTTGAAGCTTAGGCTCCGCAGAAAAGGTAATGAAGTGGTTTTTCCATAGAGGGTGTTCGTTACGTTCTGCGACGTATAGACCTAATGATGTCGAAACATACATTGGGTCGCCTGCCATTGAACCGGACACATCCACTACAACTAAAGCATTTAGAGCTTGACCTTCTAGATAGTTAGGTAAAGCATTCCACATTGCTTCCAGAGCTTTTTCATCCGTAGATGACCCGTAAGCCATCGGTCTACCATAAGGGATTAAATCCTTAATGATTTCGTATGGATACAGAGTAGTAGAGTTAATTTTCTTTGCACCCATTACCGCAGCAGCAATATAAGCAGAGAATCTTGATTCATCTCTCTTATAAAATGCTTTACGATACATCTTCATAGCTCTTGAAGGCACTTTTTCGTAATCGATTTCATGCCAATTACCAGAAGACATAGCTGTTTCTACCAGCTTCAGATGCTTTCTCAGAGGGCTAGTTAAGTTGCGATAGCCTTTCATTGAAAGACCTAAATGAGTAGCAAGCTCAACTGCCATCTTTTGAGATAGTTTTCCTGATGATTCATTTGGACTCCATTTAGCTGCTAGAGAGATATTTGTTTTACCTTCTGACAATGCAAGAGCATCTACAGCTAATTGATAACCCATTAAACTCAGTGCATTTTCATACACCGGAGTACCTCTAGTTGCATAGAGAACGTCCTTCCAAGTTCCGTACTCAGGAATAAACTTTAGTAATTCTTTTGCAAGCTCAGGATAGTTATTTGCTACCCAAGTAAATGCAAGACGAAAGAAATTACGTTCACCTTGCCCACCCTTTCCTTTACGAGGAATATCTCGAATGTAAAAAAGAGTAGCCATAGCGAGTGCTGCGTTCTCTTGAAACGCTGGTCGAAATATGCCCGTAATATCACGCTCAGAAGACCGACCTCCCATACGCATTGCTGCGCCTCTGGAGAATAAGTCAAGTACGGCACTTCCAGTTGTTTTGTATGTAATTGCACCATTTTCCGTGTAAGTAAACGGAACTGCTGGTGAATATTTCAGATTCTTCAATTTTGACACGACCATAATACACTCCAAAAATCAATGAAGGTTAACTAGGGGATTGTTTTTATTCCAAGTTTGGCGAAATAATACAGTGAGTTGCTGAATCCCCAAAATCTTTAAGCAGAGGAATTTTTTTCCGTTTTTGAGTATGAATCAAAGGGATAAGTAGATTGCTGAATTCCTCTTATATCATATTAGCGAAACTTATAGCTAATGTCAATACCTATAACATCTAGTGATAGGTTCCATCTGTCCATAAGTCCCGTCTAACTGTTAAAGTGATGCTAAAAAGGGGAGTAATCCAATCCCACCTTTCCCACTTTCCTTGCCAATATTTTTTACCCTCACGAATGAACTTCCAATAACCATGCTTTAGATTTTTGAATCCAAACCACGTTATATCTATGCTTTCTCGTTCATTACGATTTGGGAACATAGTCTCAGTCATTCCGATACGACCTGGCTCAATTTTATATTTAGTTAGATGAATATAAAGTGGATTTACTTTGCCTTTCATCGTAACAAGTCTAAAATTACGCCATTCTATATCCCTATTCATCGACTTGCCTCAACTCATACCAGATAATTAAAGCTATCATCGCATCTCGAAAGATAATGTCATTACTTACTGCTGGAGTAATTTCTGACATCATGGAACGAACTACATCCGATACGCTTGCATTACCGTAAGGAATAATACAGCAATCGGTAATTAGACCTAATCTAGTCTGCTCTGCTTTATTATTTGTTAATTCAGCAGCAAAACGACCAGTAATCGAATCCTTGTTTCTTAGTAAGGCAATAGTATATTTAACCATTAATCTTACTAACTCTTCCGTAGATACGTTTTCTAACTCAACTGTTCGTTGGTATTCACGTTTTTCAGTCTCGTCTGTGAACTGCATAATCTAGTGCCTCCGCGAATTCTTCCATCGATAGCGCATAAGGTTTTCTTACTGCTTGATAGAACGCATAACATAACTCCAGATAATCTAGAGAAGTTTTATCTGATGACTCAAACTTGAATACTGATTTAGCCAAGTCGAGTTGTTTAGTCTTCATGAAAATGTCTCAAAAGAATTACAGAGGGTTTTTTGGCTTTGCAATAAAAAGCAGTTGAATTGCTGAAACCCTCTTATCTAGACTACCATGTATATCTAGCGAGCTGATGCTTTTGAACTATTTCAGGTGAGAGAACAATTACCGCTGTATCAGGAGGAATGTAACCCTTACTTCTACTGTAGAATTGAAGCTTCTCAATACCTCTCCACATACTTCCATAGTATCTACGAGCATTAGTAGCCATGCCAGAAATCTTTGTTCGATTAGTTTCTTCCTTTCGATAAATAAAAGGAACAAAACCTAAAAGTCTACGATTGTACTTACGAGCCGTAGAGTCATAAGTAGTTTCCCATTCATTTTGTCCGTGAAATAGAATTCCATCTTTACGAGGTTTCTCACGATACATAATGACATAAGAACCATCGGGAACTGAACCAAAGTTCTGAATGACGGGGTGTGCAATATCCTCGATAATAAATTGACGAGTTGGTTCTTTTGGAATCCGAACTCTTTTTTGACGTTCCGCAGTAGTCATAATTAATCACTAAAGATAAGAGCTAGAACAATACCTATACAGGCTATGCCCAGTGTAATCAAACCGATTGCTTCAATATCTACAGAGTAAATAGGTTGAAGCGTCAAATAGGTAGTCAAAACCTCAAACATAAATTTTGTCCTCAGTGGTTAAATATTCTTCAGACTCAATAATCTTATACAGCTTTTCTAACTTCTCTGCATAAGCATCTAAACCTGATGTCTTATCATTAGCTAGAATAATTTGTGCCCGCTGTTTGAGGAAATCTTGATATGCTTCTGAACTGTGTTGTGTACGTTCATCAGTTGAAGCAATTGGTACATCGATATAAACAAGAACACTTGTATCATAGGTCTGTAACCAAGTGTATTCATTTGGATGGCGAACATCGGACACTGAAACAAAGTGAGCTTTAGGAGTCACATCAATTTCAGCTTGTACTTTTGCTACCCAAATATTGTCATGCAATCCGTGACGCATACAATCTGTGCCGACTTTTTGCATTAAAACTCTCGGAGTAAACACAACACCATCAATAACCATAAGAGGATAAGTTTCTTTCCAATTGCGGTCATCGAATAGTTTTCTGTGTGATTTATCGTCCTTGTAAATACCCGCAAGTACGGCAACAGTATCTCGAATACCGTTTGCAAACTTCAAATGAATATTGTTTACATCTTTTGTATTGAAATATTCAGCAGCAGTATCCTTACCACTTTCAATATTACCCGCGAATCCGATTAGCTTCATATCTCGCTCTATGTAATGTGTTCAAATAGTCTTTTTCTTTTCTTGCTTTTTGACTTAAAGCAACAGACCGCATTGTAACTTTATCAGCAAAAGGAATACCATTGTTTACTAAGTCTTCAATAATGCGGTCAATAAGCTTATCAAATCTACGGTCAAATTGAGAAGCATAAGTTTCAAACTCAATTTGAGCCAATCCATGTGTAACAATTCCCATTATGTACTCTCCTACCAACTTACAGTAACTAAATAACTACCTTCTTCTAATTTTCCTTCTCTACATAGACCTTCAAGAAGAGTACCTACTTCATATTCTTCATAGTTAACCGATTCAGGAATGGTTAGCGTTCCATAACTCTTAGCTGGAATACGTTCTCTAGCTAGAAGTTCTTTGTACTCTTCCTCATCCCAAAACTGATTATCTTTTTCTACTGTGTAAGTTTCATCGGTATCATTTCCTCTCCACATTATTTCTACATTAGTACCAATGTGAAAAGATAGAAAATTCTGTAAATCATTATAATTAGTCTGTTTATAACAAACTTCACCGTAATTTAGCTTCATTTTTTATGACCTCAAATAAAAGGCTAAGTGCCTCTGCAAATCTAAATTCTTCCACACACCTAATATAATCACTGAATTTATCTGCAAGTATATTTTCGTACTTGAAACCTAGTTCAGCTAATACTTGAGTTAGGGACATACTTTCTAATAAACTCTAGAATGTCTTCGGCTACAGCTTGCTTACCTCTTAAATGTGCTACATCTATTTCCGTATCACCGTAAGTAGGTCTTTCACTTAAAATATCATTCATATCTTGCCGAATTGTTTCGACAATAAATTCCATTATGTCCATACTACTACCTCGTAGTTAGAGATACCCCTGGACGGACTCGAACCGCCAACCGCGCACTAATCGGGTGCATACGGAAGATATAAGCTTCCCGCTCTACCATTGAGCTACAGGGGCAAAAAATGGGCTTCCAATTACGAAAGCCCTGTCTACAGGAGTAAACTATGAACCAATCGACTAAAAAGGAGATATTATCGTAAGATTTGTGGTTCCATCTGGTTTAAGCTCTAAGCCCATTGCGGGACTACCGGGAGTTAAAGTCATACCGGGATTACCCGAAGAAGAAAAACCTGGACGAAAAGTTTGAGGACTTTCGGTTGGGGTAGGAAAATCATCTGAACTTGGAGATGGTGTCTCAGAGGGTTCCGCTTCCGGTGTATAAGTAGGAGCTTCTTCTTCGTGACCACCAACCTCATCAGTACCGGAAGTCTCTGGTGTATCGTTTGAAGGAGGAGAAGGTACAACTATTTCAGGAGTAGGAACAGGTGTAGGCTTTGCTTTCACTGCGGGTACTGGTTTAGCTTTTGCTACCGGAGTTTTTGTCGCAGGTTTTACTACTGGTGCTTCTTTAGCTGTAGGAGTTTCTACAGATTCAGAAGAAGCTTCAGGCTCAGGTGTTTTCTCTACTACTGGAGAAGGCGACACACTAGGACTTGGAGACGGAGAAGGTGTCTCGGAAGGACTAGGTGAAGAAATAGGAATCTGATATGGTTGAACATTCGTATCAGCTTGATTCCCATTACATGCTGCAAGAGTTACCCCTACAAATAAGGGAAGTAAATATCTAAGTGGTTTCATTGGCATCACCAAGAGAAGGTTTGAATGAGTTTTCACCAAGTCCCCAATTGAACTTAATAAAATGCTTATATAAGTTCTCTTTATGAAGCATTTGCTTATGGACTTGTTTTAGCATATCAATTGCTTGCTCTCGACTCATCTTATCTACAGTCGAACAGAATGTAGTGTAATGAAATTGTTGTTCGAGAGTTAAAGCTGCTGGTGTAGTATCTTCTACATACTCAGGAATGACATCTTTGTTTTTGTCATCTTCAGGATAATCGAGTAACATTTACTTATCCTCATCTTCGTCGCCCTTAAAGAATGTACCTTTTTCGTAGCTACCATCTCTAGTTGACATAGTATAAGCAGAAGCATATCTGGCTACTTTAGCAAACGCATCAGAAGTACCTTCTTTAGTTGCCTTATAATTCAATCGATTGGAGACACTCAATTCTCTAGCTTGCTCCATACCTTTCAAATCTGAACCAATAAATACAAACTCCCAGTTATAGACATCAGTTTGATGCTTAATCATCTCAGCAATCTTTTTGAAGTCTTTATAATCACTGGAGGAATTTTCTTCACCATCAGTAACAATGGCTACTAATACTGAGCCAGGTCTATCAGTTTCAGGTAATTCGGAGAGCTTTTTACCGACTTGAATAATTGTTTTTGCAATAGCATCATAGAGAGCAGTTAATGCTCTAGGTTCGTAGTTCTTAGAGTTTCTATCTTCTACTTTAGAAATATCTACAAAATCATAAATAGAGTCAAACTCGGTATCGAATTGATTTAATGTAACAGTAATCTTTGTTCCAGGTTTTACAAGTTCCCGTTGTTTAGAGAAGAATAGATTTACTCCTCCGATAGTTTCATCTTTAATTGCACCCATTGAACCACTACGGTCAAGAACAAGAGCAATATGCGTATAATTAGGATTCGTCATTATAAATCTTCCTCTGTTAACTTTCGAGAAACATAAAAGTGAAGTGCATCGTATTTACCTTCACTACCGAACTCAAGGTTTACATCACCTGAATTACTATAAGCTTCATCCGTATAGATTTGAAGTAATTCTAGAAAATGTGATGAATCTAAAACTCTTTTTAGAAGTTTCATATCAGAGTCGGTATCTGTATGAACAAGTAACGTACTCATACTAACCTCTTTAGTTTTGATTTCAACTCAGAGAGTGCATTAATAAGAGCAAGAATATCCTCTTTCTCTGTCGTATCAGGGTCATACCAATCAAATCTGATACCTAATGCCCTAAGTCTTGGGGAAATCTCAATACGATATAGACGAAAACCTAAATCGTAAACTTGACTCCAGATATTAACATTATCTTCAATTTCAGCAGCTAAAGCTTTACTCTTAAAATTTTCTAACGTATCAATATGGTTTACGATTATTTCTAATACATCCTCCAACACAAGAGGTTTAGAATCTTCTTCATTCTCCATCACTTAATTCCCCATCTAGCATTTGATAGTACATCTTAGAAGCATCTACAGAGCTTAGTACTCCGAATCCCCAAGCAATTTCCAGAACATGAGACTCTTCTTCAACATACGGAAATATTTTTGAACCAAGCCAATCAAATAAATCCACGTACTCATCATTCTCTGCTAATTCTTCCATTCCGAGAAGAAAAATGTCTGTAACCCAGTCAAGGTTAGAAACATCAAAGTGTTCTATCCATCTAGGTATTTTTAATCCTTCATATCCCGGAATAGATTCTAAATACTCAATTCCGTTTTCCATTTCGACCTCCGCAGGGCTACTAGCGAGTAGCTAAAATTACAGGCTCAAATCGTTCAAGCTCTTTATACTTAATGTTTTGACTAAGCATTGAGCTTGTTTTTCTTCGTAGTCTCTTGTGAGCGTTAGCTTTCATCTTTCTTCTGACGGGAGGTTTATACCACCATAGGTCATTCTGACATTTGAATTCACTTTTTTTCATCACTAGGACTCCAAGTACTGTACCTATAGTCTTAGTATAGAGGAGAATGTTTTCTATGTCAATCCGTATTAGTAGTCATCTTCCTCGAAGTAAGCGTCAATGTCAGGATAGTAAAAGTGATAGTCTAAGTCATCATTAGTAAGAGATTTTACCAATTGAAAAGCTTGAAACTCTTCTTCAGATAAAGGTCGAACTTTGTAATCACTAATCCAAGACCTATACTGGTCGTATTCAATCTCTTCGTTACTACCAATACTATGACTTAAAGTGCCGCCTTTATCGAAGTGTTCTTTCACTTCTTCCATAGTTTCTTGCCAAGCATCAAACGTAGTAGCCATAAAACCTTTTACGGTTACTTCATCTGCCCAATCTCCCTCATAGGAAACAAGAACGTATTTAGTCTTGCTTGCTGTAGTATCCATGTTCTTCCATCCACTTAATGTGTTCATCAGTTTCTAAATCCTCTGGATAATAGAATGAACTGTTATATCCTGGTCGAATGTATTTACTAAGTACCTCGTAATCTCCATTACGAACTAAAGTAATAGAATAACTTGATACCCAATCATCAAATGTGTCGAATTCAACAAAATCTGATTCACCAAAACGGTCAGCCAATACTCTGCCATCGTTAGCATAATGTTGGCGAACATTTTCTACTAGGTCTAGCCAATCTGAAAGTTTTATCAATGCAAGACCTGTGACATCAAAATCCGCATCACCTACGGTAACGTCATATTTAACAAGAACATAGTCTGTACTTTCATCCGACGCATACTGTTTATATATGTCTTCATAAACACTGTGCGTGATAGTATCACTCATGCCGCTAAATTCTCCGCAAATTTACTTAAATCGATTTCTTTACAGAGTGGTTTTACGATTGAAAGAGGAACTTTATATCCAATTGCTGAATATCTAGGATTTAATACTTCTCTCTTTTCATAGTCTTCATAAGGTATTTCGAGTAACTTAGAAGCTGGAAGCATATATGCTTTAAGAGAAATAGGTAATACCCATACAATTACAACTTTAGAATCATCTGAATATTTTTGAGTCCATCCAGGTTTACCATCTACTTCTGTTTCGTAAAAGATATTACCCGTTTGCTCACCTTTCAACTCGGTTTTTACTTCAACCCCATAAATTCGATTACCTTTAGATATTCGTAAATCATAAAGGTATTCTTTTTGTTCTTTTTTGTTAAGAGAATATACTTGAAAACCTAAACTTTCAAAGTAATCTCTCATTAATGTTTCTCCTATCTTCCCAATTTGAAAAGATTGAGAAAACTCATGTACTTTTCTGCCCATTCTCTTCCTAAACTAATATAAACATCGGTTAATGGAAGATAGAGATGAAAGTATCCGTATCCTAGTGAATGAAATTCAAATTGTGGTGTGATAGCTGTTACTGGGTAGAAAGCAAAATCAATTGCTTGAGAGTTATTTCTACCGAATTGAACAGAACATGAATTTCATCGGGTTCGTGTGTTTTGACAGCAGGTAAAAGACGAATTCTCATTGTGTTCACCAATTTATTACTACGCTCATCGAAGGAAAAAATAGAGTGAAATCCTTTTTACTTCTAACTTGATAACCGAATCCGTTCCATAACCATTGTGAAAATGGATAGAAATAAAAACCGAAGTACAGATTCTTAATACTGACATCTATTACATCAGGTAAGAATTTATGGAACCTGTAAGGAGCAGGAGAGAAATCGAAATACATTATTTCCTCGCTTTGAAAACTGAAATTCTTAACCAAGTAAAATTTTTACGTCTTAGAGGAAAGAACCATAAGTGAATCGATTCATAATATGTTTCTATCTCTATAATGTCCGGTAACATTTGAAATGGAGCTTTGTAAAACCTAATTTTCATACTAAGAATAAGAGTGTGTTTAGGAACCGTCGCCTCCTTTCCAGTCCCCCAACGCATCTTAGCATGGAAAAAAGTGGAAAGTCAAGCCTTGACATCTGAAACGAGATATGCTAAATCGCTCACGGAAACAAGAATCTCTTTGTCAGGAGATGTATTTGCTGCACGTAATAACTGTCGCGCAATTCTTTCATCATCTTTGAATAAATTGCTTTTCATCCATTGATAGATAAGGTCATCAGAGTCACTCATACCACCTTTTTCACGCATATCTTCAACTGAAGAATAAGGTTTATTAAATCTTCCAAAGATACCTTTACCAGTACGGTCTTTATTTCTTGATTTCAAAATATCTTGAAGATAGTCATTTAATGCTTGCTCACGAAACTGAGGTATCGAATCGAGAGTATTTTGAGCCATTCGTCTCAATTTAGCTGCGTGAATCGGTACTAATGATTTAGATGACATATTTACTCCTATTTGACTGGATTTGGAATGAAGAATACAATTACTTCCCACTTATGTAACTCGACATTATAGTTCGAGGTCATTGTGTAGTAAGCATTATATTTATTACTTTCTATGTAATCTGCTAAATTTCTTAAAGCATCTGATAAAGATTCATCATAGAAAGAGACTCTAACAAAATTATCTTGAGTTCGTTTAATAGACATACGTTTAATAGACATAGTTAGAAATAAACAATCCTTTCCTTCAATTCTTCAATATCAGCTTTTAATTGGGAGTCTTTAATCTCATCAATTACTTCAAATAGATGTTGACCAGCTACAACAGCATAAACATATTCATCTTGCTCCATTAACTCATCAAGAGTCATAGTACCTGGAAAAGCACCTTGATTCATTAAGTCGATAAGTACTCCGCTGGAATAAATATAGTGACCGACTTCTTTAGGAATCGCCATTACTCTCTCTCCGCATGAGAATATCATGTACTAGATTTTCTAACCCTAAATATTCTTCAGTATTAGCTAGTAACTCTATCGCTTCGTGATAAGCCATCATGTCGTCAATCTTATTAAGAAGTGCTGCTACTTTTTTAAGCAGAACTTTACAGGATTCATCAGTCATACTGGATAGTACCATTTAGGAGGCGTATCGTTTACCCACGTAGGTCTACGAAGAATGTGATGCTCCCTACCATATTTAGTAGTAGGTTCAAACTGTTTTCTACGAATATACTCTTGATAAGCTAGATAGCCTTCATCAAAAGAATTAGCTCTATACAAATCTTGAGTAGTTTTGGTAGCGGGACGAATAATATTTCCAAACTGTTGCTTAATGTCTAGAAATTTATCTGGTTTAGTACCATCACCAAAAGCAAATAGAATAGGAGTTACTCCTGATTCTTTGAATCGAAGTTCCATCATATTTTCAGAGAAATACTGAAAGATTCGCTGTATGATTGCTTCGCTTTTATGCTCTTTTCTACCAATCGATTTACGAATACCAAACATCCGAGTTGCATGATTAATTAGCCAAGCAAAATTGTTCGGAGATTCAGAAATCCAGAGTCTAGAGGGATGACCAACATGAACTGGTTTATAGATACCAACTTCATTAATTAGGAACTCGTAGCTATCGTTGCTGAGTTCGTGAAGTCCTGTGGAAAGTAATTGGGCACTCTCTACGGGCATTTTATGTAAATGCTCCTTACACAACCAATTAGCAGCTACTACAGGACTCTGACAAGTTTGAAATATATTCATAGTTCCCAACAATCTACATATCGGACACCATTACGCTTCACTTGTTCATCTATAAGAACGTCATAGTATATTGCTGCTTCACATTGTTTAGTTGCTTCGACAACACTACGTTTATCTAGGTAGCTAACTCTTACCTCTAACTCAGTTAGTATTCCGTCTTTCCTTCTATGCGGAACAACAATTACTTTTCTAATATAGTCGTCTTTATGGTAAGCATATACAGCTTGAACATACTTTTTTGCGTCTATACTAGCTTTCGTATGTATGTGTACCGGAATGTCACGAAAAAACGAACTAAAGAATGTGTGTTTAGGAGTATAGTTTTCCATAGCTAGAAAGGCTTCTCGAAGTCGTCATCTTTATCTTTTCTACGCCAATGATTTACTACTGTGGGTTTAGAGCCATCACTTAGAATATGAATTCGTAACTCATCGGTAATCATATCAGGGTCAAAACCTCGTTGCCCTTTAATATCCACATGAATTACAAATCCGTTTCTAACTAAATAATCTGGAACAATATCTCTCATTCTGTTCATTAATTCTACTCCAGGTAAAGATAATCTTTTTGTATCATCTTCATCTAAATAAGTGTCATAATAAACAATCATAAGAACATCTTTATGGGAGATTCTAAACATATTCCAAATGAACTTATAAATAATAGGTTCGATTTGAAACTGAAGTCTTTTTATCTCGTAATATTCTGCACCATTAAAAACCAAAGAATCATTAATTTCCGGTTTTTTGTTTTCTTTCCACTCCAGAAATTCTTTAGCAGGTAAACCTAATGACCTTAAAAATACTTTTCTAGTTGCAGGCTGTAAAGGTAATTTTAATTCCTTTAACTTAGTTTCACCTTTTTCATTAAGAAGCAAATCTCCATTTTCACTCACAGAAAACTGAGCGTCAATGTTATCATCGAAGTCGCTTTCCATAATATTCTCCGCAATATAAAACCCCCTCTAGAGGAGTCGAACCTCTATTCCAGCGTTAGAAGCACCGTGTCCTGAATCCATTGAACGAAGAGGGGAAAAAGGGAAGTAAGAACTCCCCTATATCATTCTACTCTATTCTTCGTTGGAAAACAACTCAGTTTCGAGTTCCAGACCTTCTGAATCGAGCATTGCGTTAATCTCTTGCATTGTTTCGTCGTAATTCTCATCCAAATCAGGAACTTGACGAAGAAGTGCTAATACTTCAGACTCATGCAGTAAATCCAAACCAGGGGTATCCGTATATTCACTTAATGCAGTTAGCATTAGCGACAGATTCCCTAGCATTTCATCTTCCCATTCATTAGATTGAATGACTAATGCTGCGTAAAGTAATCCAGCGGCAATACCATCGTAGAAATCTAAATCCTCGCCATCAGGGATACGAGCAGACATCGAATCAACGATAGAGGCTGAATTGGGGTGAGTCTTAAAGGCTTCAGCCAACTTGCTACCGAGCAATAATTGAGCAGCAGAATAGTGTTCAAATTGCTTTAGTAAATCAGCATCATTAACGGGTTGAGATTCATCTGTTTGAATCTGTTCTAGTTCTAATTCTTCCATTGTTAGCTCCTATTGAAAGTGATAGTACATTACTGACTCAAAAAAGTCATGTGCATTGTCGTCTTCATGTGGAATCAAATAGACATCTACTCTTTTTTGAAGAATTAGATTTCTATCTTCCATAGATAAATCCATGAAAGTCTTTTGTCTGTGTTGAGGCATTAGATGTGAATCTTCACTAAGTTTTATATTTTTGTTTACGAATAGATGAAGAAATCTAATCTTATCGTATCCAACAATATTGATATTATACTTAGTGTTACTTTCATCTAGATAAGTACCCACTAATGTCCCTGTTGGAAATTTGTAAAGTAATCCAGCAACAGTAGCGGCAATCTCTGATTCATAATATTCTGGAGTAGGTAAGTCATCCTCGCTAAACTCCACCTCAGAAAGTAAATCACCGATGGTTAGATTCTTTACGATTAATCTATTCGGACTGTGACTGCTCACTAACATATTGTTGTCCCTCTAAGTAGGATTGCAAATCAATACCAAAAGCCTTACGAAGTTTTCTCATTACCGTTGCATTGGGAAAATAATGAGAATTCTGAAGAATCCACAAAGTATCCAGTCCCAAATATTCCGAAACAACAGCAGCAGTCGCAGAGCTTCTAGAAATACCTGCATCACAGTTAATTACGAACAAATCGACATCATCTTTTACCGCTTTTACGAAAGCCGCAATTGCTTCTGCTTGCTCATCGCTAATTACACGGTATCCTGAACCCCAACTTTCTTCTACATCGTGAAACTTAAGATGTAATGCAGCCCTAGATGGAGTAGTAGGAGTCAATGCAAAGGTGCTTTCAGGGTCAGTAATTGAAATAATCGCATACTGTGTTCCTGGTGGAAGTGAAGTTACCACAGATTGTCTGGAGTGAATTTGTACTTTCATTACTTATAAACCTCTTCAACGTCAATTTCAGCATGAAAGTACTTTAGAATCTTATCGTAAAGAAATCTTTCCAATTCATGCTCTAAGTCCAAATGAGAAAGAATTTCAGTTACCTTATCTTTCTCAGCCTCCGTAAAAGTAGGAGGAATATCAATATCAATTCTATATCTAACGAAGGGTAAACTCATTTTTTCTTTCTCTCCCTATTCAATTTTCGTCGTGCTTTTTTCTCACCTGGAGCAACTTGACGAAAAGAATGTTTATCATAACCATGTTTAGCAGCTAGAATTTTGTCGTCAGTAATCTTTACAATCTCTTTTTCAGTTGTGAGAACACCACCGACATACATACTTAGCTCTTGGTAAGCAGTATATGAATCGATAAATTGCGGCACTCCAATATTTTCTAACTTAGGATTTAGAATTAGTTGGTTTTTTTCTCTAGCTCCGTATCTAGAAGTAGGAATAACCAGAAATACTGGAACACCTAAGTCTTGAAATATTGAATCCGAAACTTTCTTACCGAAATTAGATTCTAGAAATTTGTCAATCTTGTGTTTTCGAGGAGAACTAGGATACCCGCTAGATGGGTCATCCAAAGATTTCCAGTTATAACTAGGAATAGTTAGAAAACTAGATATGGCTAAACTGAGGTACTTCTTGTGACTAGCACCAATAGCGGGCATAGTTGCATATTTAGAATCAACTTCTGCTAATTCAGTGTAAAGTCCCTTAAGAATACTATCCGAGTTATAAAATACTGTTCCATGCTCCCATCCATTCTCTATTATATTCTTCGGGTCATTTTCAAACTCCCAGAGAGGATATAACTTTCCAGCAAAGCCTAATACTCTAGGCACTAGACTTTTACGAGAACTATAATGAATGCTTCCTTTTGGAATAGTATTAATAAATTCAATTACTTCAGATGGAATTTCATGAATTACTGTAGTAAATCTTTTGTAAATTAACTCAGCATCCGTTCCATATACAAGTACATTATCGTAATAGTCCTTAAAGTTACTCTGAATTTTCATATCTTTTTAACCAAAGTTAATTCAGGTAAATGATATTCAAGTATATCTAGTATTTTTTCCCAATCACCACCAGCGTATCCTGCTCCCATGCCATACGGAGCATACAGTGGAAAAGGTTTATACATTACACCTGACCACCAATAGACAACTTTAGAAATACACTTCTCAAAAGCTTGATAATCTAGGTAAACTTTTCCAGTTTTCTTAGGATTACCGTAACCATGTTGAGAAATCATATTTACAATAAAGCCCATTCTTTTGTCCTCATCGAGGTTTAGAACGGGCACACATTGAATATTACCGAGGGTGTATTCAGTCTTCGCTAGATATGCTTGTTTTGCAACTGGAAACTCTTGTGCAATAGCTTTAGCAACACCAGCATTAAATACACCCGAATCATTAACAACGTGGATAATACCAAACGAGTGATTCAATTTGGTAATATCTCCTTCAATTACACTAAGCATCTACCAAGTCTCATAAATCTTTCTTGAAGAATATGAGCTTCTTCGGGAGTTAATTTGGAAAGAGCAGAGTGATAGAGTTTCTCTTGTTGATGTTCTTGCTCTAGCTCATATTTGTAATCTTCAATTGCATTGATTACAGCTTGTACAGCGTCCCGTTGTGACCAATGAGTTTCACCCTCGATAGAAAGTTGATTACCCACTGTTGAACTCATATCCCATAAAGGAACTTCAAACTGAACTTGTGCGAATTCAAAAGTTACACTTAACTTACCGTTTTCGTACTTATGGACAACGGCTGAAATCCCAACTCTTTCTGCTTCACCCATTAATTGAATAATAGAACAAGGAAGCATTGCATAAAATTGAGCGTACTCTGCACGTTGTTGCTCTAAAATCTCCTCTTGAGAAGGTCGCATTGTTTTACGCGGCATTTTGAACCTCTGGTAATGAATCAATACTCAGCTTTATATACGAGTTGCTTGGTGTATCGAGAGAGCTAATATCAGTAAGTCCGTAAAGTGTCTCGAAATCTAATATTGCAACTTCCGCAGTGCTGAATACATATCCTCGAATATTTCTTCGATTGCTCTCATAACAAACAGGACAACCATCGTCAACAATGATTGGAATCGAATAACCAGGAGAAGGTTTTACATGAAGCAATAACTCTAAATACCCTTCAGATTTAGTTGGATTATAGTAACCAACCCCGTAGGAAAGAATCTGTACGGTATGAAAGTCAATGCGAGGAATGTAAATAATCCCTTTACCTAGAGCCTGTTTGTTCTTTGCAGATAGTTTAGCTAACCAAGACACAGGTAAATCTGAGTCATAATTAGCTCTGCTGATTTTCGGTCTTCCAGTACCCGATGTTTCAAGAGTAATGTACTCACCATTTCCTAACCCCTTTGGAGCCGAGACGAGAGACAGATTTCCGCCATTTCGCTTTGCGCCTAGTGGGACTGCATCGATTGTGTACTTTTGACCGGAGTACTGTACCGGGGTCAGGTTGAAGCTTTGCATTTTCAATCGTTATCCTGAAATCACCTAACCTAATACTAAACATTTCATTCCCTCTTGTCAAGTGGTAGAACTAAAGTATCGTCAGAAATAAAACCTGAGAGATATTCTCGATTGTAAGAGTGTCTATCTATCTTAGCGTTATACTCAAAGCCGTAATTCGGTCTTTTTCTTGGAGAAATCTTTACATAAATATAAGGTTGAAACTTAGTTTTTGTTTCATATTTATATTTAATAGCAGTATTTATTGCTCCGTAAACCGATGACACAGTTGTTACTGTTTCTATTGGCTCAGTAGTTCTAATATCTATTGAATGAGTATTACCACGATACTTTTTAGTTTTTGTATTAGGAAGTATAAATTTAGTTCCAACCGAAAGCGTACCAAAAGGAACGAGTCGTGATTCAACAACGTTATCGTCTACATTTTCCAACTCGTTAAAAAAGCGTTCATTATATGTATAAACTTTCATAACTTTATGTCCCGTTAAGAACGTGAACTACCCCTCTCAGAGGTTTAGGAAGGTCAGACACAATATCATCTCTTAACTTAATGTAAAGAGAAGCATTATGTGAAATTACTTCTTCAACAGCTACCCAATAGTCATAAAACTGGCTAAGTAACTGTATATTGTGTTCTGAGAGAGGTAATACGTTCATAGATTAGTTCAACTTTCGGTCATAAATGAATTCCGTTTTGGAATCCAATTCATTCTGAGTAGGCAAGTAAACATCGATGTCAAACGCAATCGGTTCAACTTGCTTTTTGCTATCAAATCGAGATACCCATTCTTTTACTTGCTGGGGTAACTCAGCCACCTTAATCCACTTGCTTTTTGTTTCCAAATCATAGTAGAAATAAAGTGATTCAATTACTCGAACTTCACAAGCGGGAATCTCTTCATTCTCAGCCAATGCCCTTGCAGAAGCATAAGCTAACGGACACTTACCAGCATGAGCAATCTCACCTGTTCTAATGTCTTCATTGGTGATATTGACATGAACTCGAATCGGTTTCATCGGTTAGTCCTACGAATCTTGTTGTTTTTTGATTTCGTCAGAAACAGACTTAGCAAAGCCAGTCATTTTTTCAACAATTTGGTCGCCAGCTTTCCATCCTAGAAGGAAGAAAATAGCCATCAGTCCTAAATCGCGTAACATAAGTTTACCTCATTCGCTCTTGAATCGGAATCCTTCGCCAATATCTTGAACAGCATCCAGCGCTTGACTCATACCCATGCTTTCTTTCTCCATGCGACTTAGAAGTTCATCGAGCATTGCATGGGCGTGTTTTGCCTTAAATTCAGGTGTGAATTTTTTGCTGAATCGGTAGCTGAAACCAGTGGCGATGGACATTACGCTGGCTTCATCTACATCATCGTCATCCAGAAAAGCTCGAACAAACGCATTTCCTTCAGCAAGTTTCTCAGCCTCTTCAACAGTAAGAAGAGTTTCAGGTAGAACACCTGCTTCTTTCGTTACTTTTTTGACACCGAGAACAGGCTTGAACATTTTCAAATTGAGTGGCATAGTAATCTCCGGTAAATTTAGTGTTTGCAGTGAGAGTTAATAGTCGAACTCGGACAGACCAGAATCGTTAAAGACTTTTGAAGGAGGTGTGGTTTCCCAGAAAGCATTCATGATTTCCTTCTTTGCGGCTCTATCAAAACCGTGAATTTGTAATGCACGAAAGAGTGATAGAAATCGACCGATTGCCTTATTGAAGGTTTTTTCTTTGGGTGAACAAGCTGCCCAACCTACTACGATAGGCTCACCTAATTGAACCCCAGGAGCAGGAGCAGGATAGATTTTTGCAATTGTTCCACGCTTTGCACGATATTCACCCGGAACATTTTTATCACGTTTGGCAAATTCAACGTGATGAAACTTAACTCGATAATTGTCAGTGCGTAACATATTTTGACCTCAACAACAACAATAGATTTACTTAACCGCGAAATTTACGAGAACCAGGCTCACGAAAGCCTTCAATACCGTGTTTGCGAAACGCATCCCCACGCCAAGAGGCATCAGTTTGCATTAATTGCCAAGCTTTTTTGCGTCTTTGTAACGCAGCTTCAATCTTTTTACCACGTTTCATTACTTTAACCCTTGAAAAATCATTGCTTTTTGGGGATTTTGAGTGTTCAGTTCAATACGATGAACTACCACTCTGCTGCCAGAAGGTAAAGAATCAAGGTACTCTCTTGCCCTACTCATTACTTCCTGCTCATCACAGGAGGCATAGAATACGTTTGGAGCAAATGTGAGAGTATCCTGTTGACCTGCAAGATAGATATAGCTCACTTTCTACTACCTACAGTAATGACTTTCTTTTTCTTTTTAGAAGGTTGATTTGGCGATAGCGATAGGACGACTAATCGACTTACAATCTCTTGCGCTCTATCTTCTGGAATCGAGAAAAACCATTTGGAGTTAGAGGTAGAAAGAGGTAAATCAGGGTCACGAAGAATGATTACTCCGTAAGTATTACCTTGAGGACGAATATTATGCTGAAAAATCTCAGCAGTTTCCGTCACTCCGTTGTGATTGAACTTAAATCGCTTACCAATCAGCGGGTTCGTAGCTTGTTGTTTCATGACGAAGGGTGTATCTGTTTTTTCGAGTGTGCATTCTTTTGATGGCTCTACGTTGCTCTTGCGTAGAGTGCCGAAATTGAGGGAGCAATCTTTCATATCGGCAAGATAGTTTTGAAGCAGGACGAACTGCCGAAATTGGAATGTGCTTACCTATTGGATACGAATGTCGTGAATGACTTCGTTTCATTTCTGTTTTGATGTAGAAATATCAACAGCACCTTCTACTGGTTCAAGAAGTGTGTACATAAACACTTCATCTGGTTCAGCTTGAGAAGCGATGTGATTATACATTTGCACAGCTTCCTCATGTCGGGGGTCATCCTTGTTGTAAAGCGCTTCATCTGATGCAACTGGGGCGTGAGCAGCAGGAGCGTCCTCTCGTTTCTTCATTGTAGTTTTTCCTTTAGAATCCGATTGGTTGGTGATAACTTAATCCCACCAGAAAACATTGCATTTAGAATTGCAATATGAATTCTCGATAGGATGTGAATGGAGCGAATACTATCTGCTTGAAACATTAGATACAATTCGCCTCTTCTTCTATCAGATGAAATTTTAGAAAGGGCATGACCTAACATCTCCGCTTCACTTTCTATCATTCCAACTGTCATTAAATCAGGAGTAAATCCTGGTAACTGAGCTTGAAAGCGATACCAACGCATTAAACGTAAAGCATCTTCAGTTACACGGTGAATAATGTTACCCACTGGACGAATGACTTTATTTCTAATGTCGTCAAGACCTCCGAACAAATCGATTACTTCATTCCAGTAAATAACACCAGTTTCAGGGTCAACAGGAACAGCCATTGCATTGAAAGCCAAATCCCTACGTTGTAAATCTAGTTCGATAGATTCCGCAATCTGAATAGTTTCGGGATGACGACCATCAGGGTAGAAACCGTCTATTCGACCTACCATGAAATCCCCGTTATAACCTTTCCAGAAACCACGTAATCTACCGAACTCTGGTTGCAATTTGTAAACTTTTCCACCAGAAGCTTCAAATTGCGCTACCATGTCCTCAAAGGAAGGAGCAATAATTACAAAATCCCAATCTTTATGGGAAGTGAAATTACCATAAATATGAGCGTCTCTTACTGCTCCTCCGGTTAAATAAATTTCCATGCTCATTAGTATCTTTCACTTTGAATATCAATGAGTCCCCAACGAAGCAGGAATAAACCTAGAAAAACGGCTGCACTTGTTTTCCCTGTATCACTATAGGCTTCTGACTGAACCTTACTCTCCATACCTACACTTGGTAGTGGTGAGTTTGTGTAGATTGAGTTTTCGTAAATGCTCATACCACCTAGAAAGATGGTAGAAACACCCGTAACTAACATGAACCAGTTAATCAGTTGAACCATTTTCCCATTCTCTGCTTAATTGTTGTAGTATTCGCCTAGTCGCTTGTGTTCGTTGCTTTACTGCTCGTAACCTGCCCTTAGACCCACTTGTTTTTCGATTGGGTTTCTGAAGTTTGCCCGTTCTCGCTTGATACCGCATTGAGACTCGCATAATCAACGTTTGACTTGTAGGACATTAGTTTAAGAATGAAGTCTTCAGCCTCTTTACGAGAAGACATGAGAGATAGAAAGAGCTTTGCATACTCTGTATCGGAAACAAAAGATGCAATTACTCGGTCACTGTCACGATGCTCCAATAGCTTTCGCATTTCAGAGGCGAGATACAATCTTGTTCCGACTGGTAATGTGCTGTGCAGATTGATGTTTACATCCACCGAATCTTTCTCAGAAGGAGGAGTAACTTGAATGCCAATTTTTGTAGCTAACATTTGAGTACCGAATAGGGGACATAACTCGACTTAAAGTATCGAGTATGAGAACATAAGTTCAACTTATATATCCATTCTACCGAAACTTAGGCAAACTACCAAGAGTTTCAAAGATATACTGAGCCATTTGCTCTAGCTGGGCATCCGAAACTTGCTTGTTACCTGGGTTAGCTTTCGATGAGGCAGGATTTGAAGCATTGCGAGGCTCACGAACGTAAGTGGGTGCTTTTGTCTTGGTTCCAATCGCTTCAAATAGCTTGTTGCGAGTAAACTCAGCAGGATTCGTAATTCGACTCAGCTTTTGTTTGCCTACAATTTGACTGGAAACAAATGAACCCTTGCTTTTAGCAGCAAGAAATCGGGTCAATAGTTCCAGAGGGATATTTTCGTAGACGTAAACAGCTTCAGTGTTAGTTTTCCAGCTAACCGCAAGCTCACGATTCGCACCGTTGTATGCAACGAAGTAAATTGCGTCACTTGTGAAATCGTGTCCCTCAATCAAATAGACTGAGTTATCTTCTACTACAGGAGCAGAAGGAAAGAGTTGATTTGCACCGACCGGAAGAGTGTTGAGTTTACCGAAAGCTCCGCCAGATTTAGCAGTTTGAACTGTGGTGTGATTGTCGTAGATGTGAACAAGAAGTGAAAGATTTGGCGTGGTCATAAAGACTCCGAGATGATGGTTGACAGCGATACACTACTCTTTACTTCTATCGAGCGGTAATACACTTGTTACTTTTTCTAACTGAATCATTCGATTACCTTTATCGAACGGATAGAAAAAGCAATATGAGTAATCTACCTTTGACTACTCACAGAGGAAAGCAAGCGTTCATATAATATATAATTCCGACTCATACTTAACCCATACAGCAGTCGGTAATCTGTACAGGCTTCTTATTTACTGTTCATTACATTCATGTCTGCTTCGAGTCAGAGGGAGTAAAATTTTTATCTCTGTCTCTACAGCAGTAAGAAGTGGAGTAGGTAGTATAGCCCCTTGCTCCCTTCTCTGTCTTAGCCAACGAGCTAAGTTTGAGAGTTGCCCTACGATTATTTCATGTCGCTTTGTTGCGTCATCCGCATTGCAATAATCCTCTCGATACATTTCTTCCCAAGTAGTGACCTTACCATTTACAACTAGAAAAATAGCTGTTTCATGGAAAGAATCACTAATAGAAAAGGTTGAAATGTATAGTAAATGACCATCAAATAGGTCAACGTAAGCAGTATGCCTACAATTTTGTTTCTTCCCTGTAGCTAGAGAAGAAACAATGTCACGAACCGTCATCAAAGCCGAAGACAAGTTCATCATCCTCTTCCTCTGTGTTGAAACAACCGTACATTTGTTTTACTCGTTCGGAGATACGAACCTTAGCATTCAAAAGACATTTTACGAACCATGTAGTACCCGAATTACGAGTAGTTATAGTGTAATTGCCTCTCTTTACCGTAGTCATAGAGCCTCCTTATGTAAGTGAGTAAACCTCTGCAACCCAACCACCTTGCTCATTTCCGCAGTACAATGGTAAATACTTGATTTTTGAATACTCCTCCGAGGTATAATCTCGGACATTTACCACCATTGCAGGAAAGAACTCAACCAACTTGGAAATTTTTTCTGACAGAGGGAGACTCTGTATCTCTGGATGATGATACAGAAATCTCTCTAATACTGTCAGGATTCTCTGTCTGTCAACAAGAGTCATTACAATTTGCTCCGATACGAACCACCTGACTGAATTGCCAATCTTCGTAACTCTTCATTATCGGAATCAAGTACAAAAGCATGAAGCTTTGCACCATTTAACATCTGAAGAGTAAGATTAGACGCATCATCTTGACCATCATTTACAAGAATCAAGTGACGGTCACGACGAGAGAAGTCAATCTCCGTATATTTGTCGTAGATTTTGTCAAGTTCTTCAAGTGCCCGTTGAGCAGCACCACCAACGTAAGTTCCACCAGTATCAAATTTATGTTTGACAGCACCTCGATAGAACTTCTTGACAGCTTCGACATCGCCAGCTTCAAAAGTGTAGAATTTGTGAGCTTGTTTCTCAAAGAAAGAGAATAATAACCAAGTCTCACTCTTCATTACACGCTCAAGCATATTGTGAAGAATACCGAGTGCTTTTTCTCGTTTGTAATTCTCGTTCATAGAACCAGAATCATCAATAAGAAGGGCAATAATCGGCATTGACTGTTCTTGTCGATAGATTTGTTTGACCTGAGTTTGATGCTCAATAATTCGAGAGAGCATTACTGGACGAGGACGAATGAACTCTTTAGCATGAATTTTGCCAGTCTCTTCAAAGCCACGAATTGCTCTATGTTCGATACGGTCGCCAGTTACATCTGGAATTAATCGAGAAGTCGGCTTAGTGTGAATAGCCGTAACTCTGTCAAGCATCGATGCAGACTTGAGAATTTCACGATAAACATTGCTGGCAATACTAATGGCATTCTGAGTATCTTCATCCTCTTCTGTGCCATCGTCATACATATCATTCTCCAGAGTAGACATGAGTTCCTTACTCTCAGGAGTAATTTTGTCTAGAAACTCAAGTTGGTCATGAAGATTACGTGCAGAAGCAGAACCTCGACTATTACCACCAGAGAAAGTAGGCATGAATTCGCCACCACCTCCACCACCAGTAGGCATGGGAGAGCTTGATTTGCCATCGTTCTTATCGAGCATCCGTAGAAGAGTAAACGTCTTTTCTAACGGTGTTCTACCAGGAACTTTGTTCAAATCTCCGCCAGATTTCAGTTCTTGCAGAAATTCTACCGTATTTTTCTGAACTTTGAAGTGTTCATCAACATACGAATCCATTGCATCTGCATAAGAGGGAACCTTCTCACCCTTCACATCACGATATTGACCGGAAGCATCGGCTTTCAAAGTTAATTGTTTGCTTAATTGCTTACGAATCTGAGATTTGATGTCAGGAGTGGGAAGAATCTCACCACCTTCAATCAGATTTGCAATATCAAGCGCGAGAGAAGGGCTGTAATTCAGCTTTTTCTTCAGACGTTTACCAAACTCGACTACCTCACGTTCGGTGAGAAGATATGTATCATTCTTAGTTCTTTGAACCATTGGAAAAACCTCAGAAAGAGAGCAGGGGGCACATTAAGCACCCCCATTACTGAACTAGATAAGCTGATAAGCGTTGAAGTGCTTCTTGGCTTCAATCTCGGAAGTTTCACGCAGATTGTAAGCCTTGTCACGGAACTTCGAGACTTGCTGACTCATGCTGTCGTCATAGTGCAATTCTTTGCCCAAATTGTCGAGCATTGCATCGATAGATTGAGCAACAGATAGAGCAAGGAAGTGAGGATGCAGAGACTTCGGATTTTTGCGAAGGTGTTCTTCGAGTTGAGACAGTTTGCCTTCGTATTCTGCCAGTTTGTCCATTGCAATCGACAGTTTGCGCTTGCGTTCAATCTCTTCTTTAAGACCATCCATAAGCAGGGGGTCAAAAGAGGTAACATATTGCACAACATGAATGTCATCCTGATGAGTACGGTCACGATTGTTGAGAACCGCACTGGATTTGATGAGATTCAGTGCCCACATGAACGAACGTGGAGAGACAACCGAACCTTGCTCGGTAGAACGAGCAGCAAGCTCAGAAATTAACTCAGCAACATCTTTCGTAACGATGACTTGCTCACGAAGTTGACGATAAGCTTCCAAATCGTCGAGGCTGAAGTTATCCTCGCTGTCAGTAGGAACGAAAGTAATCAACTGCTTGTAATCGTTAGCAGTATGAGTTTTCCATTCCTGATTGACCACCAAAAATCGTTGCAGCAGAGCATCGTAAGAATTCTGGTGAGTAGGAGGAAGCGATTGCAAGAACGTAACAGGGTCAACGTTGGTTGCAGCCACAAGCCATTTCAGATTAGAAGGAACCCACTCATCATTGACGGTAGCACCTTTATTGGTGATAATCGCCTTGAGAGCAGACAGCGCATTGAACGAAGCATCCATCATTTCCTCGATGAAGAACGCATCTTTCGTTAGCAAAGAACGTTGAACATCGTAAGAAGCGCGAGTAATATCGTACTTCTCGAATTTCTCAGTCTTAGCAACTGCACCACCCAGAAAATCAGAAGCAGTTGTTTCTGGAGTAGCTTCAAGCATACCCCATTTCCAACCGTCAACGACTTTCATCGCTTCCAAAATGCTTTCGGTTTTACCATAACCACCTTTACCCTTAAGAATCAGGGGGATGTTAGAAACCATCGATAACGAAATAGTTTGAGCCACTTCTTGCGAGTTAACGAATCTGCCAGCAAGACGATTGCGAAGAGAAGGAATAGATACCATTGATTTGAATCTCCGTAAATTGATTAGTTAGAAAAAGTGAACTCGAAACTAAATGAGATGAATCGGAACAAAGTTGCCAGTGAGTTTGGCAAGCATTGCTTTACCCAGATGTTCATGAACTGATTCTTCTCGGTCAAGATTCCAAGAAGCAGGGAAATTAGCTTCTACATACTTAGGAAAGATACCCGCAATTTGTTCAATAGTGGTTAAAGTCAATTGCGGTAACACTTCTCCGTAAATAAAGTGACGATACACTGTCTTAATCGGACAAGTAAGAGTATCAAGAGTAATAGGCTCATGGTCACTGACCACTAGAAGCATTTCAAAGTGTTCCTCCTGATGATTTGCCAGCGAAAACAGAGTTGCTGGGGTATTATCATGAAGAGTGACTTCTGTTACTGCTACAGGCTCATGCTCTGTATCAAACATCAGAAAATCATGTGTTCTATCCGACCATTGAGATGAAGGCGTAAGAGACATTTTGTTATTAATGCGCTAAGGGTTGCCAAGTGTACGGATTGAGAAGTCTTACATCCAATTTAGGATGCAATTGTTCCCAGAGAGAAGGGTCTAACTCGTAGACCGCATTGAATCCAGCTACATCGCAGAACGCATACGACGCAGCTAGTTCCGACTTCGACCAAAGTAAGCTTGCTAAGTGCATTCCAGCACGAAATTCATCGGTAGGTTCAAACGTGAAACCCATCTTGTAGTGATGAATAAGGTCATGAACACCCCGAAAGAATGTATAAACATTTGCGGGAATTAGTGTTGCTTCACGATACTTGACCTTTAGAACGCGAGTAACCTCGAAATCTGCCGCTAACTCTTCGATTGAGTTGTATGGCTCTTGAGTTACACACTCAAATGCGGCATCGAACAAATCGTGTTCTAGAAGCAAATCATTAAGAGCATCGATAAGGACAAAAACATCCCGGTTAGGAAGTGCTTTCAGTGTGCAAACGTCTGTCTGTAGGAAGGTAGTTGCGAGTTGATGCAAAACTGGCATTATGATTTCTCCACAATTTTTGAATCTGGATACAAACTTTCTATCTCAGATTTATCGGTATAAACCTTACTATAGAAAGTACCGGACAGAATGTAACCCGTTTCTACGATTCCCGAAAGAATATCCTTTACGATGAGTTCATAGAAATCGACAACCGTACTTTCATCACCATATAAGTCAAGTAAATTGTGTTTGATTCCTAAAATTAACTTACCTACCAAACAAGATAAGGGATTGCTCTCCCTCACTTTCTGACAACTGAGTTGCACAATCGAATTCCTCGCAGACGTACTTAAACATATCGTCAAATCTTCGACGATAGTATGTATCAGACATTTGACCAAACAATTCTTCGTAAATATTCGACCTAAGAGATGGGATAGCAAATCCCGTTTCCTCAATACGATGAGGAGTGAAGTAATTTGTTAGAAAATAGTTTCCAAATGCTTCTAGCCAACGTTCATAGCGACTAACATACTTTGCCACTGTGAATGAGGGGTCTATCTTTCTCATAATTCGAGGATGTAAATGAAACACTAAATGTGTTTCGTCAAAAGCAACATCGTAAAAGTCAACAAAATCGGTTACATCTTTAGTTCCTACTAAAACAATAGGACTAGACCTTTCAATGAAATGTAAAAGATGTTTAGTAAATCTCGACATGATACCTATCCTTGAGATATGCTTTCATTCTTTCAAACTCTCGTAAATAGTATGTCTCACTAAGAGTACCGTTTACCAACTTGTAGAACCACTCTCTTTTTTCAGGGGTATTATAAATACTAGGCAAACTAATCTCTTTCATAGTTTCAGGAGTTAGAACACTGAAATTCTCATGGTCGAGATAGAATAACCATCTAGAGTAGTTACTTTCACCGTTTAGATGATACGAGAGATTGAATTTTGGGTTCACTACTCTCTTTATAATTCTAGGAATAAAGTGATATAGTGCCCAAATTGCATCGGACTCAAATCTAAAGTCATCAACTAAGTGGTCTATGTTTATCTTGTTTTGTATTGCAGGAAAAACTAACTCGTTATTTATTTTTAGAATAAACTCGTAAAACTTCATAGTGCAACTACAGGATAATCAAACTGTATTCTGGTAATCCCATTAGTAAGTGCCGCTTTTATGCCATGAATCAAAGCAGGATACTCTTTGTGATACTTTCTATCAAAGTCTTCAAAACTGTAATAGTGCATACCTCCAAAGGGAATGAAGAGTCTTTGAGGATGCCAATAAGTAGTTTTAATTAAATCTACGAGAAACTTTTATGTCGTAAATGTAACCGTTATCTAGTATCCAAACTAGGACATAAGGCTTTTGATTAGTTAAAGGTTTCATAGTTAAGAAAAAGAGAGTGGGAAAAGGAGAAAAACCCACTCTCATCTAGTCCACCAAGGAAATCTATTTTTCGTTTTCCTGTTTCTTGTTTTCAGGAATAGGGTCGCCACCCATTTCACGAACAAACTTGTAAGCCGCTTGAGCTTTTGCTGCTGACTTCCACAGATATTGGGGGTTTTCCTTCAATCCGTTTAGCCAACTTGCGAGATATGAAGTCTTGTGCATTAAATCGTACTCAAGACCGAGGTACGCCATTAGAAATAAGCTACCCAACTCAGCAATCAGTTCTTCCTGAGCATATTGAGGAGAACCAAAGTGGTCAAATTCTGTAATTCCCTTACGGGCTAGTCGGGATTCCGCACCAGTTGAGTGAATGAGTTCGTGCCCAAGAGTGCTGTAATAATACTCAGGAGCATGAAAGGTCTTGAAGTCAGGCATCCAAATTCCATCAAGCTTAGGAGCATAGGAAGGATTACCATTGCCGAGCATCTTGACACCTGATTGCTTAATTGCGGCATTTAGAAACTTCTCAGCATGAGCAATTCTCTGTTTTTCAGAGAGTCTCTTTGTAGCCTTTTCTAACTCCTGTAGAAACTCTACTGGAGACATCTTTGCATTTGGATTGGCATCGAAGTCGAGCAGGTTAGAAACACCGAATAAACTAAACCGTGTAAACCGAACTTCTTTTCCTGTACTTGATTCTTCTGCTGAGATTACAACTTGTTTGGGACGCAGCAAAGGAATTTGTTGGCTACCTTTACGCAATTTCCATCCCATGCTATAACCAGCATTCATCGTACCCCAAATATTAGGCTTAGACTGAGCCATAGAGTACCAGGCAGTAATCAGGGCATTAGACCCTGTGTACTGATGTTGAGTAGAAAAATTTGTACCGATAGAGAATGGTGATTCTGACCATTTCTTTACCCAGCTACCAAAAGTGCCTTGCTCCATTGCTTTGATTACATCAGCAGTGAGCGCATCCAGTCTTACTTGGAGCTTACCAGGCTCACGGGGTGCTTCAGTTTCAGCAGGTTTAGTCACCTTAGCTTTAGTTGCAGTTGATTTAGTAGTCTTCGTAGGAGAAGTAGTCTTCTTTTTCGCAGTTGTAGTTGCCATGATTGTTTCCTTATAATGGTGGATAGAAAAAGCAAAGGGTAGCCAGCAAACACTAACTACCCCGATTGACTAGATTTCAACCGTATCGGTTACATCCCAGACAAGTGACTGACGAGATGCTTTTAGAGCAGCAAGATGTTCTTGAGCATCTGTAATCGTATCGAACTTAGCCGGAAGCTTGGAAGCTTGTCCGGTAATTGGGTGAATATCCCAACGGGTCATCACTGACCAGTAGGGAAACCCGAAGAACGTTTGTTGTTGCTGTAAAGCAAAGTTGGAACCGTTGGATAGAATACGAACCTTGATTGGTTTCAAGGCAGTACGCAATCCACCAGAAAATAGACTCATTGGATTCCTCCGAAGTTAGAAAGTTTCATCAAAGTGATTGACCGTAACCGACTTAATCGTTTGCCATAAAGCAAGATGATTAAGCTTCTGTAAAGACACTCTTACCGAATACGGCAAAGACAAGTAAGACAGTACCTCTCTGTCATACTCTGCTTTATCGGTAATTAAAGTCTCTCTAGAAGTCTGTGTGCTGTAGTTTGCAACTACGAGTTTGTATAGATGAAGGTTGTATTTCATTCCTCCAATCCAATAGAGATAGCTCTCGGAACTAAGGGCTTACCAGTTAATTCTGGGTAGTGTTCCTGAAGATAGGCGATTGAGGTAATGGCATCAGTTTCTAACGGGTAGACCTGTGCCTTTTGAATATCAGAAGTCAGCACACCGTGAATTACACGAATCATAGGGTGTGCAATGAACTTACCTTCAGACTCAAGAACGTGATAGTGCATTTAGTCTCCACAATCATTCATTTGACAAATCGTAATCCATGCAGCAATAGGATTGACTACATAACGGTCAAATAGGGGACGTAAGACCATCCCCACCAACCCAACAGCAATGAAGTCAAGAATCATTCTGTAATTTCCGAGTAATGTGTTTGTTGAGCTGAATCTGAAGCTTGGAGAAAGCATCAATCATGACGTAGGTTGATAACAACCCTAGAGCTACTGCAATTGCGGCTTTCCATAATGGGAGAGCATATAGTAGCCATCCTGAAATACCCATAGCCAATAGCTCGAACGTGCTAATGGTTACAGATGTTAAAAACACCAGAAAAAGAGGGAGATATTTCATAGAGTGAGATGGTATTGATTCTGACATTACAGAATATCCTGTGCAGGCTGAAGATACGGATGAATGGACACAGCAGGAGAAAAACCACGATATAACCAAGTACGGAACAACATATCCCGCTCTTGTGGAGTCAGATAGTGGCTTGCAGCACGGTCAGAAGTATCTAAGCGAGGGGTTACAGTGAACATCTTGAAATTCACTTCCTGCACATGACAGTAGGTTTCATCTGCTGCTACGGGCTTCCATTCATTTACAATCCGATAACCATGCACAGGGTCGTGTGTTGAAAGACGCATTAGCAGTTCAGCATCTTCCGCATAGATAACGGAATCAGGAAGAGTAGGGGTGTCGTGAGGAAAATACTCCTCTTTCAAAGAATGAAGGGTTTCAAGGTCAGTAATTCCAGTGCTTGCCATGATGGTAGAAAAAGGTAAAGGTTTGCATGAAAAAAGGAACTTTCTCTTAAGAAAAAAGGGGTCACTCGCTAAGAGCAACCCCATTAGGGTAAGGAGAAGTAACCCACACAAAAACTAGAATTCCATCCAAACAATGTTTTCGGTTTTGCCGTTGTACTGACGCTTATTTGCGTAGTTAGCAGAGATACCGATGAATGTTCGATACAGTTTACCGATTTCAGATAGCGCTTCTTTCATTTGACGCTCAGTAATGATTGCATCCTGATACCAATGTTGAAGCCGAGTTTTTGCAGCCTCATACTTTTGAGTAAGGCTCTCAGCAGAGTTAAACATTGCAAAGGTAATTCGGAGATTCACACTTTTGCCGGGGTTTAGAGCTTTCCACTTATCAACGAGCTTGGAAATCTTTTCTTCCCCTTGTTCTAAGTCGGCTTTGAGAACAGGAGTATAGGCAGGACGTACAAGTGTAGCAGAAGTCATAATTTTGTACCTTGATGATGTGGACGTAATGAACGAACTAAGCAGAGGTAATCCCAAAGAATCCATTTTGGAACTCAGAAGGAGTGACCGTAACCGATGTGTTCTTTTGCACATGAGAAAGAATGAAACTCCACTCTTCTAAGACTTGAGTAGAGAAATTCTTTATCCAACGGTCAATGAAATGACCAGGAACATCAGGAGCAAAATCCTTCTCGAAAGCAATGTTTCTACTCTCTGGAAATACATGAGATGCTTCACCCCAGCTAGAAGACACATAACCAAGTAAAGGCAAAATGGGAGGCTCAGAAAGACTCTGACGTTGACTAATTATATCCAGACTGTGATTCGTAATGTAGACTCGAATTGCTACACCTTTAGACCCAGTGCTAGACATATCAAACACAGTAGGGACAATTAAAATCCCGTTTGCCGCTAATAGTGGTTCAGCTTCTTGTTGAAAAGCTGAATTTGATTCTTGACCGATTACACGCATTACTTCACCAGAGTAAAGAACATTTCATCAGGAACCGAACTGCGAAGGGCATCTAGATAGGCAGTATGAGCTTGAAACTCAGAGAGTATATCTACCATCTCTCTAAAAGCCGCAATTTGAATGTGTGACCAAGGAGAGTTATCTTTATCACCAAACACAGCTTGCCTAGCTACTCGATAGCCTTTATTGGAGGCTTCTACCTCTAGAGGAGGATTACCCCAATCTTTTTGGAGCCGTTGATTCATGAAACGAGCGGTAGAATGCAATCCCCACTCAGCTAACCAGTTCTCACTAACGTACACAGACAACATTGCTTTTCGTCTTGCATCTTTAGCAACGTATCGAACTCGAATAACAATTTCCCCGTTAGCAGGAAACTCATTTGAGATATTTAGTTCGATGGGTTTACCTTCCATGTTTCTCCTTAGCTAGACGTATTCAACTACTTTGCCGTTTTCTACCGGAAAGAATCCATTCAATGCACACCATTGAGAAGCTTTTACCAGACAGCTAGTAAAATTATCGGATTCAAAAGTAGGAAGCTCAGAATACTTATCTCTACCCACTCTTCCAATAGCTCTTACATTACAGTCAGGATGCAGCCTATCCAGTTCAACATTAAGATGAATGTTTTTGTGTCCGTTGTAAAATTGAACAACCATGATGGTTAGAAAATAAGGTGGACTACGAGCAGGCATCACAAGTCATTACCCCTCCTAGCATGACTAGATAAGGTGAACAGTCATACAGAAGAGAGCAACAGAGAACATAACTAACACACTACAGTCAACACAAATTAGGAGCTAGGAGCATACGAAATCTTGTAGCTACAACCAGCATCCTGTATTGATTACTTATAGTAGTGATAGAGGTTATAAATCTCTATTACTCGACTAATTAGACTAGCCGTTTAGAGCATAGTCTTTTAATTCATCAAGGTCAGTACCCACACAATAGGGCTTACCATCCATGAACAATAGAAAAGTAACATCATCCTCTATTGTTCCTTCTACAATTTCGTAGATGTCTTCCTTCCAAACGGATTGCTTGTGAGCAAAGATTCCATTTAGAGAAGTAGGAGCAACAAGCCAAAGAGACATGAGACTGACCTCAATAAGTTTGCATGACAAATTGAGCCTAAGCCGTAATAGCCTAGACTCTATAGGGTACGATACCCATACCTCTATCTGGACTTGCACCAGAAGGTAAGCGTAACCAGAATATTGAGAGTACACAGTATCTTTCACTAGGTAGAAACAAGCTATTAACCTATTTCTAACTAGCTAGAGTTATTGCTAACTCATACTATATACTCTCTCACTGGGATTACTTAAGAGATAACAGAAGCCCCTTTTGGAAGAGAGGGACTATCTGTATAATGAACTCCCATGACTGTCTCTCATTACCCTACCTCCCTCCATAGCGCATTGGAATGTTACTTCGCGCATTTATAATTACTGAGACAGCCATCACCCGATATGGAACTTACACGCTAGTCAGGAGTAACATGAACTAGAATGCAATACCTCAATAGAACACTACACACTCAGCGTTCCGATTCATTTTGTCTCTATGGTCAGTTTGCAGCCTATCGCAATGACAGACGCAGCTTTCCGTAAATAGCCGTACTCCTTGTTAGCTTCGCTTCACACTTATTCTCGAACCCATAGCCATAGGTAAGTCGAAGAATTATGCTTGAGATAATCCTTATACTACGCTTATGTAGGGAGCCATGTCCAAAGAGAGGACATATAGCTAGATACTTACTTACTGCCCTTCCATAGAGCCTACTTTTCTTCATAGTGAAGAGTAGTAGAGTCTACCTTATCCCCAATACCGTGCAATACTTCCAGACAGCACAAAACAGCCCCCACAGCATCATTGTGCATTAGGAAGCGGTAACACGATATTGTTTATATGGGAATACCGGGGATACAATTTATCTTTACATTTAGGGACGCTTTGGTGTAAGTATAGGCTATGATAGTGAATCGAGGAAAGGCTTGTATTGCCGCATTCTCCATTGCATAGACTAGGATAGTGACTGACGTACCCCGAAAAGCCCGTACTATGACGGGAAGTAATATTTGTATATACGGGTATTGTCTAGTGTATTCCGCTACACGATACTTACCAACTGTCCAAACTGTAAAGATGCAACTGCCTACTCAAATAAGAATCATCCCAATGGGGAAGGGAATCATACAAACCCTTTCAATCAGTTCCCAGTCTCACTACACCTTCTAGGCTAACAGCATATACTTTATACACACTACAGTCCCCATAACTAAGCTAGGATATACATCCGTTATCCGCTTTGACGGTTTTATTAAGACCGTTTCAAGCAGGCACACTTAGTCGGTAGAAAGTAGTAGCATAAAGCTCTACCCCTAGCCGCAACCTCTCTAGCTCACATTTACAGACTCAGCTTTCTATACAGTCATCCTTAGAAGCAACTCATTCCGCACCTACCCGGATAAAGTCTGAGCATTAGGATTCCCAAGCATACTAGGACGCATCAATGCACTGTTAGGCTAACAGCACTCCACACCCGTTCCCTCATGGTACTACCGAGCTTATTGAATACTAGCACCCCTATGGGGACACTAGCACCTATCGCCAGATGAAAGCATATACTAACCGAATGTTACGATTAGCTCGCTATCGAGATTTGTAGTTTACGGTTCATAGTAACTCACCCCTATTCATACCCCGTGATATGCCATCAGGAACACGTTAGCTACTTAGTCATATAGACCACTACCAACCACAGCATTCAATCCTATCGTTATAAGATACGGCAAATATTACACATAGAAACTACGGTTCATTTAGCTACAAAAGCGAGTGAATCATACAGCTATCGCAAACTGTCAACATTTGACGGGTATATTAAGCCCGATTTAATGTTACAGCACATTGAAAGCACTGTAGAACACTCTGTAGATAGCAATACCGCTACCGTAGCAGTGTAAATTTGCGCTATGAACGCCCAATCCTCTCTGTCAGGAGAGTATGTCACTGTGTTTAACCTCACAGCAAGGCTATTAATAGGGCATAAACGAAGTACATCGTAAAGCCCAGTGCCCACTAGAGAGTCGAACTCTAGAGCATGGAATACAGGTTAGAAAACCAACCTATAAACACAATACAGCCAATATGGGCAGAAGTCAATAAGAAGAAATACCTAAACGAACATTACACGCTGAACAGTCATAACCTCAAGAAATAAATCAGCCCTAACTAAACGTTTAGCCAACTTCTTAGGGAAAACTGTAGCTAGAGCTAAATCATCAACTAGCTTATAGTCTGCAACAGTAATGGGATTGCCATAGTCATCCGTAGGGATAGACTCATCAATCTCTACTAAACCCGTATTACAGCATGGTTGATATGCGTAATTCATACGGGCATAGTGATTGCCAGTTTTTAAGACAGCATACTTCATGGCTTATCTCACGCTAAAGGATAGTTTTTTAGATGGTGTGGAGGGAGAAAGCAAAGCTTTACTAAACTCAGACTGTGAACGCTCAACAATACGCATACCAGATGGCAGCACATCTTGAATCACAGCTTTTTTAGTAGGCTTAACACCCCTACTCATACTAGAGACTACACGCTTAAAAACTTCCTCAGCTTTAGCATAGTCAGTAGTCTTTATATAGGTAGTAATTTTCTCACTACCATTAGAAAAGAACCTTTTGAAAGAAGCCCCATCTTGCATCAAAAGGAATGGATTATCCTTGAGAGGATTTTTCACACCTTGAGCTTTAAGACGCTCTAAGACTTCTGACTTTACCTTAAAGCGAACTGAGTAGACTACCTCCGTACCCGCTTCGGGATTACCTTTCTCTTTCCATACGGTTGACTTTGTAACAGCCAATACACCATAGGCGAAGGTCTTACGGAGAGCTACACTTCTGGCTTTAGCCATAGGTACTCCTTTTGCAGTTTGACTCTGCGAATAAATTTTGATAGGGTGATAGCTTGGAATCTATCGTTTGATTGTCGGTTGTCTCATAACCAACCTTGTAAACATCTTAGGGGATACGGATAGAAAACGCAATAGGCATAAATACCCAATTTTCTAGCCGGGATTTTAAGCACAGTTATCCTGTGAAAGTCAAGAGCAATAGCCCTTGCAATCCCATAAGAATATTTAATTGTTCATAGTGTTTTATCCTTTAACCTCCTTATCTCTTATCCAACCTGTAAACAGTATCGCAGTTTTCAACAGGATTGTATAGAGTATTTATACCTATTTACTATGTAAAGTTTTCTATAGTTACTATAGAGAATACTCTATACCTAACCGTACATCTGTACTATAAGTGTAGCTTATGGATTGAGAGGTAAAATGGCTGAAAGCCTTATTTGACAGGGGTTTCAGAGTGTGATAGGATGTTTTTTAAGGGGCTGCTTCCAACCCAATAATTCAAACTCACCTAAATCATAAAGAGAATAAAAAAAGCACAGAAATCCCGGCATATTTTTCATGCACGAAATGCTAAACTAATTGTAGTAAACGCAGTCACAAAACTGTAAACGAAGAGATTATTGAAAACATCAAGGATAATTTTGAATCACATGAAACTTCTTAAACAAGCTTTTTCTAACTTCGGAGCAGCAGACTTATTAGCCCAAGCTTCTCTAACCAACACACCTACTCCTGCAAATCCTAGAGGGAATGCTCCTGGAAATAATGGAACAGTTGGAAATAATATCAAACCAATGAAACCTGAAGACAGACAAAAAGTTTCAGCAGCATTAAATCTTCCTGTAGACAGTGAGCAGGAAGTAAAACGTTATCGAATTGTAAGAAAAGACAATAAACTTGAACAAAAGAAACTTGAAAAAGATTATCAAATTTCAAGAAGAAAAGAAATGAAAGTTCCTGTCCTTCCTGTCTCTCTAAACAAAACAATAAAGAGAAACAAAGACATTAACAGTAACACAGAAATGAGTCCACTTATCTAGAACATGAAGACGAAACTATCCGAAGCTACAGTTCAAAAAGCTCTAGCAGCATATTTTTCTAACCAAGGGTATTCTGTTGCTAGAGAAGTAAAGACTCCTGTAGGACTAATTGACCTAATCATACATAAAGATGAACCACTCTACTCAAACAGTGAGAGAACATTTAGAAATGAAAAAAGACTAATAGAAGTAAAGGAATTTAACTCTATAAAACATGCAATAGGTCAAATACAATCCTATTTTCTATTTCATCCAGATGCAACTAAGTTAGAAATAATCTACTTCTCCTACAACTTTAAGCATCGCAATTTACCAAGTGCATATAGTCAAATATCTATACCCAATCTAATATTTACTTCTGCACACACTCTTATATCTAACGAAACACTATACAACTTGCAAACTCATGCCTAAGAAAATATTCAATGAATCAGGTACAACGTATTCATTAATTGCTAGACCAAATCCTCGTAAGAAAGATTCAGATGCTAGACCATATACTACTCTAAAGAAAGTAAAGCTATCGGATACTTCAAGAGTAGCAAAAGAGTTAGAAGAAATTAAAGAACTCAATACAATCATGAACTATGAGAGTTCTAGTGAAGTACCTCTACCTCCTGAACAAAATCCTCGTCTAAAGCATATCTATGGTAAAACAACTAAGAAGTATAACTGGACAGAGTTACGTAAACATTGGGTACTTGGAAAAAGAATTCAGTTAGAAGATGGTACATTTGCATCTGAAGATTATACTTACAAAGAATTTGCAGAGAAGTTTGAAGTAAACTTTACCACACTAAGAGATAAAGTACATAAAGATAAATGGCAACATCTTCGTAAAGCTTATTTAGCTAGAGTAAATGAAAGAAATATAGGACAAGAGCTAGGTTTATATGTACAAGAGAATTATCAAGCTGAAATAGCTGCTGTAAATGCTTGTAATAAATTAGGTGTAGTTCTAGATAGATATATCGAACATAAGTTTGGAGAGGTACTAGATGCCTCTGAAGACTTAGATAATCCTAACTATCTATCAGAAGAAACAAAAGAGTACATGAATATGGTAAATAACAAAACAGGTACTCCAATCTTTCTAAATGAAGTAAAAGAAGCAATTACTGTAGCTAGTAACATCTATAAGCTACAAAGACAAATCTATGAGAATGCTCCAAAAGAAGATATGGAACTATTCCAAATAGAAACTAAGTCTCATAAATTCAAAACTCCTCAAGAAAGACAAGCAGCTATCAAGAGACTCGAAGCAAAGCTAGGTAGAAAACTAAATGCTAGTGACCTTAAACCTTCATCTGAACCTGAGACTATTGAAGTGAGTGCAGTATTAGATGCTCCAGTAGTATACGAGTTAGAAAGAGAGACTGAAGAAGTCATGTAATATCATATACATCTATTTACACACTAAGGAAATACACTAAATGAGATACTATTATATGGCTACCTTTGCATTCGTTCCAATGAATGACAGAGTAGTTAGAAAATATGCTAGAGGATTAGACAATAAGTATACAGAGATACTTAGAGACTTTGGTGATAATGAACCAGGAATAGATTTACCTAACCATCCACTAAATCCTCGATATGAAAATGCTAAGTTAGCTAAAAAGTATACACAAGGTATGCTAACTTCTCCTGTTTCTCCAACATTAAGTATGGGAGGAGGAGTATTACATCAAACAATACCTCTAACTACTTCAATAGAAGGTAAACCAACAACTATTGGGTTACGTAAAATGACTGGAATGAGAGATTACTCTACTCCTTACTCACTTCATTCTACCGATGGCTTTGAAATGTGGGGAGAAACTGTAACTCATCCTAAATATAAGAATTACGGAGCTAAAGGAATGATAGAAACTATGATAAATCATGCTAATAATAATCCAACTCAGAATCATATGATTGCTGGAGCTACATCATCTTTAGACCGACTATATAGAATACAAAGAAATAAGTTTCCGAATATACCGTCTAACTTACACTTTATTATTTGAACTAGCTATTCGAATATCTAAAGCCGAAAAACCTACATTTACTAAAAAGATGTTCGCTAATATCGCAAACATCTTACCATCTTATCTGTGTATATTTCCTTAATGCTCTTTCAAACATTCATTCTATCTCTCACTTACTCAACTACCTTCTCTGGTAGTCTCGTAACCTCGGAAGCAACTTAATACATTAGCAACCTAATAGCTACAGGTACGCATATAGTATCATTTCCTATCGTAGGTACTAGGTTTCCCTAACCCCTTACTAAGAGGGGATGTAAAATTTTATGTAAACCTCTTACTTCTCAATGCCATGAGAGAGGTGAAGGATGTACTGGCGTTAGGCTGCTATCTGTTTTCTATCCTTTCTATAGGACTTGCTAATTTAGGAAGTGGTATATCATTCTTGTTAGCTTGACTATTCCTAACTGAATGCTTCATGTGCTTCCCACCTAAGACCTTTAGGTATCATTTCTGAGTACCATAGGTTAGCACCTTCATTTGCTACCTATCTATATACTAACACCATTACTCTCTAATATCCAGTTTCAGTTGGTAAAGATTGATTACATCGCAGATGAATACTGCTGATTACATCGCAGATGAATACTGATTACTATTGCTTGGTTTTCTGCCATTCATATATGCTAACGCAGGAGTAGCAAGTGCCGCAGTTCCTATACCAATTGCACCTAATGTTTTGTTACTATTTGCTCTTTTACGAAGTAACTCTTGTTCTAGCATCTTATTAGTATTTCGTAACTTACCATTCTTTAGATTCCAATGCAAAGATGCTGCACCATTCTCTAATCCCATAAGCATAGTGAGAGGGTCAAAGAAGTTAGCAGTAACTCCATTACCTGATGCCGCAAATGAGAAGTCAGTGCTTCGATTAGCTGCATAGTTATATCTAGGTATGTAACCAGTAGGTAAGTCTTCTGCCATACTAGCCATTTGTTGTCTTTGTTTAGGAGAAGAGATAGTATCTGATGCTACCTTTGCTCCAGCTAATCCTACACCAGCAACTCCTAACTTAGGAAGTAGGTTAGAAAATGGATTGGAAATATCTTGTAAGCTTTTTGCATTATGCATTAGCTGTTGTTGTAATGCTTTGTTTTCTTTTACAAGTCTTGCTCGATTTGCCCAGCCAAGACTCATGAAAGGTAAAGAAAGAGGTAATACCATAGTCTATTCTGTCTCTAAAAGTAAATTCATAGTAATATTATAAGATATACTACAACCTATGAACATTGACTATGCCTAAGAAAATACTTACACCTGATGACCCTGGCTTTTATGATGAGAAGTTTGATGAAGAACTCTTTATGCTTGAAGAGTTACTTCAAGAAGAAATGTATGAAAAATCAGAAAGAAGTCTATATCAATTCTTCATTAATTTTTGGAATACCTTTGACCCTCAACCTCTTGTAAATAACTGGCACATTGAATGCTTATGCGAACATATACAAGCTGCACTCAATAGAAACATACGAAGACTAATCATTAATATTCCTCCACGTAGTAGTAAATCAACTACTGCTTCTATTACTGCTCCTGTATGGTGGTGGATAAATCATCCTCAAGAGAAATTCTGGTTAGCTTCTCACTCTGAACGTCTATTCATGCAGAACATTATTTATGGTAGACGTATTCTTGAGCATCCTCTTTACAAAGACAGATGGTGTGACCCTAAAAATGAAGATTACTTCAGATACTCATTAGCTACAGATAGTAATACCAAGAAGCGTATCGATAATGATATGAATGGATATATTCTTGGTTGTTCTCCTACATCGAAAGTACTAGGAACTGGATACACAGTTGCAATACTTGATGACATACTTGACTCTGAAGAATCAAATAATCCAAACATGATTAAAGGAGTTAATGATTGGTTTACTCAGACATTCTTAAACCGTTCAAATGATGTAAACAATGATGTAATTATTCTTGTAATGCAAAGACTTGCAGAAAACGATATTACTGGTTACATTATGGAAACCTATGGCGACCAGGGTTGGTTCCTATTAAGTCTTCCTGCTAAATATATACCTGAGAAAACATTTGTTAGTCCGATTAAGTTTAATGATATTCGTAAAGTACGTAACGAATTACTAGACCCTCATCGTTTACCTGACAGTTTTCTATCAGCGCAAGCAAAGAATCCAATTATTTATAACACTCGTTATCAACAAGACCCTACTGCAACTGGTGACGGTAACTTAATCAAAGAAGAATGGCTTATAGAAACAGATGCTAGACCTATTAACTACAGTACGATGATGACTGTATGGGATTTAAGCTTTAATGAATCTCCTACTTCTTCATATACAGTTGGATTAGTTCTATGTAAGATGGATGACAAGTACTACATTGTAGATATGTATCGAAACAAATGTAGTATTCCTGAGCAATTAGATGCAATTAGAAAATTAAAGAAGAAGTATCCAAAGAGTCGTATCGGTATTGAAGCTAAAGCAAATGGTCATGCTGCAATGTCTCTATTAGAAAGAGAGATAAACAATATCTATGCTTTTGACCCACGTAAATTTGGTGGTAGTAAGGAACAAAGACTTGGTTCCATCCTTACCTACTTCAGAGATAAGAAGATAGTTATCTATAATCCTTTTCAAACAGACTTAAAGCTTGAAACTACATATGACCCCGCAGCAATTAAAGCTGAACTTAAGTCATTCCCTATTGGTTCTCATGATGACATCGTAGATTGTATAGCATATGGTGTTCAGTATCTTGCTGAATTTGGAAATGAGTCAGTAGGTTTCATTACTAAAGGAGCTAAAATAAAAATAGCTGAAGATGATTGGACTAAGGCTAGATTCAAAGAAATGGGTATCAATACAAATACTATTGATAAATTAGACCATAACAGTATTGAAATCTTTAGTGACTTTCCTCATGCAGATGATTTAAGAACTCTAGAGTGGTAGACTAATGCCTAATTTTGATAACATAAAAAATAATTTTAGAGGTTTACTTCAAACAGGAGTCGATGCAGTAAGAAGACGTGTTCCTTATATGGATACGGTATCCACATCTCCTTATCCAGTCAAGTTACAACAAGGTACACGAAATGTTTATTATTCACCTAGTCAAAATCGTGTACAAAAAACTGTCAAGACATATAGAGATGGCAGTATCGCTGACATAAATACTGAAAGAGATATAACTTCAAGAGCAGCCGATTTAGGTATTTCTCCTAAAATTTATGGAACACATAAGCATGGAGATGAATATGGTTTTGTACAAGAGTATGGTGGTAAAAGTCTTAATCATCTTATGAATGATAAAACTTTATCACCAAAACAAATGTACTATTTAGGACATAGAACAGCTAGACAACGTAATAGACTGCTTGATGAAGCCAATATATTACATACAGATTTAGCTCCTAGAAATATAGTTGTATCTAATGTAGGTAAAACAAAACCTCAGTCTCAATTAATTGACTATAATAACGCAATTGAAAATGCATCAAGGTCAAACTTAAATAAGCACAAAGGATTTAATCTACTAAAAGAAGATTTTGAAGATACTCCTGCCGAAAAAGCTTTCTTAGTTGGTTACGATTCTAGACGAACTTTTAGCTACATGCATCGAACGATTACATTTGGTAATCCTCTAAATAAAATAAAAAAGAATGCCTGGTTAGAAAACTTAGGTAGGCAGCAATTAGTACATGGAAGCAATAACAACAGTCCTAGTTTCAGAGGTGTACTCAGAGGTAGAGGTAGAGGTGCTATTGACTACCAACTAAATAATGCCGGAGAACTAGCCGAGGAGCAATCACGTCGAAATCTGGATACAATTAAGAACAAACAAAGATTTGAAAACTACACAGATATTAGATTTGACCCATCTGCTAATCAATATGTAGGATTTCCTAAAGTAAATGGATTTATGGAAGTACCTCTAGGTAACTACATGGGTACTCGTATGTTCGATGACCAGAATGCGCTTACTGAAGCTGGTGCTTATGTAGCAAATAGAAGACTTAATGTACCTAATAGACCAAGAAATCTACAACATAACTTACGAGATTTAGAAGACTTAGAGGATATAATTTAATGCCTATAATGCCTCGTATTCGAGACTTAGCTCCCGAAGTTAGAAATAAACTAATACAAATCAATAAAGATAAGAAAAGATGGTTTACTGCTGAGAATGAAGCATCTCTTAACCGTAGTGGCAAGCCTTTATTTAAGACTTCATTTCATGACTACTCTCATAGTGCCCCGATTTCATTAAGCCGCCAAAACCCTATCTCTCTATCTAATGAAGGTGAAGCTGCTGCTCGATATTTAGAGGATGGCATACTACAAGGATTACCTTTACCTAAATCTGTTCAAACAGGTGTAGTTGGAGATACAATGGCGGCACATAATACTGACCCCATTGCTCAACAAGCCTATCAATCGTTACTAGGTTTAGGCAAATATAGTGTAGAGAAAAAGAATGGATTAGCTCCAGGTAGTTATCCTATGTCTAAAGTTATGTTAAACAAATTTTCATATAGTTATATGTCTAAAACTGCTAACTTTTCTACTCTAGGTGAAGATATAGATAAAGGTAGACCCATTGCACCGAACTTAGTCTTACCTACTCATGGAACAAGACAAGAGCTACAGCCTTTAGATATTATTGACCTAAGTAATATAGATGCTCCATTGACTCCTCCTAAGTATAAAACTGTACCTACTCAACATTTTGATGTAACAGGTAACAAGTATTGGCAAAGAAGATTAAAAGGTATAGCCCCTGAAATTACCGCACATAAACAATCAGCAAAAAATATACTGTCTCAAATTGCAGAACATAGTGAACCAGATGTAATTAGTGATGAGTTAAGTATTCGTCCTATACCTGAACATATGGTAAATCCATTATTAGATAGTATTGCAGAAGGTAATGAGTTATACTCTGAAAGAGGCAGATTCAAAGACCGTATTACCGAGTTAGCTAGAAAGTATAGTCGTACACCTTTCAATATAAAGATGAGAGGGGGATTATTTAGCTATATGTCTGATACTGCTAACTTTGCTAGACGAAGAGGAATTATTAGTACTCAAGAATGGCTACCAGCACTCAAGGATTCGGCTATAAATTGGTTAAAAAGAAGTAAGTTGCAAGCAAATGTAAGACGTGACTTAGATACTACAAATATTGGACTACAACATCACTCGTTACATGATATGGTTGAACCACTTCAACAACCAAAGATGTCTGATTATTATGAATTCATATCAACAAGACCTAGATTACAAAACTTAAAGGGTCAAAGTCGTAGACAGAGTATCGAGGGCTTTAGAGAATCAATACATTCACCATATAATAAAAACAATTTGATACTTGAAGATACGGTAACTGGTCTTGAAGGTAGAAAGATAATTAAAGATGATTACCAACAATCTAAAGCAGCTAGACCTTTTGATGAAGGATATTGGAAAGGACGTAAAGCACGTAAAGGATTTAGTACTCAACAAATGGCAGCCGATAATATTCTAAAGCTTGGTGATAGACGAAAACAAATAAGTGATGCTACTGATTTAGATTTAATTGACCGAGCAGTAAGGGGTAATACATCTAACTCACAGAATAGTTATCTACTACAAAAATACGGTAAAGATGTATTAGCTGATTAACATGACTACCAATCAAATTATTAAACACGGTTTTTCTACAGATGCACCTCTACCTCATGAAGTAGCAGTAGGTGAACTATGTCTTTCAATTGCTGGTGAGGTAGGTACGTTATATACCAAAACGTTAGATGGGAAGATAGTAGAGTTAGGTAAAGGTGTAACTAAGTTATCTGAGCTAGAAGATTTAGACCTTACGAATGCAGTAGATGGTAGTTTCATTATTCAACAAGGTAATAAGTTTGTAGCTACTAACACCATCGGTAGTATTAGTAGTCTTGCTGACGTAGAAATCAATAATCCTGCATCTGGTGATTATGTTAGATACGACCCATTGTATTTATCATTTAGAAATTTTCATCCTACTTACTCATTATTTGAGTTACTAGATGTAGATATAGCTAATCCATTACATGAGTTAGAGTCAGAAGCACAGGATAATCATACTCTTGTTTACAACCATGACACAGGAAAGTTTAGTACTCGTTTAAGAGTCAATCAATTACAAAATTTAGATGATGTAAATATTACAGACCCAGAAACTAAGTACCAATTACTGATGCTAAACGAGGATTTAGTCTGGGAGAATATGGATTTGCAAATTGTAAGAGATACATCTCCTGCATTAGGTGGAAATCTAAATGCTAATAGCAATTACATATACAATAGCTCTTACCGAGTAAAAACTGTTATCGCAAATACACCGATACTTGAATTAGATTATGCTGAGGCAGACTATTACATAGTAAATGGTGTACCACTAGGTACTAATGCGACATGCATACTTACTCCAATCTTTAATCTAAAGAACAATACAACGGCAGTAATGATACTTGAGATACGTCAAGATACTGGTGTGATATTAATCGGTGGGTTAGAAAATATTAAGTACGAGGATGGTAAGTCTATATTACTATCTGGAACAGGTAAAACAGATTTAATAACCATTACTGTACAAAAAACTGCTACTACTGGACTATCTCCAGTAATTACAACTACAAGTTACATTACTGCGACAGCTCTTAATATGGCAGCAGTAGGTGAAGGTGGTATACCTGCTTATCGATACGATAAAAGTCGTTATCCTAGAGTACAGACCTTTGATAAAGCTGGGCTGTACGATGATTACTTTGATTATGTGCAGCTATTACTTAACTTTGAACCAGAAGTTTCAACGAGTAGAATATGGAGTGCTGATAAATCAGATTTAGACACCAATACAGTTACAACAACTACTACAAATCGAGCTATTCCAGTATATACATTTGGTATTCAAGAAAAAGTAGCTGAGTTCTCTAGTGATAGCAATTACATTCATGTTGCAGCCAGTACTCCGATTACTTTAGATAGCAATTTTACTATTGAACTATTTGTTAACTATCCGCTTAAATCAGACTTTGTAAGCGATAGCTCGATTACTCATAATTATTTTCTAACTGATGATGATTTATCGATTACTTATACTGGTGAAATAGCTGCTTACGAAACAGATAACCCCACAATCTTTCAAAATACAGCTATTACAATTACATTAGGTAGTAATACTTATGTGTATCCAAATGCTTTTAACTACTTTATTGACAGGGAGACTGAGTATAATCATTTAGCTTTAGTACGCAACGGTCATACAGTATTATTCTTTGTAAACGGTATTGCTCAGACTCCTATTACTTATACAGCAGATGACCCTATTACTACAATTGACATCAATACTATCGATATAAATCTAAAAGGCATAGTAAACAGTGTACGTGTTACAGAATATGCACGTTATCATAAAAACTTTATTCTACCTGCAATGAGATTTGGACTCATAGGTGGGGCAAATGATATACTCGATGCCCAGGTATGGGATTACTACTGGCAGTTAGATAGAGAATTTGAATATACTCTATTCTGTTAGCGTTTCAATCCACGAATATATTTACCAGCACCCATTGCTCCTAGTGTTCCACCCACTGCTGCACCAGCTAAAGGTAATCCCATTGTTAAGTATGGATTAGAGTATTTGTTTGTCACTGCTTGGTCGTTATCTAAAAACTCTTGACCACTATTTACGAAGTCTCTGGCTAATGGGTCATCACTATTTGGAGTAGCAATTCCTATATTAAATCTATTTTTAGCCAGAAAAGCATCGGTAGCTGTATTAAATCTATTAGCTGAATCATCATACTGTTGTTGTTCTTCTGGAGTAAGACTATTCATAATATGCTGTCTATTTAGTACTCCACCACCTACCATTCCTAGTGATGTACCAAGAGTTCCACCAATTGCAGCACCTTGGGCAAAGTTGAATTTAGCGATATTGCTGTTTTGTAGTAATTTCATGAGTTATAGTTGAACTAAAATCGTATATTCTCATGATAGTATATACTTATGTATAGAAGTAATTCGAATTAGTGGACTTCAAATTCAACATCAATCGATTGATAAGGAATATACAAAATCAATATGAATAAGTATTCAAGACAAAAAGCTTCAAGATACGCACTCTACCGTCATGCCAACAGAGGGTCTGCGAGCTTTATTGCACCACAAGCTAGTATCGCTAACTTCTTTGACCCTACTGACCCAAGCGCATATATGGACGCTGCTGGTCAAGCATGGCAAAATGTTAGAGGTATGTTTCCTGGTGGCGCTCCACAAGCTGCTCCTACTGGTGTAGACCAACTACAAGGTTTAGGTAACAGACTAGGTGGATTACTACAAGGTGGTCGTCCTCCTGTACCATATAACCCAGGTGCTACACAACCTTCAGGTATCTATCAAGGTATTCAAAATATTGCAGAGAACTTTGCACCACCTCCTGCACCTTCTACTTCAGGTATTCAAAGTATTTCTGAAATTATGCCTGGTCAAAATCAAGGTTTCCTTCAAAGAGCTGGTGGAGCCATTGGTGATGCGTTCAATTCAGCTAAAGGATATGTAATGGGACATCCGGGTGTTGATGCTGCCGCTGCTGGTGGTGTCGCTGCTGCTGGTGCTGGCGGACTCGGACTACGCAATGCTGCTAGAAATAGACAACTTCAACAACAAGCTGCTGCACAAGCTCCTGGTTTAATGCAAAGAGCGCAAGCTTTAGCTGCTAACCCAATGGCTCGTAGAGTAGGACTCGGAGCATTAGCTCTTGGTGGTCTTGGTGCTGGTGTTGCCGGAATGAATGCACTACAAGGACAAGATGATGAGCAAGCACAATATGCTCGTACAACTCTAAATCAATACGTAGCTTCATTTAGTAGAGGAAACGGAACACGTTTTTCTTCACGCGGTAGATAAGCCCCATACGTTAAATAAATAAAGAATCTCCGATAGAAATATTGGGGATTTTTTATGTTTACAGACATGATTATGTATAATGTTAGTAGCAAAGTAAACGTAACATAATATCATGAAGTTAGTAGGCAACACAAGATTTCATAAAGAAGCTTTATATTCTAATAAGGGAAGAGGCGTAGCAAACTTTAACCCAGCTTTTGACGGTCTATATCAATACTTAGATTCTGGTCAACAATATAACGATGCCGCTATTCAAGGCGGTAGAGCGTTAGCACACGGTATTCGTGAAATTGGTGTTCAAGGAGGACGAGCATTAGAAGGTGCATATAATACAGGTAGACAAGTACTATCTGCTCCTACTGGGCTACCCGATGCATTTAGAAGTGCCGCCGATAATATTGGTGGTACTGTGCAAGATATGTTTAACAGAAATGTTGACCGTCCTATTGGTGTTCCCTATCCTGCCCCATTACCTGACCTTCATGCTCCACTAGGTTATCAAATTGGTCAGACAGCTAGAGACATTGCTGCCCCTATTCAACGAGGTGCTAGTAGTATTGGTGAAGCTGTATCTAATGTAGCCAGAAATGGATACAACACTGGAATAAATGCTGGTAGAGGACTAGCTGATAATGCCAAAGACTTGTGGAGTGTAACACCTGATGCAATTCAAGGGGCATGGAATAGTGCTGGACGTGGAATTAAAGATGCTTATCATAATGTAAGTGAAGCCACTAATAATGCGATTGATTTATTTCAAGAAGACCCAGAAGCTAGAAGTAGAATAATTCATAGAGCGGGTACAGATGCAGCTATCGCAGGTAGTGCTGCTGCTGCGGGTGCTGGCGTAGGATATAAAAGAGCCTTAAGAGGGGCAACTCCTATCCCTGTTCCACCTAATCCAATGCATAAGACAACACAAGTAGGTACACTAGCAGACCACATACATCAAAATCAGCAAAAATACGCTATCGGTGCTGCTGCAACTGGAACTGGTTTAGCAGTAGGAGCATCAATATCGGCAATTAATAATAGAGGAAATGATATGGCAGACTATTCATTTAACACAAAACCTGAATTTATGGTTAACTTTGGCTTCAAACCATTAATGCCGAATAAACTAGGTAAAGTGAAGAATGCACTAGCTAAAGGTGGAAATCTGGCTAGTTCTAATCCTAAACTTAGAAAAAGAGCAGGAGAGGCTTTAAGCAATGTAAAGAGTGCTGAAAGAATGACAAACGTTAGACCGACAAGATTTAACTAACGATTGCATTCATGTTTATTAAACACTCTGACTCTCTTAAATCACCTAACCCTATTGATTTAAGAATAGGTGAGCTTGCTATTAACTTTAGAAATAAACATATTTATACAAAGACCTTAACATCAAAGGTAAGTATAGTAGGTAATTCATTAAGAAAATTAGTAGAGTTCAGTGATTTTAGATTTGACAGAGTATCTACTAACTCTAACTTTGCGTTTTTACGAGTATTAATAGAAGAGAAAGGTAATGCTAGAAGGTTGTATTTAACTACTTCATTACCTTTTCTTTATCTAAATGCACTCAATGGTATACAGTTCACTGACCCATTGGATAATACTTATTTAGGTTATGACTCTGATGTAAGTAAATTAAAGAATATAGCTGCACCTGAGTTTAATGTGGGAGATTTAACTGATGTAAATCTTCCAGCATTAGATGCCGATTATCATAATTTTGCACTCACATCTATTGCAGGAGAGTATGACCCTACTAAAGATATACTTGCATCACGTAACGGACATTGGTGGGCACGATGGATATTACGTCCCGAAGCAACTAGAGTTTCTACATTAGATGATGTAACTGGTACTCCTGCACCTTATAAGATACTACGTAGACGAAGAAGTAATGAAACATCTGGTGGAGTCGTATACATTGAACCTTTACTTATTGTTGGAGATAGTAAGCCAACATTAGGTGGTGACTTAAATGCATCAGGATATGCTATAGTCAATGAACTTTATGGGACACAGTTATTGAATTTAACTGAGGCTTCTGATTCTGCTAGTTTAGATGTTACATTAAACAATGCTTTTACTATTAAATGTAATAACACTGTTTATTATTTAAGTATCGATGTCAGCAGTAGTTTTAATGAAGCAAATGCGGAGTATGGTAAATTCAAACCATTCTCTATCTTTATACAAGATTTTACTGGAGTACTTAATTTTACTAATACTATTCAATTTGAGAATGGTATACCGCCAATCTTAGAAGGTAAGAATCACATACTTACAGGTTATCTTGTTTATCCTGCTCAATCTACTACACCTACTATTTATCTATTTCAGAAAGCTACAAATCTTGCCAAAGTAACATGACAACTAAAACTATTACATTAATATTTAATGAAACTCTGCCAAAACTATACGTGTATGCTCCTAATATTCAAAGCGTCTCACCAACTTTATATTTGTATGCACAAGCTAAAGAGTATCTGAAACAATTATTCCCTAGTACTATTTTTTCTGCGACTATTACTGATGAGGTATTTGGATACTTTAATTTCTTTGTCGTTGATTATGTAATTGAACCATTTTCTATCGAAGTTGATAGCAGCATAGACACTATTGATATTAATGAGTTTTTTAAGTATGTGAGCAAAGAATTGTCGAGTCCTTATTATGATTCAAATAGTAGTAGTTGGAAAGTAAAAGTTAGTTACTCTGTTAATCAACAAAAGTTAGATACTGAATGGGAAACAAAAAGAGCGGAGAGAAACAAGTTGCTTACTGATACTGATTGGATAGAAAGCAGTGATATTGTTTCTACTCAAACTCAACAAAAGTATAAACTCTATAGACAGATACTTCGAGATAGTATTAATTTCTCTTTGTATCCTCATATGGTTACATTTCCTGAAGCTCCGACTATTATTTATACTGAAAGTCTTAGAAATGCGAACAATGAGATTTTAAGTGACACACAAATTGCATATCTCAAAGATTATAAACCTACAGACAAAACACTGAGTTGGTTTCAGTTTCTAATGCTTTGGAAAAGTTATAATTTTACTAATAGAAAACAATTTGTTGCTAATCTTCTTAACATAAATACAGATTTTGATTTGAATGAGATACTAGCAGCAATGCCTGTCTAATAGTAGTATTACAAATGAAATTATTCTCAGTATTTAATCACGTATTTTCTACAGGTTACTCTCTTTCCGACAGTCAAAGTACCAAACTAAGACAACTGTGGAATTTAGTTAGAACAGATGAAAGTCTAAATGGATTTTATATAGCATTACCTGAGTATATTACTGAGAGTCATATCGGTGCGCTTAGTCCCACTAACAATATTGTACGTACTTGGTATAACTTATTGGCGGATGGTAACTATCTATATAGCTCAGATAATTCATCATCTCCGAGTATAGTTACTAACGACACACAATTTAATAATTACCCCTCATTAAACTTTGACGATAGTAGTTTACAGCAACTATTCTATAAGTTTCCAGTTAGTGTGGGCACTATTATTATTGTTTATCTAACTAGACAGTCTGACTCCTATCTTATCTATGCTCCGCGTAATACACCTAGTCCATCGGTATTATTTTATGATGCATTTCCGAGAACAGGTAATGCTTTGTGGTCTAACGAACTATATACTGGAAGTTCTATTTATAATGCTACGTCTCGTATTAACAGTAGGGTAGTTACACCTAGTACATTCGTTCCGTTAAATAGAGTACGAGTACTTACAGTAAAGAACATATCTAATCCAGAGCAAAAAGAAGTAATACAAGGATATGGTGGTAAGAGTGGAGAACTAGGTGGAGCAGAAAATAAAAGTATTAGACAAAGTGTGCAAGGTAAGATAGCTGCAATCATTACATTTGAGAATGATATTGATAATACGCTGACGCAACAGATAGAAACATTACTTGTGGAAATGTATATTAACTATCAAGGTATTGTAGCTACTGCAACACCAGCATTCAAAGTATTAGTTGATGCAGCTTTTAGCTATGACTTTTCTACTATTCTATTAGATGAGTTTTTTGATATTGCATCATATGAGCTATTAACTCCATTAGATATGGGACTTAGTTTTACAGGTTCAGTATTAAGTGGTTCAATTACCACACCTTACGAAGGAACTATAAAGATTGCTGTAACTAACTCAGCAAGTATGACTAGCACTTTTGAGTTTAGCTTAAAGGTATGTAGACCTGACCCTATAGTAGCCTTATTACCTAAGCAAACTAATATTACTCTTGCATTAAGTGCCGAAAATAGCCCTATCGACTCTAGTTTTTATGGTATTACTAAGGATTCATCTAATAGAGTCACTAGATGGGAAGATGCTAGACGAGTAACTAATGCTGGTGTTACTAATAATGAAGTTAACTATCTTCTAGCTACTACTGGATTTGAGCCTAATTGGTTAGATGCAGTTAGTTTGTTCAATAGCCATGATGCTGTTCAATTTAATGCAATACAAAAATTAGACTTAGCTGCTGGTGTATCTGGTAAGACATTTGTATGGGTTTATATTCAAGACTCATATGGTACTCGACCAATGCTTAAAGACTTTTCCGATATAAAAGGAGAAGGTCAACTATGGACAGTTTCTACTATTAGTCAGATTCATGGTCAAACACCTATTACTAAATTAACTACCAGAAGTAATAAGGTACTGGTTAACACACTTAATTACAAATTAGACTTAAACAGACTATACATAATTACTGCTGTACAACCTGATGATGTTGCAATTAGCTTTAGTGGGTTAGAAAAACTAAGAGGTAAGTTAGCTTTCTTTACTAGCTGGAATATTAAATTAAGTGATAGTGAATTAAATACAGTGGTATCAGTATTAGCAAATCGATATTTCTCATCATTAGCCCCTTATGTATTCTCTACGGAAACTGAATATCGCTTTTTATCTAATATTACTATTGACCTAACTAAGAAGGTGGTTGATTTACAATCTCTTCCTCTTACTTACGAATTACTCACACCCATTTATGATGCTGCAATAGACAGTAATGGCATATTAAGTTTTACTGGTGAACGAGATGAAATACTTACATTTGCAGTAAAAGCTACAAATACTATCCCATTAGATTCTACGTTCAATTTTGATGTAGATATTACGTTACGTACTAATCCTCTTTATTTGAATCTAAAGAGTTTATTAGGTACTAATTCATTTACATTAATACTATTACCAGACTTAGATACTCTTACCCTTAGCTCAACTAATATTACTCATTGGTCTGATTATAGATTAAACACTAATGAGTATATAGGACATGACGTAATTCTATCCACGTTACCCTCACTAAACAATAAATCAGTAGCAGAGTTTGACATTGATGGTAGTAGTTATCTTGAAGGGTCAACTACTATCTCAGGTAAAGGATTTATAGTTGGATATGTTAGAAAAGAGAGCAGTATTGACCGTGCTTTTCTATTTGGACAGGCAAGTACTAATGATTTTAGTTCTGGTAATAACGGTATTCTATTTGATTCAGGTATTACAGCGACATCGATACTATCTAGTCATAAATATGTAAATGGTAAAGAAGTCACTAATTCTTATTTACTTAAACCTAAAGTACTAAATACGATTGTATTTAATAGTTCAAGCACGTTAAGCTTTAATAGTATTGCAAAAGATAGATTGTTTAATGACCGAAGTGTAAAAGGATATATCGGTTGTGTACTTGTGTTAAATAGAAACATTACATTTGACGAAGCGGTACAGATAAATACATATATTAGAGACTACTATGACCCTGCAAGATATGTGACTCTATTACATTTTGATTCAGTTATTACTGATAGTTCTCCAGCAAACAAAACACTTACTACTAATGCAAGTGTATCTACATCTATTAAGAAATTCGGAGCATCTAGTCTAATATTAACTGCTAATTCAATCTGCAAGTATATTGAAATACCCAATGAAACTGACTATGCTTTTCTAAATGAAGACTTTACTATTTCATTCTGGTTAAATGTAAACAAAGCATTATCCACTGGGGACATACAAAGTTTATATTCACAATCTGATTTACAAATATATCTAAAAGGAAGTTCACTATACATTGGTAGAAACAATATACCTGAAGCTGCGTTATTCTTTAGTATTTTGTCAAATACATTCTTTAATTCAAGCGGTGTATTTCATCACATTGAGATTACTAAGAGCAATGGAATACTTTACTATTTTATAGATGGTGTGCTAGGTAATGCAATTGCAGATACTTTAGAGTATTCAGATTACAATAGCCCAATTCTTCTAGGTCAACGAACTAATCTATTAAATACGACTGGGTATAACTGTTATCTTGATGAGCTATTAGTGTATAGACGTACAGCATTGCATACATCTAGCTTTACTCCACCAAGTAGTCCTTATATTTAAGTACCTTGATTATATTTAATTACCTTCGTTCTTTTCTTGAAGCTCTTTAATCTTATTTAAGTCTTCTTGAATGTCTAGAATACGTTGAGGGATTTTACCTCTAGTGCGAATCATGTAGTCTTTGCGTTTTTCCCAGATAGAAGCCATGAATTCTTGTTTCTTTTGAATCTCTCTTTGTTCCGCCTCAGTAGTTGTACCTTTAGCATCTCTTAGTCGAAGAACAAAGTGTCTAGAGAACTTAAATTTAGGATAGTACTGAAACTTCTTAGTCCTTTCACTGATACCTGATTTTACAAAGAATGTTCCGTAAGCAAAGATTTGAACTTCTTCTTCATTCTTTAGTTGTTCTTCTACATGCTGCCAGAAATACTTAAGGCAGTGGTCGATAATGAAATCAGTTGGTACTGTGTTTGGAAATGCTTCTTCGAACTTCTTTCTAATTGGTTCTATATATTTAGGGCTTCCATATCTGCCCACGTTTACTTTATTAGCCATAGAATATGTACATTAGTTGTATACTCAATATATACCTAAGTATATCGTATCTTCTACCTATATCATGAAGTTTTCCAAAGTTTACACTACTCGAAAGAAAGATGATTTTTACAAGCTTATTAGTCAGACTTTAGTTACATTAGAAAAACCTGAGATTCGTAAGCTTGCATTTGATTTAATCCTTGACAGGTTTATTGAATTCATAAAGAAATTAAGTGAAGATGAGTTTACTAAATTAAAAGTGTTACCCGAATCTTACTTTAAGCGAAAGTTTGATGAGTTTTACAAAAGTGTTAACTATATTCTAATGAACAAATTTCGTTCATTGTTAAAAGAACTATGGTCAAATAGTTATCAACTAGGTATCAATCATCAGATAGAAGATATGCTGTATGTTACAGGTATGTTTAAGACTTTCGATAAGCAAACATCTAGTAATTTCTCATCATTACTATCCGATTCATTAGTATCGCATTTTGGTTTAGAGGAAAATACTGCCGAATTTGCAAACGGAGATGAAAGTGATAACTCTGCGTACATCATTGGTAGGGCTAGAAGAAACCTAACTATTCTTCAACGTAATGTAAATAAATTAGTAGCTCAAGAAGATATATTTAATAGAAATAAATTACTTAACTCTGAATCAAAAGCATCTAGATACACAATTAAACAACGTATTGAATTTCTACGTGCAGTTCAAGAAATTTCTGACTACTCTAAAAAGGCTGAAGCATCTCGTAAAACTTTTCTTGGGGATAACTATCTAAATCAACGTATTACTATCCTTAGTGCTGATTATGCTCGTAGATATGACGACATTATTAAAGAGGAACTAGCAGCGTATGTAAACAAGAACATTGAAGGGGTAAGACAAATACGTACTAATCCATCTAGGGTAACTACATTAAGACGAGACATTAGTGAGACGTTAGTAGATGCGGGCATGGATATTAAAAACAACAGTGAAATAGCTAAAGCTAGAAATATTCTTCGTACTGAGTTAGCTATTGCTTATAACTTTGGTAAGCTTGCAGGTTTTACCAGTCCCGCAGATGAAACTCGTAAGGTTAGGTGGAATGCAGACTGGGAGTTAGAGCATTCAAGAGATAGACAAACCAAGAAGGTAGTACCGATTGATGGGTACGAAGTTTGTAAAGCTTGTGCCCTTATGGATGGGAAAGTATTTACAGTAAAAGAGTTACTTATTCTAGGGGTAAACTTAGACCGAGGCATTCTTGGATATGAATCAGGTAGTGGTAATTCTACTGACTTCAAAAATCCTGCTCATCCAATGATTCCATTCCATCCAAACTGTAGTTGTTACTGGACTATTGAGCCACTAGATACAGAGGAAGAAGTACAAGAAGAAATAAGTGAAATTACACCTATTCAGACTCAACCTAATTGGTTAAGAAGACAACGTTATTTAGATGCAGTGGCTAAACAGCAACAATATATACAGGATGTAAATTATCCAGGTAGTCTTGCACAAGTACAGGCACAACGTCAATCACAAGAGAATGTATTACCTACATTATTAGGTACTGGATTACTTGTTGGAGGTGCATTTCTTATGTCTCGCAGTAATGCATGGAGAACATTCTTTAGAACATTACAAAAGGTAGACCGGGCTATACCAGAAGTAGTACAACCCACTGCTACCGATATAGTTCAAGATGTAACTAGAGTAGGTAGAACGATTAAGATAGAGATTAAAAATCCCCAACTCTTTGATGAGTTCGAGGACGTACTTGTAAATACTATTAGTGGTCAGAATGTTGGTGCAACTACTGCTCGTATTTAGAGAGTATTTCTAGGAGCAACTTTAATCTCACTCACATTAGTCATGAAAAAGAAAGTTACTGGTTTTTCGTAGAGTCTAGAAAATTCTAATAGTTTGTACGGGCTAATATTAGCTTTTCCTCTTTCGTATTTAGATATAGTATCTTGAGAGACACCGAAATGAGCGGCAACTTGTTCTTGAGATAGATTTACAGAGGTTCTTGCTTTCTTTAATAAAGTTCCAAGTTTCTCTTTGAAAACAACTTCTCTTGTTGGCATGAAAAAGTATTAGTAATAGTGGTACAATCAAGTATTTACTTCTTTTAGTATACAATAGATTTAGGAAATGTCATGATTATATACCATTAGAGTATTGCAAATGTTAATAACAAAAACAAATATCGCAACTTCAGCACCACTGAGTCTTGCACAAACAAAAAGAAGACAAAAAGCAAACTTCTCAAAGTCACAACCTAAAGTAGCATTCTTTCAACCTATTGGATGGAACCCAAAAACTTCTCTATTCTTCGCTGAAGATGGTGATGATAGTGGTGACTCTGCGGTAGAAATTAAGAAGGCATTGGTTGCGGTAGAAGGAGAGTTTAAGGATAGTGATGGTAGACCTCATAGCTTTAGTCCTGATAGATTAGAGACTATTGCGGAGCATACTAATCGAGCATTAGAAGAAGGTCAAATTGTACCTTTATGTACTGACCATGAAAAGAAGGTGTCTAATACAGTTGGTGGGGTAGAAGGTAAAGCTTACACGAAAGTAATTCAAGAAAGCGATTTACCCAATCCAAGAGCTAAACATCTAGTAGGTAAGCTAGGTCTATTTCTAGATGATGTAGTTGTAAAAGCTAAAGATGCCGTAGACAAAGTTAGAAATGGTATCGTTACTTCTGTTTCTATGGGACTTAACTTAGACCCTAAAGAACATCGTATTATTGAGCTATCATTAGTACCCATCCCTGCTATCCCTAACATGGGTCTATTTCAATATGCAGGTTTTGGTAATACTGCGTCATTCAACTTTAACTCAATGGATGACAATAACGTATTTACTTGGGAAGACCTTGAATCTAATGAACAAACACTCGAAGACCTAAAAGAAGAATACGATGACTTAAATGAAAAGTTATGGAAGCTTCTAAATAATATCTATACTTCTGAATCTATTGATATTACTGATGTAACAATGCTTAAGCAGTATGTATACACAGCATTAAATGGATTCTCACTTAGAGTTGTTGACTTACTTGGACTTACTGATGTACCCGATGATATGTCTCAAGGTGCTGACCCTAATGACCCAATGGCTACAATGACTGCTGACCAACAAATGCAGCAAACACAAACTCAAATGCAAGGTGTAGCAGACCCAAGTATGCAAGACCCATCAACACAACAACCTGTATCTTACAAGAGAAATACAAAAGGATTACTTAACTTCGCAAAACAATATAAGTATTCAACTCTGTATATCTAAACTGTCCGTCTCCTTATAAGTGAAGTGGTAATAACGAATGAAATTATGTGTTAAGCCTTCATATGTAGCATGGGCATATACGTCTGGTATGCTATCTACATTCGGGCGAGAAGACCCTAACTGGAGAGGTACACCACCTTATGCGGCTCCTAACCCAGAAGAGAAAAAGTCATTAGTTGGAGAAGATATTTATCCACCTCCTGATGAACGTAGTCTTCGTGGATATTTAAGAGAGAAAAGAGTATCAAAGAACGATGCAGAAGGTGTAAAAACTAGAAAACGTTTAGGTGCTAGAGCTAGAAAAGAATATAAAACATCTCAAAAGGTAGCAGTAAGACGAAAGAATGCGTTAAGAGCGCAAGCTTTGAATCTTCGTGACCAAGTACCTATTATGATGCCCAATGGTGAGCAGTTTACTGTAGATGGAGTACCTCAAACGTTTAGTAATGCAAATATATTAACAAACGCTATTGGTACATGGACAGACCCATCTGCGCGTCAAACACAAGATGCAGTAAATACTGTAGATAGATATGAGCGTTGGATGAGAGGTAAGTTAACTCCTCAAGAACTTGCAGACATTAATGCAGGCAAGTTAAGTTTACCTACTCGGTCAGAAAGAAAACAAGCACAACAGTTTCTAACTAAAAGTGAAGGTAGACCTTTCTATGGTGCTGCTGGAACCAATGTACCTACTGTTCAACAACGAACAAATAGAGAATTAGCTCAAAGACTTGAAGGTACATCAAATGTATTAGCTAACATGCTTGATAATGCTAGACCTGCTACTGATGTACTAGCTGGTAAGAATCCAACTACTAAAGAAGCATTACCAGAAGGAAGTCTTGGAGATAGTATTAAAGAAGTTGTTACCGATAGAAATAAAAGAGAAGCTGACCGTATCGCATCAGGTCAAATATACGATAGAGATGTCGCTGTACAAAGAGGAGTAAATCCCAAAGTAAGCGTAGCTCCTAGTTACATTGCTCCTAGTGCTAGAGATAATAATTCACCTACTGGTATTAAAGCAAAAACACCTGTAGAGATTCAATACACTCCTACAGGTAAGCAAGCTGGTTTACGTACTCGTAGAGATAAAATTCGTAGAGTAATTAGACTACTTGATAATGAAGGAGGTAATGATGTTTACGGCAAGACAAATCTATTAGATAAGGCTAAACAAGATACTGAATTACTTCAATCTCAATTAACACCAGATAGATTAAAGCAATTAGCTTCTATTGGTGGACAACGATTAGCTAGACTTCGTGATAATGCTGGACAGAAGCTAGATGAATTTATTAATGCTCCTAATAGATTACCACCTGTAGGAGAGAAATCTATTAAATCAACTAATGGTGAAATTACACAACAAACAGTAGACCCTAATGCTACTCAACCAGCATTTGATATTGACTATACTGCTACACAAGACCCACTTACAGGTGCTTCTAGTATTTCAACTCCAGAACCAACTACAACAAGTAGAAGACAACCTAGACAAGGACGTATAAAAACTGGGGGTAAAGCTACTCCTCAAGATAAGTCTTTGACTATTAACATTACAATGCCAGACGGTACACCCGCACAAGTACCAAGTACAGGTAGAACAGTTGATATACCAGCTAATTTACCTAATGTTGGAACTAAAGCTGCATCTACTGCCAAAAAGGGAGAACAAGTAGTAGAGCAAGCGGGTAGAGCTAATTTAATTAATAAATTAAGAACACTTGGTTCATCTGATAATGGATTACTAAAAGCGGGAGCCGCAATTGCTGGTGCTGGAGGTGTATTACTTGGAGGTAATATGTTAGCTAACTCAATGAGAAAAAAAGATACAGTTCCGACACCTACTATACCCGCTCCTAGTGTCTATCCTGGTTATCCTCCTTATCCATATGTCTAATTCAATCTAACGGTATACTTATATTAAGTATAGAAAACTAATCATGAAAGAAAGTCTTATAGCAAAACAGTTTGACCTGTATAAAAACAAAAGTACAAAACAAAACCTAAGATACTTTCTTGGCTCTAAAAAAGATACTGCACAGTTTCTTAATCCGGCACTTGCAGGAGCAGCACTGGGAGGAAGTCTTGGATTAGCCAAAGGTGGATTAGAGCAAGATGATAATCGAGAAGTTCCGGTAGACGAAAGACTGTTGAAAGTAATGACCAATAGTGGTGCTGGTGCATTACTTGGAACTGGAGCAGGATTAGTTACTGACGCTATTAGAAAAGATTATCCCTCACAAATCAATCAGTTAGCATCTGCTACTGGTTTACCTGGAGTAAATGAACCCTTAAGACAACGAATTTTACGTCAAAGAGCTACTCAAGGTGCGATAGGTATTAAGAAGCCTGGGCTATATAATCAAGCAAAAGATGTTCTATCTATCGGAAAGATGGATGTGGACGACACAATCGGTAAAGCAAAGAGAGTGTTAGAAACTGCTCCTGGTTATATTGATAAAGGTACTGGGGCTATTATTGGTGGAGGTGCTGGAAGTTTAATTGGTTCTGGTATTGGTCACGTAGCTGGTGAAGCTGTATTACCTGGCTTAGGTGGAATTATTGGTCAAGGTCTTGGAGGTACACTTGGAGGTATCTCAGGTACTATTGCAGGTACAGTTAATGGTGGTATTACTGGAATTAAAACTCTTATTCCGGGTACTGATGAAAACTTAAATGCTAGACTTGGTAGCTTAGAAAAGACTAATGATAAGTTAGGTAAATTACAAGAAGCTGAACAACAAAAATTAGCACGTCAACAAGCAGTAGCAGATATTGGTAGGGCACAACGTAAAGCTGACCGTTCACTTGAAGTTCAAAAAAGAGCGCAAGCATTTAGACAACAACAAGCGCAGCAACAAGCATTACAGCAAGGGTTTAGAGCTAATCCTGCTGCATATGTACAGGCACGGGCACAAGCGGACTTAAAGAATTTAACAAGTAGACCTGTAGATAGTATTGTTGATGGTACTAGAAATATTCTTAGAACAGGTAGTCAAGCTGCCACTAAACTTCGTGGAATACTTCCTTTTTCTTATATGGGTGACACAGCTAACTTTGGATTTGAAGTACCAAGACCAATGCCCGCACCTCCTTATGTAGAGGGGCTTAAGTATGGTGCTTTAGCTGGTGCTGTTGGTGGGGGTGTAGCTGGAACTGCATCAGCACTAGCAAGTCAACGAGATGCCGATGAAGAGAGATTAAATACTATTGCAGCTATTCCTGACCCTTATCAAAGATTACGTCAATATGAAATTTACAATAGTGACTTAACTCGACTAGGAAAAACGGCATCTAATATTACAAATACTGCTGGAAATGCTGCATTAGCTGCGGGATTAGGGGCTGGTGCTGGAGCAGCATTAGGCGGAGCTGGTGTTATAGCTTATAACAAACTTGCTAATCCTATGACTTGGCAAAATCTATACTACGGTAAACCAAAACCACCTCGTATTTCGAGAGCTATTAATACACTTATCTATGGCTAATCTAACTCTACATTCTCCTATTCCTTCTATTCCTCTAGCTAATGCTCCTAGTGGTGTATCTCCATTAGTTAGAGGTTCTCAAATTGGTGCGGTTATCGGCGGAGGTATGGGATTAGAAAAAACTATACAAGATGCTCAAGATGAAGGAATGCCTTTACCGAAAGCAATTGCAAAGGGAGCATTGAATGTAGCTGGAGGAGCAACATTAGGTACTTTAACTGGATTAAGTGGTGGAGTATTACTAAATAGAGTTAGAGGTGTTAATAATACGGATGCACTTAACTATGCAAATAAGTACGTATTCGGTGAGCCTAATGATGGTATAGCGGCACAACTCGGAATATTACAGAATGATTTCAAAAAATATAAAAGACAAAATGCTTTTAGATTACTAGGTGTAGGTGTAGGTGCTGGAGTAACAAGAGGTGTACTTCAAAAGCAAATTAATGATTTACATGGAACCGTATCTCAGTTATCAGAACACATACCAACAGCAATAGCAGATAGTGGGCAGTTACAATTTATGAAAAAACACAACTCGATAGCATCTTTTGTTGCAATACCTACTCGAATTACATCATTACAACCAGTAGAAAGAGCGATGCAAGCCCCTCTTTCATATACTCGTAAATTAGGATTAGGATTAGGTGTAGTAAAAGGTGCAACTGAACAATCAGATAATATACTCGAACCTGAAGTATCACCGATGGATAGGCTTTACAAGATAGGGACTAATGCTCTTGGTGGTTATATTGCAGGAGATTTAGGAGGTAGGGTTTATAACAATAGAGCCGCAATTGCTAGTAAAATTAAGGTTATGAAAAATGATGCTCTTGCAAGAATGCCACAAGTCAATGTTACATACAACTAGGTTTTCTAACTTTGCCTTTATGGGGCAAGCGAAACAACAACTCTGGAATACATTAGGTTTAGCATCTGGTAATAGTCCTACATCTCCAATGATGGGTATGGTAGGCAATATGATACCTGATAATCCTGATGTGATAGAAAATCATGCAATGCAGCTAAAGCAGTTTAAGGATAGATATTTACCTCGCGTATCAAATACTCCCGGTCAATATTTAAGAGGCGTGCAAGAAGATATTGGTGCGGGTGTTGGATTAGGTAGTGTTGTAAAAGGAGCAGCTTTAAGAACTACCAATGTACCTACTAGCTCTAAATATGTAAGAGGTACTCAACTAAAACAACGAGGAGTACAAATACTTTCATCACCAGTAGAGCAAAGACAAGCTGCAAATAGATTTTTATTAGGAACTGCGGGTACTGTTGGAGGACTTGGAGCATTAGGCGCAGGGGCAGGGTTAGCATTACGTAAGTTAAATGAATTACCTGATTCTTCACAAAATATAGAAAATCAACCAATTGTAAGCGCTTAACGACTAAGTAGCGTATTTATATTTTCTAACTCAATTAAATACCCTAAAGTAAAAATATTAGAGATTGTAATCTAATATTTTTCTTTTATATATAGGCTTAAAAACAAGCATGAAAAGAGGATATAGATATAACAGTGCTAACGCTTATTTTAGCTACCGCACAGGACAAAATCCTAATACAGCTAACTTCTTTGTAGCTGGACTTGGAGAAGCAATTCTTAATCCATTACAAAAAGGTGTGCAGTATTTAGGTAATCGTGCTGGAAATCAAGCTGCTGCTGCTGGACAAATTATCAATAAACAAGGTAGAGGTCTAGTACAAGCGGGTGAAGACGGCATGATGGCTCTAAACAAGCGCGGCAATCAGATGTATCAAAAGCAGGCGGGACAGTTACAACAACGTGCTGGACAAGTCGGAGATAGTGCATCAAGAGCGCAACAACTAGCTCAACAACAAGAAGCGTTCGGACAACGTTGGGGTAATCTAAACCAAGGTATTAATCAATATAACCAAGGTACAAGAGGAGTACAACGCTGGGGTAACGTAGGTCAAAAGCTAGGAAGTGATACCGCTAAGAATATTGCCGGGGCTGGAGCAATTGGTGTAGGTGCATTAGGTGCTGGAATGGGAGCTAACGCATTGATGAATCAAAACAAACAACCCGGAATGTATTAGAAAATACATGAATAGGAGACAGTAAAAAATATGGAACTTAATCCTACTAATGCTTTTGGAGAACTACTACTAGACTTAATTGAAGCCCAATATGGCGACATGGATAGTGGTATTCAAGCAATTATGGACTCTACAGGACTATCTGAAGAAGAAGTTGTTGCAATTATCCAAGGCGACACAATCGTAGAAGATGAAAATCTACTTGCTGGAATCGTTGAAAGCTTTCCAGAAGCAGATGATGAAGACCTAGAAGTAATCGTTAATGTGGCTACTTCTGTTGACGCACAAGACCGTCAAGACTTAATTGGTCAACTTGAAAGTGACGAATTAGGTGCTGGTCAAGCTGATGAAGACAACATGGGAATGGGAGAAACCGAAGACATGGCTGCGGCTGCATATGGTTACGGTGCTGTACCTTCAGCATACTTCTCATATATCCAAAATGAGAATAACCAATTAAAGAATCAAATTTCGAACGTAAACAGCCGTCTTGCATCTTTTGAATACACTAATGCTCTTTCTAGCGAACTAAAGAATCTAGATACATTAGCTTCAAGATATGTAGACGCTCAATTGCTACCTCCGTCATACAAAGCAATGCTTATCGGTGACTTTGCTGATGAAAATCAAAGAGTTGCTAGATTTGCAAAGATTGCTACTGACAATGGTGTAGACGTTGACACAATGTTGTTTGCTACACGTTATGCACTAGGAATGCTAACAAGTGCTTCTGATTTCGTAGAGTTCAAAGACTATAGCATCACTGAAGATGAAGCAGCAGTAGCTAACTTCTCAGCTTCACTTGATGAAGTAGTTAAGAGCGACCTCGATGCTATTTTTGGTAACTAAGAGATAACGAGGTATAACACAAATGTTTATTAAAGTAAAACAATTCGGTGCTGGTAAGCCAATTCTCTTTGGGCAAACAATGGTGCGTACACCATTTTCAGTTGTCCTTAAAGGAGAAGATGTACTTCCTAATATCGATGCTAGAAAATTAGTACCAGAAGGAAGCTTCATTGTCGGTATCGATGATGCAGTTAGATTCCTTCCTCGTACAAGACTAACTGCTGCTACAGCTACAAACTCAACCGCAGTTAGCTTAGGATATCCTTCTTACCAATTCAAGGTAGGGGATGTTCTTTATGGTGTTGCTGGTTACGCAAAAGTAACTATTGGTGGAACACTTACACAAGATGACGTGTATTCAATCAAGATTGGAAACACAGTTTACAGTGTAACTGCACCTGCAACTCCGACTGGAAACAACACAGCCGCAGCATTTGTAACTGCTAACGCAGCAGCACTTCTTGCCGCTGGTGTAACCGTCACTCAAATCGGAAGCACAGGAACTCTGCTGTTTAGAGCTAATGATGCTTATTCAATTAGTACCTTTAGTTCAGCGGGTGGAGCTACTCTAACCGTTAATACAACTGAACCTGGATACTTAGGTGATTGCATTATTCCTCTTGGAACTATTCTTTCTATCGCTGCACCTAACAATGCTGGTGAAAGAGTAGCAACTCTAGCTGCTAACGCTGCTTATGCACTACCTAGTGGCTCACCTGTAGGTACAAGAGTAGATGAATTCTTGGGTATTTACCCGCATAACCTAGACTTTAGTGAAGTGCCAATGGAACACATTGCACCTATTGCTGAAGCCGATGGTGTGTATGAACAAAATCTACCATATATCGACCTACAAATTAAACGTAAATTAAGTGATTTGCGTATTTACAAGAGATTCTACCGCAACGCTTAAGGAGATATAGAAAAAAATGTATATTGAAACTTGGCTAAAAGGGCAAAGAGAATCTAGAACAGCCGATATGGTAGTTGATACTACTCTTCGTCAGCTTAAAGAACGTTCTAGAGTTCTCGATAAATATGTACCAATGAAGACTAAAGATGGTCGTGATTGGTTGGCATACATTACTGAGCAAGTAGACCCAATCGCGTCTCTAGTCGCAACGGGTGCTGAATACCCATCAATTGCCAAAGGTAAGTTCAGTCAAGTCCAAGCAAAGCTATTCAAGGCTGCTCTGCGCCACGAATGGAATGAAGACTTACAATGGAGAATGAAGGATGTTCAAGAGTTCGCAAGAGCTAAGGGCATCACTGTTCAAAACATCTCTGTTGGTACAGATAAGATTCAAGTTGGACAAGACAACTCACTTGCAGAATTGATTTTTGGTACTCTTTCTGCTCTAGTAAGAGGGCATATTAACCTTCTAGATTACCTTGCATGGCAGGTACTTCAAACAGGTTCGATGCAGTACACGGATAGTCGTACTGGTCTTAACATCAACCTAGATTGGAAGAAAGCACTTGATGCTCCTTACAATCACTACCCTGCTCCTTTGACAGGCGACCGTCAATGGACTGAGTTTGAAACTGCTGATGGTATTCAAGACTTGGTGGACATGCATTATGTGTACAAGTACACGAATGGATTCCCTGCTGATGAAATTGCAATGTCAGAACAACTTCTACATTGTTTACTTCGTCAAAAGTCTGTGAAGGAAGCAGTTGTTGCCAGCTTAACTGTTGGTAGCACAATGACAGGTACAGTATCTATCGAGCAACTTAATGAAGTAATGCGTCGTAGATTCCTTCCTGCAATTACAACTGTTGATGACCACTTTGAACTAGATGGTGACAACACTGGTAATAATATTCCTACTCGTTATCTAGACCCTACTCGCATCGTATTCCTGAAGAAGGGAATGGCTGAACGTTGCTTGGGTGGAACTCTAGAAAACAATGGAAAAGCTGGTGTGTATCAACGTACTTATGAAAAGTCTAAGGAACCACCTCTAGATATTTCAGCAACAGCAAGTATGATGATTGTTACTGCACCAACTATTTCTAAGCAAGGTATGGCACGTAAGGTATGTGACCTGAACGACCTAGAAACAGCAATGCACCTTGAAGACTTTAACTTTGCGTAAACTAGACGCGAATAAATAAGTCGGAATAAAACTAATTAACCTCTCTTTATGGGAGGTTTTTTAGTGTCTTAGGTAATCTTATAGTAGAATAAGAATAGTTATTTAAGAGTAGTTATGAAATATAAATTACATACAGCATACGTTAACTTTCACGGAACAGTGGTTCCTGCTGGTGTACATGATGAAAAAGATATTGACCTAGCAGAAGCAAGAAGAAAAAGTATTGTTACTCTAGCAGACATTGAAATTCCGACAAAGAAAGTACCTGAAGTAGATAAAGTGGTTGAGAAGAAATTTAGCGCCACACCTGACAATAGTTTTGATATTACTGAAAAAGTATTAGAGCCAGTAACAGAGACAGTTGTAAAAGAGAGTTTGAAGATTAACTCAGCTACGCTTGAAGAAATTGCAGCATTAAAATACATCGGTAAGATTACTGCTAATAAAGTAGTTGCTGAAAGAGCTAAAGAGAGATTTACAACTGAAATGGAACTAGATAAAAGAGTTCCTCTAAAAGGTGGAAGACATTGGCAAGATATATTTGATATAGATTTTGAAACAGTAGTCCCCTATTCTAACGACAACGCTATTAAGTATTTATAATGCCAGGAAACGTACTTGTAAATCAGCTTGAACAAAATTGGAGAAACTATTCTCCGGGTATTAAAGTGCAACGTCCATTAGGAGGTAAGATTAGAAAAATGGGTGCTAAACGAATTGGTGTAGTTCCTAATCTACTTAATACAAATAGAAAAATGACTTTTGCGAATAGTTTAACTAACCTAGCTAATTTTGCTCCTAATGCAAATATGCCGATACCACAGGATAATATGGTTGCTTCACCTCCATTACATCCTTTTCAATATATGAGCTATGAGGATTTACAACGACTATCTCCTGAGCAGTTTTCTACCCTTCAGTCACAGTATGAGGATATGATGAATCCTCCACTAGCCACTACAAGAGCTAAACGTAATGAGATTAACTTAATTAATGTAGACCCTGAAACTAGACGTAAAATTCAAGAACAACGTAAACAACGTGAGCTTGGGTTAGCATCCATTAGAGAAGCTAGAGGATGGGTAAACACAAGTACTGGAGTGCTAAGAGAAGCTAGAAGTAGTGCGAAAGCATTAGGACTAGATAAAGAATTGCAACGTAGTGTAAGAAGTGGATTAGGGCTAGGTAATGAGTAATACACTTAAGTATGGAAAAATTGCTAGTATTTCTAAGAGATTAGAAAGTAGGATTAGTGTTGTAGATTCTACGGATTACGGTCTTACAGGTATTACTGGTACTCAGATTGGTACTGACCTTATTTACATTGTGGGGTCAGGTATTGAAGAATTTGCAGATATGTTTCTCGGTATGATTTATCAAATGCCGTTAGTAAACGAGCATCCATATCTTCAATCAATTGTAGAAAAACTTATCGTTAGTGATATTTATATTACTTACTTTCCTACTCAATCTGAAGCTTCTGATAGTACGGATAGCTATTCAAGCGTACTTAGACAGCAAGCATTAAATGAGTTTCAAGTATTATTTGATGGCTTAGGTATTTTTGTACCTGGAGCCAGTAATGCTTCGAATCAATTACAAAACGATGAGAGCAAACAACAGCTAACAGTTCGTCCTCTCATTCTTAGAGGAGAAACACTGAAAGATTCAATTGGTTATGACTTTGATGGTGATAGTATTACTGATACTGATTTGTATAAGTTAAATGCAAATGTTCAACCGTCTTTTTACATGCCAGGTAATTTTGAGAAGTTAGAAGAAGGGGATTATGGAGTACGTAATGGTGTTCGAGTACGACAGCGCCGCACTTATTACAATCCAAGCAGAGCAGAGATTGATTTCTGGTAACTAATATGGACTTAGGTAATGAGATTGAAAAAATAATCATTAAGAATCTCAATAAAACTATTCCTGCTGCAATAAAAGAAATGAAACCCAGTGATTTAATTGACCCTTCTACTGCTGCAATGGGATTCAAAAAGATTAAGAAGAATGGAATTATGGTCAAATGACAAATATCATGATGGCTAGTGACGAAAGCTTGTATGCACCTCGTCCTATTTATCCTTTTGGATATAAATTTATTGATAAAGATTGTGAGTTTATTGCTAATTACATAGCTAATGAAGTAAATGAAACTTTTTATGATGCTCTTAGATATAATGTAATTAAGAGTATACGTACTTTTAATGATTTATTTGTACCTTTAACTGACTTTCCAGTATTAAAAGTATATAGGTCTTCTGAAACTAATAGTTTTAATGAAGTCGAAATCAGTACTAAATTTAAGATTATTTATGCTCTTGCTTTCACACAAAAAACTAAAGTAGCCGATATATCTTCATTTGTAGGTAGAGAAATTAGACGAGTACTGTCTACTGGTTCTTTAGATAATCTCTATCAAATTGATTGGGGTAATAGTGGAGAGAATACTATTGATATTGAGTACGAAGATTTTATTGCACCTGATAACACTGTTTATAAGTATGTAACTGTTACGTGTCCTATTTTTACTCTTGACGGTGATGACGACAACGTATAAAAATCTGTTATATAATACATTTAGACGTATACGATAACTAAATAACAAGAGATATATTTCTATGGTAAATATTGCGTTTCAAAGAAAACTACAATCAGTAGTAAGTGAATTCGACGGAGTTATCTCTGCTGGATATGTAGCTGAAGCTGCTGGTAAGTTTTATCTTCCTCTTACTTTCGATGATTTCTCTGCACCAGACATCTCAGTTAGCGGCGTAACTCTTTCAAATGGAGCTACTAAGCTTGTGGGTTCTGCTGGCGCATTCGATAATATTCGTGTTGGTGATATAGTAGCTTCTACTAGCACTGGTGGTATCACAGCTAAGTCCGCTGTTACAAGAACTGTATATACTGTCAAAGGACAGAAGTATGTGGTTTATGCTGATACTTTTAACTCAAGTACTATTGGTGTAAAAGCTGGAGATGCTGTATCTGGTGATGGAGTAGCTGCAAATAGTGTGGTAGACCGTATTGACTACGATACACGCAGAATCTTCCTAGATAAGAACTTAACCGCATCTGCTGTTGCTGACTTAGATTTTACTCCTCCAACAAGAGTAACTGCTGTTAGAAAAAGTACTGCTACTGTCAATCCAAATGAAGTTGACATCGATAGTACAGTATCTTCAGCAGGAGCTAGTTCGACTGTTGTATTTAACAATGGGGCTAAGGAAGCCGTATTTGCGGTACTAAGACTTGAACCCGTTGACAACGAAACAGGAAGTAAGTTATTAATTAATGCCGCAGTTGCTTATCTTGACGGTAAGTTAGTACAAGGAAGTGCTAATGGACTTAACGGTATTGATGTAACAGCACTTACTTATATTGGTTTAACTAGCCTAAGTGTTGATGGTGATTTATTCATTACAAATGCTAGAGTGCCAAGCCCGACTACTGCATAACACCACCTAAGTTATAGATACAAGTACACTTACTCCTTTAGCTATATAATAAAGGAGTATTTGTTTTTGGAATTGATTGATAATATGGACGAAGAGAAAACCGAGATAATTTCCTTATTACGAGAAATTAAAGGTGAGCAAAAGCAAGTCCGCAGAGAATTACAACGTACTAGAAAAGCTATTGTACAAGAAATATTGCCTATTGCTAATAAATTACGAGATGTAGTTGTATTAGGATTAGCACTTGTCGCAGTTGGTGGTGCTTTCTATGCGTTAGATAATAAAAAACAAGATGAATTAGCAGAAAAGTTTCTAACTACTATCGTTACAGGTGGTGGTATTGTTGCTGTTGGTGTAAAAATGTACACTGACTCAAAAGAGCGTACTGAAACCACAATTCGATTAAAGAAACGTGCTGAAAAAGATGAGGTTGCGGATGATGACGATGAGGATAATAAATAATTAGAGAGTAATTAAATGCAGCTTAATCAAATTCTATTAGATATTTTAGATTGGATACGAAGAGTCCTTTGGTCTAAGAAACTTAGTACCAAAAAAAAGCCGTATGCAGTAATAGATACATTTGACGGGGTTTATGGTCAACTTAAATTAGTTGAAAGAGATACACCTAGAGCTGTAATGACGTATATTTTTACTCCTCGACCAGTAATTAAAGGAAACAAAGTATATAATCAAAAAGATTATCACATTTGTCTTGACTATTTGGGTTTATTAGACAATCAAGTTGTTATTGACCCAAAAAGTAGAGAGAAGAAAGCACGTAGAATTAAATACGGAGAGCCTAGTCACTCTATTACAGTATTAGAAGCATCAAGATGGGTAGATAAAGATGGAAACTATAAATCAAATATCATCTATCACAAACTCTATGATTTTCTAGGTAAAGAGCATGAACATACTCATAAATATGCTTGTATGGTGTTTAGAGATGTATGCAATCTTCTTAAACATCAAGATATTAAATACTTTGAATGGGAACAACAAGTAGATTGGAGTAAAAAGATTGTAATGCCAACCAAATTGAAGTATTCGAATGATACACGTATTTGATAAACACTACAAAGCAATTAGCAATATATTTGTTGAGACACATGAGGGGCATAAATACACATATCCTGCCCCTATAGACATTTATGCTACTATAGAGGATGAAAGGAAGAACCTTAAAAACATGATTGAATTTAGAGTAAGTTCTTATTTAGACTCAATATTACCTCTAACTTACAACTTCTCTATATTTACTTATTTGCTAACATTTGACTACACAATTGATACTTTGTATATAGCAAGCCTAATGAAAACAAATACTTCGAGTGAGTCATATGGATATAAAGGAACCTTCTCTTTCAGTAATGATAACGTGATGATGAATATCGGAAAGACTGAGATATACGATGAGTACGACAAAATCAAGACCATCTTACAAGACTGAAAAAGTTGTATATGATGATGGCAAAGTAGTCAATATAATGCGTTGCGCTGCTGAAGACATGGACAAGCTTATGGATTTACAAGATAAGCTAGTAGAAAGATATGTAATGGCAGATGGTGCAATCGGTAAATACTTTACTTCTGAGTATCGAGATGACCTCGAAGCAGATTTAAGAGCCATTTGTTCTATTATTCCTTTAGTTGAAAAAACTAAGTCAGGAGAAACACAATATCTTGACTATGATTTAATTAAAGAAAACTGGGAACAACTTATTTCTCTATTCTTTAATGGTGATATTAATGAAGAAAGTCGAAATCTAACTTCAATGTCCCCATGTAAGATTAGTCAACTCCATTTTTTACCGTACATGGAGATGTGGAACAAGTATCTAGCGATACTGAAAGAAGAAAAAGAAAAAGAAAAAGAAAATCGTTAACAGAGTTAAATTACCCTAATTTACATTCAAATAATTATGAGGGTATTTCTCTTCTTTACTCATCTCTATTAAGCTACTACGCAGAAAATGCGATGACGCTAGTTAAAACTCTCGATTACTGGAAGTGTCGGGAGTTAATTGATATTGCTAGTAGTGGTAGAATTAATCCAGAGGATAAATTACAAGTAGCTGAAAATACTAAGTTTAATAAGTTTTTAGATGATATTTCCTACAGAAAACATGAATGGGAACATCTTTCTGACAAGTTTAACTTATGGCAAATTAAAAAGCGGTCTGAAAACATATTCTCTAACGATGATTCTAACAATGAGTAGTTTTCATAAATGACAGCATCATTATTACTTGATTTAGACCAAAATTTAACTGATATTAAAAAAAGTGTTAAGGGTCTTAATACTGACTTAAAAATCTCAACAGCACAATTCAAACTAGCTTCTAATAGTGCTGATAAATTTGGTAAATCTTTACAAGTTATTGGAGTATCTGCAAAGGGTGTAGTAGGAACATTACTAGCCCTTTCTGACATATCTTTCAAACTCGATGTACTTACCAAGATTGGTGAGGCTGGATTCAAAGCGTGGAAAGAGTTTGGTAGTGTTACTAAAACCGTTACATTTGAAGAAGCTATTCAAGGTAGCAGTGAGCTTAAAGATAATTTAGAAACACTAGAAGCGACATCTAATAGTGTAATTGGTAGCATTCAACAAGGTTTTAGTGTTCTATTTGATAATGATAATTTCAATAAGTTTGCTGCTAAATCAGTAAAGGCATACGCCGATGTAGAACAAGCTGCTTATCGTTTAGGTACTGTTAGCGTTACAGGAAATGAAAAGAGTATTGACTCGATAGATAAAAATATCAAGTCAATGAAAGAGCTACAAAAAGCTACTAATGATGCATTAGGTTCTGTACAAATTCTTAATGCTCAATATGATATTGCTTCTGCTGGTTTTGGTAACAAGAAAGATAATCTAAACGTAGGTAAAGCTGCTATTAATCTAGGTCAAGCTGGTTTCGGTGACTTAGGTGGTTCTACAAATGCTGTAGTTAGAGCTTTAAGAGCTTTAGGAGATAGTTCAGAAGCAGCAGATAAAAGAGCGGCTCAGTTATTTGAAACTACAAAAGTTGGTCTACTTACTCTTGACCAATTAACTCCTAGTGTTGGTGGACTTGCTGTTCAATCGAAACAACTAGGTATTGATTTCTCTGAAATGCTTGGAGCTATCGCTGGTTTAACCACACAGGGGGTAAGTGCTGATGAAGCTGCTAACCGTTTAACCAGCTTACTAAGTGATATTACTGCTGGTTCACAAGAAGCCAACCTGTATCTCTCTAAGTTTAGAGATGAGGCTGGTAAACCAATTCAAATTAATGCCACTGTTCTAAAAGACAAAGGATTAGCTGGAGTACTTGATGACCTTCAAAAGGCTACTGGTGGTAGACCTGAAAATATTCAAAAAATCTTTACTAATCAAATGTCAGTCGAAGCTGTGCAATTGTTTAGTTCGTTAGGTAAGAAAACTCTTCAACAATATTCTGGTCAAATTAAAGAAGCTGACCCAGGTAAGTTAGAAGAAGAAGCAAAAGGTAGAAGTCAAACTGTTACTGGTGCTTTTGAGCAAGCTCGAATTAAATCTCAAGAGGGTGTAGAAGATTTTGGTAAAGGAGTTGCACCTTCGGTAGTAGAGAGTATTGCAAAAACTAATGAAGTTACCGAAGCATTTACTACTGGTGCTGCTGAGGGTATTGGTAAAGTAGCTGGTGCGTTACAAGGACTACAAACTAAATTTAGCGCTATTGGTGGTTTCTTTGGAAGTGTGTTTAGCGCTGCTGCTCCTCTAATATTAATCGCCGCAATTGGCAAGATTGGAGGAGAATTTAAGAAGACCTTTGGTAATGCGAGAAAGGACGGAGAAAGTATCTGGGATACTATCAAACGTAAAGCTGTTGAATCGATTACTACAATTAAAGAGAAGATTATTGAAGCTGCAAAGTTAGCTGTAGCTGAAGTTAGAAAGATTCAAAGTGAGCTTGACCGAACATCATTTGAGCAACAATTTACTGCTGCGGCTGCTAAAACACCTGAGTATGCAAAAGCGAAGCAAAGAGATTTAGATAAAGAACAATTACTTAATCCTAAGAAAGGTCAATCTGGTGATTTAGTAAAAGACTTGGAAGATAGTACTTATTCTAATCCTGATTTTGTAAGAGATTTAGAAAGCGGTGTAGATAAGCAAAAACAAAAGTATCGAGATATTGGTTTTTCTGAAAGTGATATTAAAGATATTGAAGAAGCTCAGTCTAAGAAGGTAAAAGCGGCTCAATCTAAAGCCATGAGAAGTGGTTTCAAAGATAGAGCTGGTGGTGCTATTTCTGACTTTAAGGAAAGTTTTTCCGCTAGAGCTAAATCATTACGCGAAGGATTAGGTGATAGAGCAGGGTCAGTAAGAGAATCTGCAAGTAAATTAATATCTAGTCAAAAGGATGTTCTATCTAAAGGTGGTATTGGTGGTTTTCTAAATCAATCACTATCTGTACCGTTAAAAGCACCTGAAGGTCTAACTAAATTTTTAAGTAGCTCTCCTATTAAAGCTGGCGGAGCAGTAATGAAAGGTTTAGCTGGTGGTATTGGAGTAGTTGCAAAAGGATTAGCCGGATTAGGTGTAGTTGGTATTGCTGCTGCCTTTGGTATCCAAGTAGTTACTGGTTGGGCAAGCACGTTTAGTGAAATGCTGAACAAGAGTACCAACCCTAACATCAAAGCTATGGGTGAAGCTATTAATGGTCTAAATAAAGAAATTTTAGATAGCTCACCTAATCTAAAACTGTTAGCAGATGATTTAGAAGGATTAAATAGCGCAACAGCAAAGACAGGTAATGGTTTTCTAGACTTTGCAGGACAAGTAGGTAAAAACTTCAGTGACTCTATGCGATTTGTAACTGGAGGAATGGCTAAGTACGGTATGGTAGCTGCGGAAGCAGATAAAGCTCAAACAGCATTAAATAGCAAGATTAGCAGTTTCTCTGGTAAAGAAACAGGTTCGGGTAAGTTAAGTCTTGAAGGTACAGCAGCTAAAGCTAAGTTAGATAAAGGTCAAATTATTACACCTCAAGATGAACAAGCTCTACAAAAAGAACTTGGGTTAGAAAAAGAGTTACTTGATGCGAGAGTAGCAATTGCTCAACAAAAATATGATGCTGCCAAAGCTAGTGGTGGTCAAAAAGATATTGCCGATGCTGAAGCTGCGTTAAAAGTAACTAAAGGTGAAGTTGAACAGCAAAAGAAATTTAGAGAGGAAAGATTAAAAGCTACACTAGGTACTAACTTAATTAAGAAGTTTAATTCTATTGATACTAGCGTACCTCTTGCATTAAGTATATCTAAGCAAAATGAATCTGCTGTTCTATCTCAAATTTCTGATGTAGGAAAGAAAGCTAGTGAGGTATTTAGCGGTAAATTACTTGACCCTAGTAAGTTTTATGATTTAATTCCTCAAATTAGTAATTCACTAGGAGCTATTGAAACACAAGTATCTCTAGACCCTGCATCAGCTAACAAACTACTTTCTGATTTAGAAGGTACATTAAATGCTGCTGGTGCTGATTTTAATAAGTTACTTGCCTCTGACCCAGGACTTAGAAAGAGATATACAGAATTAAAGACAGCAATTACTGAAGCAAATCAAAGTGTTCTACAGTTTCAACAATCCTCAGACACAGCTATTCTAAATGTACTTAAGTCTAGTGGAGTAGCAAGAGGTGGGTTAACAAAGCAATTAGATGAACTTCTACAAAAGAATCTAACTGCTCAAATTGACAACATTAAAAAAGAATTAGAAGACCCTGCAACTGCTGCACCTAGAAAAGCTGAATTGCAATCAAAAGTAGCTGAGTTACAAGCTCAAAAACTATCAACTGCACTTGAAAATGCAGCAGCATCAGTAGATGAAGAATACGCAGCTAGAAACAAATTGATTGAGCAAACAAATAAAGTTGCTGACCAATTTGAATCACTAGCTAGTAACTCACTATTTTCTGGCTCAATTGCCTCAAGTGGATTTAAGAGATTAGCTACTCAAATTAAGAATCCAGATAGACAAATTGATACAGAAGCAAATCAAGCTATCGATAAGGCTAATGCGAAGGTAAAAGCATTAGAAGATGCTCTAGCTTCTGCAAGTGGTGAGCAAGCTGAACAAATTGGTAAAGCATTAGATGCCGCAAAGAAAGAGTTACCTAGCGAAGTTTCTTCAATTAAAACTGAAGCCGCACTAAAGAAAGTAAATGCAGCAGCAGAAGCCGCAGCATTAAAGATTGAAGAAGAAAATCAAGTTAGAGATAATCAAATTGCAGCAAATGAACGAGTAATTACTAGCTTTAACAATCTATCATCTACTGCTGGAAGTTTATTTAAGACATCAAGTGTTGGTTCTACTCTAAGCCGCATTTCTACTACTGCTACAGCTTCTCTAAATAAGCCTGGTGCGGAATATGATAAAGAAGTACGAACAATAGATGCACGTATTGATGCAGCACAAAAAGCGGCAGAGGGTATTAAAAAAAGTGGCGCTTCTGATGAGACTGTACGTGAAGCTCAAGCAATTGCGGAAAGAACAAGAGTAGAAGGTGAAGCTCAAAAATCAGCAGCAGCACAAAGTCTAGCATTAGAAACTGTAAATCAAAAACTAACAGTATTTGCTTCTAGAGTAGCTGAAGTAACAGACAAGATTGGTAAGCAAGCTGACTTATTCAAAGATAAATTGGATTTTGACCAAAAGCAACGTGAAGTAGCCTCTGAAAACAACAAATCAATATCTTCACTACAGTCTGGATTACTTGGTTTTCTAGGTCAGAATAATCCTGCTGCTAATATCGTCCAACAACGTTTAGATGTAAAGCAATCTAAAGAAGATGACAAGATTAAATTAGCCCAAAGTCGTACTGAGTCTAAGAAAGAAATTATTGACTTAAAAGTAATGGATTTACAGCTTGAGTTAGAACAAAAAGCTTATGAGAATTCGCTTACTCAGACAGCATTGTTAAGTGATTTAGTTAGTGTTGCATCAGGCGGTAAAGCACAATTTAATGCATCTGATGAAATTAAAAAACAATTACAAGGTTTACCTGCTGCATTTAAGGAAGGTCAACAGTTCACTGCTGCTAGACAACAGCTAAACAGACAGAAGATAGACAGTGTATTTACTAATCAAGACTTAACAGAACTAAATATTCGTAGAGAAGGTGCTAAGAATAGATTGGGTATTCTAGGTCAAAATCGTAGTCCTGCTAATTTTGATTTACAAAAAGAAGCACTGTTGGATACTAAGAATCTTCTACGTAATAGTAAAGAAATTAATTATGATTCAACTCCATTACGTCAAGATAAAAGTTTCGGTCAAATGCTTGATACTCTTAACTCAATTAGAGATGGTGGAGGATTAAGAGGGCTACCTAATTCTAATCCTGCTACACAAGGTACATCATCACCCAACGTAGCTTTAAGTCCTAATGTTCAAGTCAATATTAATGTAAGCAAAGAAGATGCTGCAAAACTAGGCGATATTACAAATCAAGTTAAAACACAAATTAATAAAGGACTTGAAATTACAAGTACTCAGATGTCTCAACAACTCCTAAAATACGCTAGAGGAGTGTAATATTTACATCTGGTATTATATTAATAGTATTATCATACTAAAAGATAGCTAGTGTCTATACTTCAGACCTATCTATTTCTACACTCAAAGGAACTAAAACTAAACATGACTTTAAGTATTAAATATCAAAAAGTATTTGGTGTACCTGTAGCTCCTGATGCTATCTCACAAGGGTCAACAAGTTTAGCGTCTTATCCGGCTATTACGGGAGATTATGTTCAAAATATTAACTTGAACATGAAGACATACACTTTCGACCTTAGAGGTATTAACGAAGCTAAGGCAGCAGAAATCGTTGCAGTATGTGACGCAAATGCTGAATCTCTAGCTAAGGGTGAAATCGATATGACTAACCCAAGTGGAGAAGGAATCTTCACGTACAGAGATGCTAAGTGCGTACCTATTGGCTATCAAGATGGAGGTACTCTTGATATTGGCGGTACTACTAGAAACTATACCTCATTCCAGGTTACTTGCTTAACTGATAAGGTTGTAGCAAGCGTCTAAACTAACTAGCAGACTAAAGATATGACTATCCGTTATTCTAACGAGAAGCTTCTCGGAATACCTATACCTGATGACGGAGTATCTTTTGGACAAATCTCAGCTAACAACATTACTACTCTTGTTGAAATAAATAACGTAGTGGTTAGTGGTAGCTATTCATTCGAAACAGTTACTATTACTCTAAAAGGTATTACTAATCCACCTATTCCGAAACCTACTCCTACTTCTTTTGGTAGTAGTAGTTTTTCGTTTAGAGGTAGAACATGGAAGGTAATAGATACTCAACAAGGAGCTAAATTTAGAATAGCTGATGTAGAAAAGTATAGTTCGTGGTCAGTGACAGGTGTAGACTTAGACAATCCAGTAATTAAGATTTAGAGAACAATGTGGACTACTGACACTACAGTTTCTAAAATACAACCCGTATTTGTTACTACAGATATTGAGCCAGAAGACTTTGTATCTATAGATGACTATGATTCATATACTGTCAATACTCTAGATAGTACTCCAATCTATTTATTTAAGATTGAGTTTACACCTTCATTTGAAAGCAATTTATTTGCAAGCATAAATGCTAATACTCGCATTGTTAGTATTACTTCTGATACAGATACATATGAAGATGCGACATTAGAGACATTAAATACTGAACGTCAGTATATCTCTCCGATTAGTTTCTATCAAAAGAACACTTTAGACGCTATCTATATTTTCAGCCCTATCAATGAAGATATTTATTTAGAGGTTGAGTATGAGATTAGTAATATGTCTACACTTAAGGACATTTATCCTTTTATTGGGAACAACGATATTGTTACTCAGTTACAATTTAAGAGTGCCTTTGAAAATGATTATCAAGTGGTCACTAAAGAATTTCTCTTAGCTGCTACAATTACACCCTCTACATCCGTAAAAGTACATCTAAGATATAAACTCATTGATTCTACGGATGCGATTACTTATGTGTTTAATAATCATCTAAGTGTAAGTAGAAAAACAGTAAATACATACACACATACTATTAGTAATTGGTCAGATATTGATATGCTTATTACCGAAAGAGGTCAAGAGTATTATCGAAATGACTTCTTTACAGCCATAGATAAAACAGGGTTTATAATTAATAGTAGTTATATTTACCAAGTTTTATAAGTGAAAACCAATTATAAAAGTGCCGATTTTGGACTAAAAATCCAACACGGAGCTATTACTTTAGAAGAGGGTATAAACGATTACCCTAAATTAAATATCATAGAGTACACAGATTCACCAGTAACTAGACCTGTACGTAGTCTTATTTCTATTGGTGGTCTTACATTTTATGTAGATGGTGTAACGATTAATAAAAATTTAATTGAATATCAAGGTAAGACTAATGAAGTAACATATAGCTGTACTCATGTGTCTAAGCTTATTTACGAGTATCCAATTAATATGAAAGATTTTGTGGATTCTCATAAAGGAAGTGCTGTAAAAAAGACTCAAACATCTTTATTCTTCAATATCGGTTCTCTGGTATCATTTGCTACAGGTAGAGCAGGATTACCCGGAAATGTCGCTCCTCCTGGTTTTATATTTGAAACATCTAAAGTACCTTCTCCAGAAGAAACAGCCACAATTAAACAATTTGTAGACGATAAAATTGAAATTCTTGGGTTAGTATATTCATTCTCTGGGTCAACACTTACTTTTCGAGGATTAGGTGGTGGAGGAACTAACGGAAAAGTAGTTAGTAATATTACTTACGGATATAATACTATCCCCTGTTACAAGAACACTATTCTAGAGTGGTCAAAGAAACAAGAATACGATAATAGTCTAAATCAAAAAAAATATCAAGAGATTAAAGACCAAGAGTATGTAATCTACGAAGGTGCATATCAACCTCATTTACCCCCTCCAGAAGCTCAAAATGCTGACATCTTTCCCAGAGATTTGAGTATTATGATAGACAATTCTGGAACAGTAAAAGAATTTAAGATTACTAAGTATAAATGGGGAGAACCAGCATACGAATTATCTGGTGTGTTTGGATTTGCACATACAGCTTTGGAGCTTGTAGAAGACCCCGAAAAACCTAATAGTCAAACTGATGTGGTTCTCGCTCTAATGAAAGATAATATTCAAGAGAGTGATAATGCTTATCAAGATGTACTCAATGCATTAAAAGCAGATAAGTTAGGGTATCCAGATGAAGCTAATTTCAGTCGTCCTATGGTTTGGAGACTATTAAGTATTAAGTCAACTACTTATGTTTATGAATCTTTTACTCCTAACATTTCTCCGATGCTAAAAAAAGAGGATGGTACATTAGAACCTGTAATTATACCTCCTGAGTATCAAAAGTATCTAAATACTAATCTTCAATATCTAAAAAGAGAAATTAGTACCGGATGGGAAATTAAAAGATTTGCTCAAGAAGACCCTAGTAACTGGGCTAATGGAAGTATTGCCGCTTGGTTAGCATTAAAGACTCTTATTCAAACTAAAGATTTATTACTAGGCACTGATTTTCTAACTAGACAACAGTACTTCTGGACACTTTACTATGCGAAAGTAAACCTAGAACAGTATCTATATAGAAAGATTCCACTATGGGAGCAGGTAGATTATGCTCTTGAACCTTATTCTAAGTACTATAAAGACGAAGATGAAATTGATTGGGAAGTACAGTATATTCCAAAGAGTCAATTAGATAATAAATCAGGAGAGGGAGATGATACTCCTGTACCTGTATTGTTTCCTGACCCTAATTGGATGCCTAATCTAATGATTATTGCTAGAAGTAGATTTAAGAGTTCAGTAGGTATATCTGGGAACCCAAACTACAATATCAACGCTAGAAATTACTTTGGCTCTAATCCTCTTACCGTACTTACTGGTAGTGATGAATATGAACTAACAAAATATAGCGTATTACCATCAAAGAATACTAGAGATACGATTGGTCTTAGTTATACTGCGTATGCGGATATTAATGAGATTATTGCTGCTGTGGAAACAGGACAAAGTGCCCCTGGTACGTATTATAAGTCGCATGATTATATGACCATTGGAGATTATGGTATCAAAAGTATTCCAGTACAAAAAGTAGACACATCAAAAGTAGCTGCTTCATATCCTGCAAAACGAATAGAAAGAGATGACCAGTATACTAGCTTGATATCTTTAAGAGTCGCTCAAGACCATTCATATAAATCGCATTTAACTACTACTACATTTACACTGGCTGATGGTAGACCTCCAAAAGCGACACTTAGAAAACCTGTATATGAAGAAGTAAAGAACGGCAATGAAAATAATCCTCTTTCTAACAGCATTACTTATGTAACCTCTAATATTGCCAATGGTGCTGAAATTATGGGTTCAGTAAGTGTATCTGCTGCTCAAAACATCGATGAAGCACTAAGAGGAGCCGCAAATAAGCTTAGACTAGATGTACTCATGAGTGGAAGTACAGCATCAGCAGAGCTATCATTTACTAGCTTCTCTGGTCGCAGTATTATAAATACAGGATGTAATCTACCGGGAACACCTGGGGCTTGGGTGGTAAAAAGAGCTACACAAGTTGTTCAATACTCTAATGGAATACCTTTTCCTCAAAATATTCAAGTAGAATGTGGAGCATTAGTAGGTGTAGGGATAAGTTCACGAACAGTACAGATTGCTGATGAAAATAACAATCAAGAGTCAGTAAAAGTACTCATTAATCCTATACTTGGTCAAACATACGGTACTCCTCTAAATCAAATTCCTGCAAACTTCTCTAGATGGTTGGATAGTAACTCATAATGGCATCATTTCCTACAACGATTAGAATTAACAACATTAGTTCGCAGACTATGACGAACTTTCAACAAGCCTTTAAGAATTTACGCCCTGTTATAATTAGTGAAGGCGATAGATACAAGGTTACGCATAAAGGTGTTGAAATTAGTATTCCTTTATCTAAACAATCAAAAATAACATCGGGATTTTGTAGATGAAGTCAACATATGCTCACGGTAGAAGTACTTTACCCGCTCCTACTATTACTCTTCAATCAGGAACTATTCAAGGTGGTAATACTACTTACTATTTTTGGTTAAAGGCTAGAAACAGAGTAGGATGTAACAGTGCTTCTGAACCTACTTCTATCTCTATTCCAAATAATAAACAGATTACAATTTCGGCTAGTTCATTTGCTACTTTTGGATATGAAGATTGGCGTTATATTTATGTGGTTGCAAATACTACAAATAATTTCAATACAGGTCATATTATCTATAAACAAAGACTTTATGAAGATGACCAAGTAACTCCAATTACTATTAGTGATGTCATTATTAATTCAGACAGAGTATTAAATGGGTCTACTGAAGTTGCTGCTATTACAGACTTAAACTCACTTGGCGCATCTGATGGCTATCGCATTAAAGTAACCGCCGTAAATAAGATATATGAGTTTACATCTACTGAAGTATTAACAGTAGACAATATTACAGTAATTGCTGGCTCAGAGGGAATCTGGAAACTAGTTAGTTCTAATTCTTTGAATGAAACCGATACAAATGCTACTAAAGAAATTTATCAAGTCACTAAAGATGAGTTTCTAAATGCTGCTTTACCGTCTGTGACACAAGACCCTGTAGCTATTAAATATTACATTCATAATAATGCGGTAGCTGGATTAGAAGCAGGAGAGTTACAGTTAAACGCATATGTATCAGATAGTACTCTTGATTGTACATTTGATGTCGAAGTACTTGGGTATTTAAGTTTAGATACGTTTTTATTAGACACAACTGGTATCGATTATGTAAATACTGTTGTTACATATCCTGATACTAAAATTCGATTAAGTAAAACACTTCCAGCAAACTCAGTATTCGTACTTAAAGTAACACCTAATGTAGCGCTTATTTCAGCAATTACAAAAGGTACTTATGTATCACTATATCCAAAGATTAGTGCGTATACAACGATTGAATCTCTCGCTTATGTTGGTGAACCTGTTGCTGACTTAGATGCGCTGAGAGCATTACCTAGTGGTTCATATATTGCAGGTCAATCACGTTATGTAACTACACAACGGCAAGACTATGTATTTGACCCGGATAGTACAACGGATGATGATGGTGACACGGTAATTACACCTAATTCAAATCCAGTAAGCGGTAGATGGATAGTTAAATCAAGCAGTGTACCAGCAGAAAGTATTACTTTAGCTAAGTTATCGAATGAAGTAGTCCTTGCATTTACTCCGAACATTAAAACTACTACAGTAAATATTACAACTAGCCAAACTTATGCAATCAATTTGGATTCGGTATCAGTTTACGATTACTATGTGGTTAATACGCCTACAGATGATGGTTCATCTACTATTATTAACCTAACTGGGACACTAAGTAACAATACATCTAAAGCCGTAATTATTGAGTTAAGACAAAATACAGGTACAGTAGAGTTTCATTCAAGTATTCTATTTCCTGGTGGTAATATACCTCTATTAAGCGGTAATGGTAAGAATGATTTGTTTGTCTTGAGTATAATAAAAGATAGCACAGGCACTCTTAAAAAGAGAGGCTTTATGGTACAAAAAGACATCGGCTAATCTGAATGAATAAGAATACGTTTATACAATATCTATTGAACAGTGCTTCTGCACCAATAGTCGAAGACCCGTATTGGAATGATGTTGTTTTATGTTTAAGACTAGATGGGTCTACAAATTCAAGAGGTTTACCAGTATATAGAGATTATTCAAAATATCAGTATCAAGTACGTAGTTTTACTGGTACTGATTCTGACTCTGCTCCTACAGTAATTAGTAATGGAAATACGGATTATCCAATATTACCTAGTACTGGAGACATTAATGTAGATACTTTTCTAACACTACCAAACAAACGAAATCATACTCTAAGACTTGCAGAAATTAACTCAAGTCAATGGACATCTATTGTAAATCCTTCTTATTTTGAAGTACTTTATGGTGGTAATCCTGATTTCAGTTTAGGAACAGATGAGTTTACAATTGACCTTACTTTTTATACTGATGAGACTGCATTACCTTGGAGATGGCAGACATTATTCTGTATAGGGTCGGCTTTATCTAAAGGAAGTATTTCTGATTTAGCTAGTGTAGCAACTTCAATTAATTACAACGGATATTTGGGTGGGTTTGGTTTATTTCTAGTAGCTGGTCAATTAGTACATACTGCTGCTGGAAATCTAATTACACTTACTTCTGCACCCTTAGTAAAAAATACTTGGTATACAATTTCGTTAGAAAGACGAGGAAATACTCTATATTACTATCAAAACGGTCAACTAATTAATACTTTTAGTTATAACTTTACATTAAGTAATGGGTATAATTCGGCTTCTACTTTACGAGATACGCTGGTAATAGGGGCACACGTTCATCATACTCAGTTTCCTTTTTCTGGATTCACTCCATATGATACAACTGAGAATATTATTGATACTTCTTTTTCAGGAGGTATCTCAAACTTTAGAATTACTAAAGCTGCGAGATATTTACAGTCCTTCTATACAGTAAACTTACCGTTACCGTTAGTTACTCCGATAGGAAATAAAATTGATAGTTATTATGAAGACGTATTATTTAACATCCCAGCTTTATATGATGTTTACGATTATTCTTCTTATTCTGCTCACTTTACAAATAAAGAGTTACTAAGAACAGTACCTAATACTTCAACTGGTTTTATTGAGCTAGATGGTGTAAATGAATACATCACTAAAACTATAGGTGCTGAATTAGGAGATGCTTGGACAATTGAGTTTTATATTTCTACTTTTATCAATGGAATACCAAGTAGAGATTATTTAGCTGAAAATAGAAGAAGTTTACGGTCATTTCTTACTGATGTATATGGTATTCAATACATAAATACTGATGAAGTATATGAACAAGTACCTCTCATTGAATTAGACAGCAATAACAAAAAAATACTCAAAGTAAATCTAAACGTACTTACTAAAAATACTCCTGGCGTATATTACTCTCTTTTAACTTCTAGTAATGGTACGGATTGGCTTACATATCCTTCTGAAGCAAATATTAATTGGAATGAAGGGTTATCTGGTGGATTTGGTGGAACTCCTTCTAAAATACTTCCCGATAATGAAATTAAATTTTTCATGCAAAGAGGAGCAAGTATTAGTGGATTAACTGACTATGACAGTATTAAGTACAATGCTGGATATGACGAACCAAATACTCATATTGCCATTTGTCGCTACAACGATAATATTTATGTGTTAGTAAACGGAGTTGTACAAAAAACAATTCCATTTGCCTATGACTTGTATCAATACACTAACAATCTAAGTCTAAAGATTGGTGGTACATATAATAAAATTGCAGGTAGAAAATCAGGAGATACTATTAATTCTCTAATATCATTCGGGATAAAAGGAGTCAGAGTCACTAATGAAGTTAGATACAATCTAGTGTCAAGTAATAATTATTTCTACGAAAATTCATTGCAACCTCTGCCATTAGCTGCTAATAAACTAGCCCCTCCTAGAGCGAGAATACTAGCAATCCTAAAGAAAGATATTTCTTCTTCTATCTCATCAGATGAAGCAGAATGGTATGTTTATGTGACTCAACCAATAGATAATCTAGTTCTTGCAGATTTTAGTCTCACTCAATTAGATGGTATATCAGGAGCAAGTCTTACATCTTTAACAAAGATAAATAATTATGTTTATTCTCTTAAAGCAAGTACGGGTACTGGAAATGGTACGTTACAAGCAAATTTTGTAGATAGAAAAACAGTTAGATATGCGGATACAAATACTTATATTTCTTATGCTATAGGAGAATTAAGTTTTGAAGGCGAGGCATATAGAGTTAATAAGAATGCACCAGTACCGCTTTTAAGCTCTGGAAGTTCACCTTATATCGCAGACATCTTTACGGTTACTCTTAGATTTGATGCCGCAATTGCCAATTTTGACCCAAGTAAGATTGGCATTGTAAATGGTAAGTTATCTCAGCTTCGATTTATTGATGAAGACAATCATATTTATGAATTAGATATTGAACCTATTAAACAAGACCCAGTAATTGTACAAGTAATGGAAGGTTGTGCAAGTACATCAACTGGTATTTTTTCAACAAAATCGGCTCCTCTTGTTCGTATTTACTCAGACTCATTTCCAATACTTCAGACTCCGCTATCAATAAGTACGACACTGAATGATTTAAGTCCTTCAAAATTATTATTATTTGAGGTTATATCAAATAACACTTCATTTTCTAATGCAATTGCTCCATTAGGTGAGACATCTTCATTAGCTGTAAGTCCACTACTTGAACAAAGTGGGCTAACATATGACAATTTTAATGCGGTAGCAAGCACATATACTACTGCTATCAATCAAGATTGGACAATAGAGTTCTTTTTACGAATTAACTCTACACAAAATACAACAACTAAAAAATCTCATATTCTATCAGTAGAAAATGCTCAGACTGGTTTTGCTCTATTTGCTGATAACGGACAACTTAAGTTTCAACGTAGTGCTACAAACATAAGCAATTTATTTCCTTCTATTACATGGAATGACCGGGATACTACAGATTTTATTGCTTGGGATAATGACTCGTATAGCCAGCTTCGTAAATATCCGCATTTTGCAATTACTAAAAAAGATAATGTGTATCGTTTTTATCGAAATGGTATTAGAGTGGGTATTGTTCAAAGTAATACTGCAATCGATATTACTAAAGGTGATTTATTTATTGGATATTATCCAAATCGGGTAGATGATGTAGATTTCTTCATTTCTAACATTCGATTTACTCTCGGAAAAGCATTATATACTGCATACTCAGTAAATGTGCCAGGATTACCATTTGAAGAAGTACCGAATATTACAGATGAGACACAATTACTTAGCTATATCTCTATATACTCAAATAACAATATTTCTTCAGTAGCAACAGCAGGTAATAAAATTACACTTAAGTTCACATCTATTATTCCATTAGTAGGTCTACCAACGGTATTGATTGCAGGTCATACAGCAGATGTAGTTGCAAAGCCATATAACGAATACATTGCAACCCTTGATATTACAGATAGTTTTAGTGATGGTCAATGCAATTTCAGTATCGCAATTAGTGACCAACCAGGAATACCTGATAAAACATTTACTGCAACTACTAACAATAGTGCCGTATTTATAGACAATACCAGTGTTACTGCAACATTAAGTACAAGTCAACCGGATGATAACTCTTATACTTTTCCTGTACTACTAACATTTAGTGAGCCAATACAGTTATTTACATTAGATAAATTAACCCTCACAAATTGTAAGGTAAGTAATCTTCTTAAATACCCTAATGAGTCTAAATATAGCTTTTATGTAACTGCTTTAAGCACTGGGGATGTAACAGTAGAATTACCTACTCATACTATTCAAGATTTAGCAGGTACATATAATACGGCTGGTACATCTTTAACTAGAGCAGCAGAAGTACCTGATTATATTCCTGATACTAATTACTCAAATGTACTTGTATTACTACAACCAGAAGATGTAAACATTGTCGATGAATCGATTCATAATCTTGATATTACAGCTACTAATGTAAGTGTCGTAAATGATACGAGTCCAATTGGATTGGCTAAATCTATTTATTTTAACGGTAAAGATTCTTCGCTATCTTTTAATCTAAGTGATACTCTTCAAAGCAACTCAGAATATACGATTGAGTTTTATATGAATAGTAAAAGCTCTACAGTGTTTAGATTAGCTAGACCAACAGCTTTACCAGCATCCAGTGTTACTTCTAACTCATTTGATGCTAATTGGGATGAAGTAGACGAAGCAAATGGGTATACTTTAGATGTAGCAATGGAGAGTAGTTTTAATACATTTGTACCTGGCTATAAGAATCTCTACGTTGGTGATACTACTTCGTTTAATATTTTTAGTGAGAAATTAGCATTTTTACCAGAAGCTAATAAAGCTAAGATTATTGCTCCAAAAGGATTTGCATTTGATTGGGATTATAACAATACGGATAAAATAGGCTATGTAATTGATGTAGCATTGGATTCTAATTTTAGTTCTAAACTTTATAATTACGATACCCGATTCACTGTTGTTCCTTATAAGGTAGTAGGTAACTTAAAATACGGATTGTCTCAAGTCTACAGTGACGATGAAGATACTTCAGATACTACGTTACATCCGGGTCAAGGAGTAGTATTAACAGGATTACTTAGTAATAACAGCTATCCTAAGCTTTATTACTTCCTTGAAGAAAGTACGATTCGACTATACAAAAATGACAACTATACTCTACCTGCTATTGCAGAAGACATAGACACAAATGAGTGGCTACATATTGCAATAGTCAACACAGTTAAATATACTTATCTATATGTAAATGGTAAGTTAGAGGATAAAGTTAGAAACGTGGGATTTAGTACTGATTTTGACATTGGATACAGTATTGGTCACTTTTATGGTTATATTACTGGATTACGCATAACAAAAGGAGTGGCAAGATACATTACTGAATTCTTACCACCCTTATTGCCGTATTCGAAAGATTAAATTACTTTTCCCAGCCTTTTGTGTTCTTAAATTTATCTACTTCGTTCTTTGCATTTGTAAACAAGTGTTTATTTACTTGTATTGGCTTAGTATACGAACTCATATAAGGAATCGCAGGATTATCTGAAATTTCGTCATCGACTGTTCTTAGCAATCCTTTTTTCTTTTTAGGTTGCTCTCCCCCTGCTGCCTTACTATTTACAGGAAATTCATTGGAGGTACTAATTACCTTATTCATTTTCAGATAGATAGAACCTTCCTTAGTTCCGTCATCTTTAGGTTTGGTGATAATTTGTTTCATATCTATACTAAAATTGGTATGTATCTATTATTAATTATGTCATATTCATGAGTCAATCTAATACGATTAGAACTGAGAACACAGGTAAGTCATATATTCGAGGTAGAGATGACATAGAAAGGTTAGTAAATCCTGACCTAATTAAGAAAACAACTATTTCTACTGCTAGAAGACCTACTACTCTTAAAAAGAATCAGTTTAAGTTAGTTACTGTAAGACGACTAACAAAATATACTCTTGAACAAGTAAATAAAAAACTAGCAGATTCCCAGAAAAATTTAGAAAGTGCCGCATTACGTCAAGGTAGTCCTATACCTTATCCTAGTCCTGCACCTACTACTGATAAACTTGCTCAGTATTACGGAATATTTGTAGATGAAGATTTATACGGTACAGACATACCTGTATACACTTTCTACAGTCCTTCTAGCAATATCCGTTGTTTTATTACCGCTAATGGTGACGGTAAAGAAGATTGGAGTATTCATGTATGTCACGTAGTAGACGAAATTACTAATGCAGATAAAACAGTACGTACAAAATGGAGACTTTATACTCTGGATAATAGACTAGGAACACTAGCATCTCCAGTATCTTATGTACTGGACTCCAATGACTTACCACCGTGTTTTGAACATCAATTTGATATATCCAGCATTGTATATTTAGGAGGGGGTTGCTGGGCATCCTTAGCGATAGAACCAACTGATAGAATTCCTATTTATGCGCCTGCCCCTAATAATGGTAGATATATTTCTGTAGGTCAGCCTTTTAGAGCCTATGGAGAAACTCGTTCTATGTCTCTAGTGGCATATTCGTGTACTCCAACCTATTCTTTTACATGGTGCAGAGGTAAGTTAGAAAAAAATCATAGAGAACGTAGCGCTGAGATTAATTTTCAAGAACCTGAATATATTGGCACTAGAGTAATTCGAGTTACTCGTACTCATGACTATAAACTTGATTTGGTAGAAAGACCTGAGATTAAAAATGCTTTATATAATCTTGAAAGAGTAACTAAACAGGAATATGTAACTGGGACTGCTAACTATGTCGGTAATACTAATCGTACTGTTTGTTCTACCTATCAATGTCCTGATTACAATACTGATTCAGCAAGACTTTCTATTGCAAACTATACTTCTGAGACAAATATTATTCGTCCTACTTATGAAGAAGATACTTATGATTTAACTGCAAATAAAGTTAGCTATCAAGCACCTGGATTTATACCAATTATGTGTGCTGACCCTTCAATGGGACATTATATACGAGTAAATTTCGGTGTTGCAAAAGGTTCAATTACACACGGATATGAAGTAAAGAGTACAGGAGGTTCACGGGCATACTCGTATTTTGAACCATATAAATATTGGTGGGGATATGGTCAAGTACTTGCTGTATATGCCTACGGAGATACAAAAAGGTATCATCGAGCTAAATCTACTGGGTTACGTTCTGAAGTAGGAAGTATGTTCGATTATGGGGAGCTTAAGCAAGACCCTGAATGGGCAAATCGTGTACTTACTACTTGGGATGCACCTCCATTTCCTGAGACTGGGTTTTTTGGTACTACTGAGGGTAGATTAAGTTTTATTGTCCAGTATTTGAATCCTCCGCTTACTGGGCATGATGGAGTTTACTACTATCATCTGAACCCTCCAAGAGTAGGTATTGGAAGTACCTCTGCTGACCGAGAATTTGACTCTTCAATTGCAGCGACAGGTGCAGCAGCAGAAGGAGCATTTGTAGGAGGAGAAGCTGGTGCGGATAGTACTGCTCAAGGTAGACAAAATGAATTATTATTTGCTTATTCTCAATTAGCTGGAGCATTGGGTGGAGGAGGACTTACATCACTTAATATCGGTATGATTACAGTGGCAGGTAATGATAAAGAGAGTATTGTAGTACGTGACCCTAATCCTTATCAAAAAGCGGCACTAGAAGAAGCTCCAGAAACATTCCCTAGTGGTTTTTGGGATGCAGATAAATTTAGTGTTACTCTAAATAACACAAATAACGGTACATTTACTGCTTACGATGAAAATGGAGATGCTAGTGTAGTCACAAGTTTCTAATGATAGTAAGAAAGATTCCAAGCTACTAGAGTGTCGTCACCATCTTTTTTATTTGGGTTAAATTGACGGGTTTCATCATTTATTTCTGCAAGATAACCAATTCCCTGACCTCCTACTATAAATACATCAGCATTAAAGACATTTGTAACTAGATTAATATTGTCCCATTCTTCAGTAGTTGGGTCATCACCAACATTACGAGTAGCTACAGTTAAAGGTGGATAAAGTTTAGTTGGTTTTAGACACTTCCATAAATTACCATTGTATTCAACAATAGTACCTGGATTAAACTCATTTGCCGCATAACCGCTTTCTGTAGACTTTAGTTTAGGTAGTTTTACTGCCAAATTGTACCGAGTACTGGTGTTATTACCTAATGCTCGAATAATATATTTAGGAGTAAATTTAGCTTTACCAGCAACAGTAGTTACATTCGATTGAATTAAACTCCAGCCAGGATTGAGTTTAATAGAAAGATGTTCTTGATAAAAGGTTTTCTTATACTCTAAATTACTGTTAGCCAAATTTACTCGCTCATTTTTCTTACCTTTTTCACGGTAAGTAAATTTATCTCTAAAAGGAATGAACTCCATTAATCCCTTCATTTTAGTAGCTTGTCCTTGTTCATTTACAAGCTCTAATACTGGGGGTTCATTTTCGTCTACAGCATATAGAGGGAAGTATTTATCATATGTTCCATTAATACTGTCATAGCGATTATAATCCTCTGGAATTAGTTCTATTTGTTTATTCTTTACTGCTCGGTATCTAGGTGAGGCAAAAGTATAATAAGGAACTGTATGAAATCGTGGTTCTGCCATAGTTCTAGGGTGTAATGTTAAGATATTAATATTAGTATCACTAACTATTATAAGTTTTAGTTATGCGTGTATGGACAAATATTTGTATAAAAACCCAAAAGTAAGACCTGACCTAGCAGACAGCCTAATCTACGAAGATATTCCAGCTCCTCTTAACGTATATCATCAGGGGCAATACAGCACGGATATTGCAGCTCTCTCTACTATCACAATTAGTGAGTTAGCATATCCCGGAGAAGATAAAAGACCTCCGATTAAAGACCTTACCGATATGGTCGAACGTGACCCTGTAGCTGCAAAGTGTGTAGCGCTAAAAGCACTTAGAGCAGTACAGTCTTTCGGTAACTATACCCATCCTAAGAAAGAAATTGAATCATTTGTAAACGGAAATTTACAGACTCTAAATAAATCCTTCAAGAGAACATTATTTAAGTTAATTAGTTCAGTAATTCTTTATGGATTCGGTATAGCTGAGTTTACATTTACTTCTAAAGCAAGAGGACATCAAGGGCAGTGGAGGTTAGCTACCCTCAATGTTCTTGACCCTGAAAAAATAGTCAAATTTATTGGTAAAAACGGTAAAATTATCGCTATTCAGTACGATAACGGTGATGGAAAAACTATTAACATTCCATATAAGAAATGTATTCACGTAATTAATAATAGTGGTGTTACTTTTAACGAAAAAGAAGTATGGGGTGTTGGAGATGGAATGGCGGCTCTTAATTACTATAAATTAAAGAGAGTTGTTCTAACTCAGCTTGCTCTTGCTACTAAAAATAACTCGATGGGATTAGTTCACGTAAAAGTACCTAATAATGGTAGAACTATTCTTGTTGATAGCAAAATGGAACCATTAAAAAATGCGTCTGGTAAACCTATTGAAGTTACGAAGCAAATTGCTCTTAACTATCAGATGCAAGACCTTTACAAAAAAGATTACATTGTTACTGACTTAGATGTTGATATTCAACGTATTCAGATAGAAAATGATAGTCAATTCTGGGAGTACGTACTTGGATATATTGACAAATCGATACAACAAGCTTTTGGAGTACCTGTAGGTATCTTTGATAGTGGTATGTCAGGTATTCAAAACGTAGGATTATCACAGAACTTTAAGAGTATCTTTGACAGCACTATTTTTGCTCTCACTACTCTATTAAAAGAAGAGTTAACATCTAAGTTAATTAAACGTCTTCTACATTTTAATTTTCCTGCTGATTGGTTCAAGAATAACTACGGAGAATTCATCTTTGACGTAGAAGAAGACCAAGATATTATTAATTCTCGTCTTACTACAATTGCATCGCTAATTGCTTCGGGTATTCTTGACCAAAATGACGTAGAAGTGATTTCACTAATTCGTAAGAATCTTGGTCTACCTGCTCTGAATGAAAAAGAAAAATCAGAGAAAGAAAATGATGGAATGACTGCTGCTATTCAAAAAGAAGTACAGAATCAACTGCAAATGGCTCAGATGCAGCAACAATTAATGATGGCATCTCAACCACCAATGCCCCCAGCACCTCCGGGAGGCGACCCTAATGCACCCTCTCCAGACCAAGGTGGCGGAGGAGGGGATTATCCACCAGGAGCATAATATGAAATACAAATACATGGTAAATTTTTCTATTGCTAGTGAAGCTGAGGAACAAGCTACTAGCGGAGCAATGAAACTGTTCAAGCCTATTATGCAGGTAGGAGATGATATTCTACCTATTATGATGAATAGAAATCAAAATCCTCAGCAACAGCAACAACAAAATAAACTTCAAAATAGTTATAGTAGGGCAGTACGAGAATGAAATTACTAGCTAAATTTGGATTTAAGCCGCCCAAAGTTATAATGCCTACTCAAACTAAAGGGTTTGATAACATTATGGCTAGAATTAATGAAACTCCTACTGGTATGATTCTTCGTAATCCTAATGTTCATCCAGAAGAGAAATTAAAGTGGATTGAAAGCTTAGAGCCGTCTCAACAACGTCAAGTTGGTAGAGATTATACTCGCATGTCTAATATTTCTAGTATTAAAGATAGTAGAAGAGGTTTTGCTGATGAAGTAGGAGGATTACCTAAAAATCGTAGAAACATTAGCAATCCTAAATATGTAAATGCGTGGTTAGACCATCAATCAGAAATGGCAGAAGCACTTGAAAATAACGATAGATTCGCTAAACAAGTGCTTCCTGAATATCAGAATATGGCTAATAGAAATAATAATATCGCTGTACTAAGACGTATGGCTAGAGATTGACGGAGCATCTGTTACTTCCGGGTAGTCAAGATTTGATGAATATTCTGTAGAAGAGTTAATACAGCCTGGTTTTACTACTCTTCTACACACCTTTGAAAATACTTCTGCGTCTGATACAGGTTTGCTAGGTTTATAGCTAAATCTAAATGTACCATCAATTTTTTGAATACCGCAAATTGGACATACTTGAATTTTAGACATAATTTAAGCCTTTAATGCTTTTGTAAGTAGATAACCACCTACACCGCCAGCAAGTCCGCCGCTTAAATTACCGACTGTCTCACTTACTGCGGTTTCAGGGTCTTTTAAGTCACCACGAAGGTATTTTGCTCCTAGATAGCCTCCAGCATAAGCTACCCCTCCTCCTCCTGCAATTGCAAGGTTACGAAGAAGGCTAAAGTTTGCCATATATGAATATTTAGATGCCATAGTAAGTGTTTTAGTGTTATGTATAATACATATTAATAGTCTAACTTATTTAAGAGGATAGTGCAATGTCTCAAGAAGATAGGTATAAACTAACATCATTAACTGGCTTAGATACCTCTAATCAGAGTGGTAAACAGGCTGCAAATACGGTAGCTAATGCTGTATCGAAAGCAGAGACAAAAGTAGCAGAAGCTAAAGCTAAATCAGAAAAACTACAAGCTGAGGATAGAGATGCTAGAGCTAAACGAGATGCCACTAAATAATTACCAAGAGTAAGAATACAGAGATAGATAGCGACTTAAAGATGTTTCTATACTTTCTAATTCTGAGGTAGCTAAAACTCTATTAAAGAATAAAACACCCGCAAATATACCATTTAATCCTGTATCAATCTTACTAACACCAATTCTATTTATAGTTAGTGGTGTATTTAGTCTAAAGCTTAAAATTTGTATGTCAGTATTATCTATTACATCGGATAGTAATGCTGGCATATTTTTTTGTCTTACTGCAATTACATTTTGAGGAACAGCAGCGGGGTCATTAGTAATTAGTTCCACCACATTTGCATAGTTAGAGACTACAATTGTACTGTTATTTACAGACATTGTATAGCCATATGTTTCATTTTCGTTAGAAAACTGTAGAGGTACTGTCCATGTATCACTTTCTTTATAAAGATATAGTTTACTTTCATCTGGACTACCAATACAGATATTAGATGATTGACTTAATCCAATTGAATATCCAAAGTTAGGAGTAGCAGACGTTAAGGTAGTAATTAGTGTCCATGTACCCGTTATTTTCTCGTATAGTCTTACTTCTGACTGTAGATAGTTACTAATTAATAATTTCTCTGTAATTTCGTTAAGTCTACAGATAGAGCCGTAATTTAGTACTTCTTCTTCTGCCCATCCTGTTGTTTTTCTATAAATATGAGTTTCACCATCAAGACTATTTGCATCTACTGATGTAACTACCAATAATGTCCCATCCTCATTAGTATCGATGGAAAAACCAAATCTTAAATCTCCTAAAAATGTTTCTGTAGGTATAGCAGACCACAATGTACTCTTTTCAAATACATAAACTGCGTTAGAACCTATTTCTCCGACAAATAGTGTCAATCCGTCTTCTGATAACGAAACTGAATGTCCGAAACCACCTTGATAGGGAGCAGGTACAGGACTTCCAAGATGAAGGTCTTTAGTCCAAGTATCTCCTGTCTTTCTCCAGATTTGAACTACTCCTTCACCATCATTTCCATTCTTCATACCTAGTGCAAAGATAGTACCGTCATTAGTAATTGAAAGAGCAGCTTCTTGCAATAAATTAGTATCATTTAGGTCAAGAACAATTTCAGAAGGTGTAGATTTCCATGCACCAGTTAAATCTTTTTCATAAAGATACAGTTTATTTAGATTATCATCAAACACAATAAAAGTAGAGTCATTACCTGAAATCTCGACTCTCGATGCTCGATATTCTAAATTAATTGCTTGTATAAAGTCATTAGTAATAAGTTGTCTGGCTCCTACTAGCTCATACGTAGTACCACCATTAAGCGTGTAGTAATCTGTATGACCTATATAGCTCCTACTCGGTGTATTTACTAGCTCTCGATACAAAAATACAATAGTTTTGATTCCAGTTATTTCGGGAATAGTAATTGCATCAGCAGTATCAGTGAGAGGGTAGATATAACCATACGAATTACTTGATTTTCTAGTAGCACTTGTAGTTCCGTTATGAGTATTAGCGAGATTAGGTAATGTACCAGAAACAGTTGATTGAGAGGTTAAATATCCGTCTACGTATCCTGAGATACTTGTAATCGGTGTTAGGGCTAAAGTACGAGAATCATTTATCTCGACATAAACATTTTTTCTAGCAAATTTACTAACTACAACTACTGTAAAGCTACGTTTGTATGGGTTAGTGACATAATTAGCTAATTCAAGTGTAAAAGTAGTACCTACATTACCAGCAGAAACAATAACACTATTAGGCTTAGTAATGTCAATTCCTGATAACTCATCTAAATCCTCGAATAAGACGTAAATATTGTATGTAATCGGATACTTATATCTACCTTTTTGTGAGATAGTGTAAACATTTGTATCTCCAGGACTAATTGAGCTACTACCACTTAAATCAAAGTCAATAGCAGTAGTAAATGTATTCTTAAAAGGGTCTACTATTTGATGATACGGATATGAAAGTGTAGCAGGTATTACTTTTTGATAATTAAAGTTATCTTGATATGGAAAATATCCAAACTCGTATTTTTTAAGATTTGAAAGTATGAATTCATACAGATAAAGGTTAGAATTACCAACTACATTATTTACATTTGTATTAAATCGGTGAGTATGTGATAGAGGCTTTCCTAAAGCATAAGAAGAGGTAACTGTTCTAGCACCATTTAGATATATTTCAAATCCTGATGAAATTCGTTGTAGCGCTATGTAATTAGTTGAATTAGGTACATAATTACCAACAATTACTGTCTCAATAGTGTTTAATTCTGGTTTATAATAAACGAATTTAATTTTACCGTCTATATTGTCATATAGAAAATAATATCCTCTATAGACACTCGATTGCCATTGAGCATATAGAACAACATTACTACTTACATTTACAGGTAAGGAGAAGCTGAATTCCAATGTGTAATAAATTGGTATCTCTATTCCTGGGTCAAGTGTTAATACAAGTCCATTACTTCCTGTAAACCAAGAAGTATTAATAGAAGAAGGAGATATAGTCCATCTTGAATTTAGATAATCATAAAAAGTATTGTTAATGTTAGAAAAGGGATAAATCAACCCTCCATTACAGTACTCTTTATCCTTAAGATGAATAATTTCGTATTTATTTGAGTTATTTGACTCAAAATAAGGGTGCTTAATACCTTCTACTATTTCAGTATTTAGTACTGGATACAAAGCTTGATTTAATAGTCGAATATTGCTTAAATTACCAGTAAACGTATTACTTGCAACTTTTCCAACATAAGCTTGACCATCAGCAATAGGATAATAAAAGTTATCAATATTTACTACTGATACTAAATCTACGTAAAGACTAAGTATATTAAAATTTCGTACAAAACTAATAAAATGCCACTCATTTAGAGCTAAAGTACAAGATAAATATCGAGTCTCACTTGTTGAATCATAAAGAGTTCTTTTGATTACAAATTCAGAGTTGGATTGGTCATATTCGATAGAAAATATTCCATTAATTGAGAAAATTGGCGTTACATCTGTGGTTAAGTAGAACCAACCATCTAATGTCCAATTGTTTTCTAACTGAATAGTACCTAAGTCTAAATAACCATTAGTAAATGTTACAGAAGATGAATTAATAACGTAATGAGTAGTATCTAAACTTCCATTTGTAGCACTAACTGGGACAGAATCATATAGAGACTCATAAAATAAATTCTCACTAGCACTAGGGTCTATGAGCTTATGTGAGTATGTATTTGGAATAGGAATTCCATACAAATCTCTATAGTGTCTATGCATGATTAGATAAAGATAATTCTATTGATTCTACCAAGTACAGCAATCATATTTGTAATGCTGGCATAAGCACTAATGTCAATACCACCATTAAATGAGCTACCTCTAAGTATAGGAATAATACCTCTTCCAGCAGGTACAGGAATAGGCACTAATTGATGTGCTGCCGTACCCCCTAAACATAAAGTAATAATGGCATCAGTATTACCGTAGTTATACGCATCAAGCCATACTTCATCATAGTTAGTACCATCTACTTCATGAAGCAATGTAGCTGTTCCCGAAGAAGTGGCAGAAATATTGATGGGTAGAAAATTGACTGATTCCGATAGCGGATGTAACTGATATGTAGGTTTAGCCATTTACGTTTTGCTTTCTAATTTCTGCTGCAAGAGTTTCAAGTGCTGTAGCTGTTACGTCAGGAGTATCTAAAGAACCGTCTAACATAACATCCAGAATAATCGAAGCGAGTTGCCCTCTAAGAGCATTTTTTAGGTCTGGTGTTAACTTAAGCTTCATGATTTTAGTGATATTATTGTCGTTGTGTACACCACTATTATATAACATGAATACAATGATAATGGGTATAGACCCTGGAGTTCAACATATTGGAATTTGCGGTTATTGTCCTGAAAGAGATGAGTTTCTACAACCTTATGAATACAAAATTAAAACCTATACTGAATTTGTAGAAGTACTTGACAATATCCCACCTTTTTTCAAGGAAAACTTTAATTTTTGTTATGCGATAGAAAAACCTTTTTTCAGTCCGGTTACATTAGCTAAAAATATACGAACTCTCGAAGTAATAGGTCTTATTAAATATAGCGCCGAAAAACACGAAGTAAAAGTATTTGAATATGCTCCGACTACTATCAAAAAACAAGTTACAGGTAATGGCAGGGCTACAAAGGAAGATATAATTAAATATGTAACTGAAGCTAACAAAAATCCTCGAATAGGCTTTAGAAGTTCTCACGAAGCAGACGCAGCAGCAGTAGCAATATGCCATCACCGACAGCAGAAGTCTTAGATTATATTAGCGATAACAATCTACCTTGCAAAGTATTTTTAGATGGTAGAAATGGTAGTAAATTGTATATCTCAGGTACTAATTTTTACTGGAAAAATACAGTAGACTATCCTCAATATGATTTCGTACAATCGAATAGTGCGTATCATCCATCTATACTCGGTAAAGGAGTATCTTTTTCTAGTAATGACCGTTTATATCCGGTAGATAGGTCTTTATTTGCTAATGCTAAATCATATTCAACACTATTTATCACTCAAACTGATGTAAGTATTACTCAGCAGTTATTGACTATTGGAAACAGGCTATCTACTTATCCGAATGTACTCGATTACAAGTTAAATACTCTTAAAGCAGTGCAAAACTTTGCTATTCGAAATGTAGGAGCCGAAAAAGCGACATCTAATATATCGGATTTGACTACTGGAACAACAGTATCTCAATCAATTATTTTTAATCACGATGTAAAACTAGGTATTACTAATTTCTCAGTAAATAGTGCTACATTCGATAGATTTATTAACAGCAATAAAGGATATTTACCTACTTTTGACCCATATCTTTTCTATCTAGGTAATGACAATACTGCGGGTAGTCCTTTTACAGGTAAATTGTGTTATTTTCTAGTATTTATTCCTAAGATTACTAATGCTCAGTTAGTCGATATTTCAAACATACTATTGGGTGGATTAGGCTCAATTACGTGGAATGATGTTAGTATTGATATATGGAATAGCATGACTGAAGACGACTGGAATAACCTAGAATAGGGATTATGAGACTATTATTACAAGCTAATTTTGCTGCTACCAGTGACCCTGTTGACCCTAATAAATTAAGAGTTAGAGGTGGTCGAACTGTAGATTATGATGGTGAGACTTATAAGATTCAAAAAATTGATAAATCACCTCGTAAAAATAAAAAGTATGTAGCGACCGTAAAGAATACTAATACTGGTAAGACACACAACGTTCACTGGGGTCACACAGAGTACGATGACTACTATGTGCATAAAGACAAGAAAAGACGTGAAAACTTTCAAAAGAGACACGGTGCAATTAAGTTAAAAAGTGGTAAACCAGCAGCAGAAGACCCTAGACAACCTGCATATTATGCTACTAAAGCGAATTGGAGCTTTATGAGCGATATAGTTAACTTCAAAATGCGCGATGATAATGGTTTTGATATTCCGTCTGCTCCAAAAAGCACTAAAAATGATGCGTATACGTATATTCCACCTGATGAATGGAAAAAGATTCCGCAACATCTTCGTAAAACTATTCGTAAGCTAGAAAAAACTGATAATCCTACATTGGGTGCAGCTTATAATGCTGCTAGAAAACATGCTGATTTTGCTGCTAGGATTACTCCTCTAAGAATGGATATTCTATCTCGTAGATGGGGTCAAATGTATCCTGAGTTAAATACCGGACTCATTAAAAATATTGATTATCGTCATCTTCAAAAACAGCAAGAGGTAGAAGATAATTTGACATCTCGTTTACGAGGTATAAATGCTTCTATGAAAGATAATCTAGTACCGAATATGCAAGTACGTCCGATTATGAATGGTAATAAACTACAGGGTATCTCTAGTGCTACTGAACATAATGGAATTGTAAATACTGATTTCATTCCTAATCCAAGACATTATTTACCCGATGAAGTAGGTACAAATCTACAACAAGTTACGTCATGGCTACCTCAAAGTAGAAGAGACGCAAAAGCAATGCTTGATGGTGAAAGTTTTGTAAGAGGTCTTAAAGAAAATTACCCAGGAAGCTCAGTACTGAATGTAACTGGACATCCTGAGATGCAAAAAGTAGTATATAAATCTTTAGGTGCTACTAACAAAACTAACGTCTCTAAAAATCCGCTTAGATTAAATGAAATTCATGATTGGTATGATACGGTTACTGGAAACCCAACACAACCAAGAATAAACTTACCTCCTTTCTAACATGGCAGCTTCTACAGGTTATGCAGTAGACGATTTAACTGCATTACGAGCAATTGACAATACAATTAAGACAAGTAGATACATAGTTCTTGTAGCTTCTGAGAAAGCATGGTATATATTTGTACCAGCCTCTATGGAATCAGAAAGTATTCCTAATATTATCTATCCTGATGACGGAATAGGTAGATGGTATAAGACTAAAGCTGTAGTAACGAGTACGGATATTTTAGATTTCTCCGAAGCGGTAGATGACCGAGTAGGTGCATTATTAGTGGACACAGGATTGATTGATGTTACTTATAATGACGCATCTAATCAAATTACTTTTACATTAGTTAACGATAGTATTACTAATGCTCAAATATCTCCTAGTGCCGCAATTACTCAATCTAAAATTGCTAATTTAATTACAGATTTAGCCGGAAAAGCTAGTGTAAACCATACTCACGTAGCTGCGGATGTCGTTAATTTTAGTGAAGCGGTAGACGATAGAGTAGCTTTACTTCTTCAACAAGGTACAGGTATTACACTTACCTATGACGATACAGCGAATACTCTTACTATTTCTAGCTCTGGCGGCGGAAGTAGTTTAACTATTAAAGATGAAGGTACATCTCAAGGAACTGCAACAAGTATTAACTTTACGGGGTCTGCTGTAACCGCTTCCGTAAGTGGAAGTGATGCTACGATTAATATTTCAGCACCGAGTTCATTAACGACTAACAGTGCTGCAATTACAACATCTTCTATCGCATCTAATACCTCGGAAACACAAAGTTTTAACTGTGGTAATGATATTGGATTTTTCACAAAAGTAGAAACAGACTACCCAGCGAGAATAAGAGTTTATATTAGTTCCGCATACGCATCTGCTGACGCAAGTAGACCAGTTACGGTAGAATTAAGTGGTGAGCATGGATGTATTTTAGAGTGTGTAACAACAGGAAGTAATTTAATACTTGATTTATCACCTGTAGTAGCTTTCTATACACTTACTTCTTCTACTCTTTGGATAATCATTACAAACAACGATTCAGTATCACGTAGTATTACCTGTACTCTTACAGGCGTAAAATGGTAAAAATATGACAAACGCAATTATTACAGATAGCTATTTAACAACAACTCCTTGGGTTAGAAAGACAGATTTTATAACTGCTTGGAAATCTGCATTAGTAGATGCTGGATTCCCCAATACTGACATCGATACTTATGACATTACTGACCAATATCTTAAAGATTATGGTGGAAACAATATATGGAATGGAGGAAATGCAAATTCTTTAGCTGGATTCATCAAAGAAATCGTATTTGATGCTGGTAAGACTAAAGGAACACTTCAATTTAATTTCTATACTCGCGCAGGTTGGAGTGGTTATATGCAGGGATATGATTCGGGATATGGCAGTCCCCATGTTCGCACCGTTTGTGGTCATTGGGCAATGTTTGGTGGTTGGGACAGTACAAATAAACGACCTAATCTAACTTCATCTGCTGATACAGTAATTGGAGGGTATGCACCACATTTTCCAGGCAACTTTAGTCAAGCTTATAGAAATTACTGGTATAACCCATCTACGGGTGCAAATAGAAATGCTCAAGCAGGGTTAACTAACGGTGAATTTGATGCTAACTATAGAGGTGTAAATGGTATGACTGAAACTGCTTATCAACCTTTTGGATGGAGTCATCATATTGGTTATTTTCAAGATAGTAATCAACCAGAAACAAGGGCTTACGGTACTATTAGTACTTCTAACCCATTATCTTATGCACTAAATCAAAGCGCACCTATTCAATTCAAAGCAATTAATCACGATGAGATAAGAGGTGTGTTTATTCTTCAACAGCAACATGCTCCAATCTTTACCGGGTATATTAGACCTGCTGTAAAACCTTCATATTGGGATGAAAATAGCTATCCTTATTGCTTTATCCCCGTAGACCCTTGGTTTGATAGATTTATGACATTTTCTGGCTCATATCATCCAATGGGAACTGGTTTCTATATTCCAACTATTTTGCCTGAAATGAGATTCGATAGTACCCCTCCTTATTATAAAAATCCAGGTAATTCAAATAAAGTTGATGCTATTCAGGCTCCGGTACTTGTAGATTATAGCGGCAAAGGTTATACAGGTAAGTTTTCTAACGATATTATCTTGGTTGCTTCGCAAGGAGTAAATCAGTTCGATAGAATTGTAGTTAGTTCGGGCACAGAAGAATATTTAGTTATATCTAATAATCACAACCCTGTATATACATATTCCAAGCTTGCTATCCGTATTGTGTAATGACTAATTTTGCACCCACTAATCTTACATCGAATACTACGCCTGCTCAATTTACTGCTGATGCAAGTAGCAATAGCAGTGATGCGTACAAAGCTTTTGATAATAGTAGTGGTACATATTGGGAACCTAGTACAAACGCTTCGAATGAATGGTTAAGAATATTTCTACCGTTTAATACTCTAGTTGATTCTTACAGTATTAAATGTCCTAGTGTTGCCACTCATGCACCTACTGATTTTAAGCTACAGGGTTCATATGATGACGGAACTAATTGGATTGATATGAATACTCAAAGTAGTTTAAGCTCTGGGTGGACAGATAACGTAGCTAGATTATTTACATTTACACCAACTACATCTACTGGCTATGCTAGTTCTGGAAGTGGTCAAGCAAATATAGGTATAAATAACTACTATGTCTATCGATTACTCTTTACAAGTCAACCAAGTGCGAAAGTACAAATTAGTGAATTTACTTTAGAGCATACAGATTCAAACTCTCAAGTTATTTATAGTTACGGTAATTTTAAGTATGGAACTTCCTACATACTTAGTAGTAGTTATGGAAAAATAGAGTATTTTGATTATAAAGAAGTAAATCGCGCAGGAACAATTACTATTCCAGTAGGAAGTGGTGGTGGAGGAGCAGTAAGACCAGTAGTAGGTCAGATATTCCCAAGGGGAGTTCCAGTGTAGAATTAAATAAGAGTTATAGGTTCCCATGAGTACAATAAGACCAAATACTACTTATTACTATCGTGTAAAAGCAATTACAACTGAATCAGAGAGTGAATATTCTGAAACAATTCCAGTTACTACTCTTTCAGATAATACTAGCTATACAACACCATTAAGTGCATCTGCACCAGTAATAGCCTTTACAAATGTATCAAGTGGTACATTAGATATTGCTTTTAATTTCTTTCCTGCAAACGAACAGATAGAAGAAATAAAGGTTACTATTTCACCTAATGCCGATTATTCAGCTCCGATTTATAACAACTTAACTTTTATAATTGGTAAAAATACTTGTACCGCTATACGCAATAATGAGGGTTTTGTAGCAGTTGAAGTTCAAAATCTTGACCCAAACACTACATACTATGGTCGAGTACGAGTATCTAACTCTACTTCTATTTCTAGCTATACAACCTTTACATTTACTACATTAACTAATCTAACTGCTCCGATTGCAATTGGTGTTACAAATTTAACTGCAATTACGGCTACAGCAAATTGGACTAACGTACCTTCTGCAACCAGTTATATACTTGATGTTGCTTCGGATAGCTCGTTTACTTCTCTTGTAGTTAATGCTTTAGATGTAGGAAATGTAAACTTCTACGATATTCCAGTTTTAGTAGAAAATACAACATATTATTTTCGAGTAAGAGCTAAACAAGGCTCTACATTATCTAAATACAGTAATACTGCTACATTTACAACACTTGATGATGTGGCAACTTATAGTGATTTAACAGTAGGACTAAGTGCCCCCAGTATTCGTGAAGTTAGAAACACTAAAGATACTGAGTTTGAGGTTGCCTGGAATGCTGTTCAATACGCAACATCATATAGAGTAGATATTTCTACTGCTTCAGACTTTGGTACATTTGTAGTCGAAAATGCGGTGGTTACTGATACAAGATACTTAGCTACAGGGCTTACTGCTAATACTCTTTACTATTTTAGAGTCAGAGCAATACATCCATCTAATACAAGTTCATACACTATTAGACCTATTAATACTCTTGCGATAAATAGCTCTCTTAATCCTCCTCAAGCATTAGTTCCTAGTACTACATTTGCCACAGGATTTGTGTTTACTTGGGTAAAAAGAACATACACCACTAGATATTACATTCAAGTTTCTACTGCTTCTAACTTTGCTTCAATACTTCGGTCAGTTTATGTACGCGATGTTGATACTTTTGTATTTGATGGATTGAGTGCTTCTACGACATACTATGTTCGAGTATACGCTCTAAATAATATTGAAATCAGTCCTGCATCTAACTCTGTTTCAGTGACTACAAATAGCTCATTACCTGTAATTGGGTTAGGTACTGTTACTGAATTAAGTCAAAGTACTGCAAGACTAAATTGGACTGTAAATGCTGCCTATACGAAATATTTGCTTACAATTTACAAGCAAGCAGACTCATCAAATTTTCTAGGTGACGGTTTTTACAATCAAAGAGATATTGGCTATGTTTCTAGCTACTATTTAGACATCTTTTTAGAGCCTGCAACTACGTATACTTACGTCATTACAGGTCAAACATCAAGTGGTGATAGAAACAGTTCTGTACTAGGTACTTTTACTACACTAGCTACTGCTCCAATTATTTCATTCTCAGCGGATGGAAGATACCTAGAATGGTCAGGTATTTTGAATCGATTACTTGTTTCTACTGATAAAGATTTTAAGTTTCTAAAGCAAGGTTGGAATCCAAGAACAATCACATCCGTAAATAATAAATATGACATCTCTAATTTAATGAATGATGAAATTAATTATTACTTTAGAGGATATAACAATGCAGGAGGTATTGACGGTGCTAAAAGCAATGTTATCTCAGCTTATACTCGTAATCCTATATTGTTACCTCCAATACTTACTGATACAACGGCAATAATTAGATGGAAAAAGACATCATCTAAGTTATATCGAATTCAGGTAAAGAAAAATATTGCTGGAACATATACACCTATTACAGGTCATACATTTCCGGTAGCAGTTGGAGATACTGACAACTATTATGTAAGCGGTTTAACAGCAAATAGTGATTATAGTGTAATCATACAGCAGTATAACGAAAGCTCTAATTCTTATACAGATATGTCATTACCCGCATACTTTACGACGCAAAAGAGCAAAGATTATGCTGATTTTCTAACTGATACTACTGAAAATGGAGCTTTATCAACAATCACAGTTAGTGCTGGTTCTACTTCATTTGATAGGACGACACTTACACTTGGAGCGACAGTATATAGTAGCTACGTAGTACTTGTGTCAAGACGTTCTGATTTTCTAACTACAGAAGCCTATATAGAAACAAGTACAAATGCAGTTACATTTCTCGGAGATGCTGGAATTACTTATTATGTAAGAGCTTACGGTATTAGCGGTACTACAAGAACATTACCTGCTACTACTAACTTTACTCTGAGTGCATTACCAGCATTATCAAGTGATTTAAGCGGTACACCTACTATATCTACAGTAACTATCCTTAACGAGAATGAAGCTATTATAGTTTGGTCAGCTATTTCTGGTGCAATAGGATATGAGATTGAAATATCAAAGACAAATACTTTTAATTACCTAGAAAAAAGTATAGTTGTAGACTTCTTAGATACTACTCAAGCATTGCTTTCAAATTTATCCGGTACAAGTGTATATTACGTGAGAGTATACGGATTTAACAGTCACTCTATCTCTGGTATTTCATCTGCATCAACTATCGATACTACGCCTTAATTATGTACTCATATTTTAGTAAAACCGCAAAAAGAAAACAGCCTGTAATTTGGGATGAAGTAGTTGAAGAAACAAAATCTGGTGATAAATATGGTATTCCTGGTCAATGGAATGCTAGAAAAGCATCGCGTGCAGTTCAACTATACAAAGAAAGAGGTGGAGAGTATCTTGACGATATGCCTTCACCTGAAAATAACTCTCTCAAAAAATGGTTAGCAGAAGATTGGACTACTTATGATGGTAGCCCTGCAATTCAAAGAGATATTGATGGTAATGTAATTACAGTAAATCGGTATTTACCTGCTGCTGCATGGAAGCAATTAAGTCCGGGTCAAGTGGGTGCTACAAATCGAGCAAAAAGACAAGGATTTAAGCAAGGTAAACAATTTGTAAGTAATGCAAAAGCTGCTAAAAAAGCTGGAGCAGAAGCTAGAAACTTTAGCTATATGACTAAATCGCTCCATCATTACTAGATAGTAAATCGTCTATTACTGGAGTTCTTGTTTGTCTTTTAGTAGTTCTAATATCGGTCAATTGGTCATATAATCTGTGACGAGTCAGCATGTTATAGGGATGTCCAGGGTCAGAAGCAATATTAATATGAGCATTTAATCTGCGAGTATTTAATAGATTGCTCGGTATAGGTTCTTCTCCCATACCTCCGTGCGGAAAAGCTACGTATTGTCTGCTATCTATATCATATCTAGGTGTTTCGTAAATATCTCTTCCAGTTTGATTCAATAGATTAGTATCACTACCTCGATATTTGTTTACTACAGAGTTAAACATATTATCGCTTTTATTTATTGCATCCATTACGTTACGGTCAACACCAGTTTCTCTTCCTGTTCTTCGAATTACATCATCACCGACAGTTTTTAACAGTTGATTACGTTCATTCGTATCATTAATCTGTCTAACTATATGAGATGGATTCAAATATTGCGTAGAATCATCTGGAATACCCAATCTTGGGACTCTATTTATTGAACTTTTAATACCTTGGAACTCTTCCCACGCTTTTTTTAATTGCCGATTTTGTGGGTTTCCGAATGTGGCTATATCCACCATGTAGGAGTATGTCATAAATGTTTCAAAATGCTCTGATAGAAACATTATACTATGGGCTACCAGAGGGTCGAACTCTGACCTGATGGATTAAAAGTCCACTACGCTACCATTACGCCAATAGCCCTTGTTTAAGTATACAAATCACTCTTGTCACCTAAACGTTTTCGTACTTCCTTCATATCTACATTAAAAAATAGTTTCATAATAGCATCTGCTCCTTTGTTTGCTGTTTTTATATCTCCGCCTGCATCATAAAATGGCATTGCTAAATTACATTGCCATGCGATAGCATATGAGTCATCTTTTTGAATATTGTCCATTAATACTGCAAAAGCATCTTGTGTATTCATCAGAATTTTCCTGTAACTCTATTCAAATCTTCATAGAAAATGATTTCTCTGGCTTCATCTGTCGTCAATAAACCTGTTCTATATAAATGATTTACATCCTCGTTTGAAAGATGTCGAAACATATACTTTATATCATCGTAATCATGACCATAAAGTTTACTAAACTCCCTTACCCACCCTTCATCGTTACTCAGTCTATGTGTAAGTACGTAATTTAGGTCTTCTGGAAGATTTTTACGACTAGGTTTATAATCATAATCAAAGCCTGGGTCTGCTGCCACATTATTCTCCGATTTAACTAATCTTCGATTTATAGCCATGCCTTTTATTTGTCGTTCAGTTAATTGTCTCGTAGCATAGAAAAGATTTGTCTCTTCTCTATCCATATCTGGAAGAATATCTTCAATTAATTGACAGACTTTTTTAGTAGGAACGAGATTATTGTTAAGTACATTTTCTACCTCTTCTTTATCCCATTCAGTAACAAGAGATAAATGAATCATACCTTCTTCTAAATCACCATACTGTGCTTCCAGTAAGTCTTTTAGTAAATTACCAAACATTATCCACCTCCAATAATGGGACATGGAAGATTTGAACTCCCGTCGAACGGATTAAGAGTCCGCCATAATAGCCACTATACGAATGTCCCAAAAAGCCTCTTCTGGAAGTTGCGTCCAGTTCCCCTGTTTACAAGACAGGAACATCACTACATATGCTTAAGAGGCACGTAACTATGCTCTAGGTAATCCTCTAATAATTACTAAAACTACAAGAGCCAACAGTAAGATTGGAATACTTAATCCGGTTACAATATTTACTCCAAGCGCACTTCCAATAAGAAGCACGGTAAGTACTGCAATAGCAATATCAATTAGTGACCAAGTAAATGTAGGCATAAGTTTTTCCTTTAGTTAATTGAGATGACAGTAGAGGGATTCGAACCCACAAGCCGAAGCATCTGATTTTAAGTCAGACGTGTATACCCAATTCCACCATACTGCCAAGAATTTATACTTTACGAATTCTATGTAACCAAATATCAGTTGGATTATATTTAGATTCTGGAGAACATACACCAGCAATCAAATCGTAAGAGTAATGCAAACCTTCTCCTGAGACAGACGTATCATATCCAGTCGCATAATACTCTCCGTAAGGGTCATTTACAATGAATCCTTTTTCGTCATAACCTTTAATTACGATTACATGACCTGAACGTGTAAAATAACCGTGAACAATACATGGTTGGTCTTTATTTAGAGCAACTTTAATATCTTCTAAAGTTCCATTTGGTTTGAAATCATCTTGAACTCGTTTACCATAGAAAGTTTCGATAAGTTTCTTTAGTTCGTAAGGGTCATGTCTATCTAAACCTAATTGGTCACACTTGTCATATAGTTGGTCTTCTAATTGAGATTCAGACCCGTCTCCAACAATCCCAAAATAACGTAAACACATTGCAACAGACGTAATGTTACAAGTTCCATAAGGATTATATTTATTATCTAGTTGACTTGCATAAGGAACGTTAAGTGTAATCATAGTTAGAAAATATAAGGTAATGGCAGGGGGAGGAGTTGAACCTTCCTAAGCTCCGACTTATGGGGACGGCGAGCGCACCGTAGCTCTATCCCTGCTATGTATAGTATAGCACCGAGGTAAGTAAAACACAATACCTCGGTATAATGTTTACTCAAAATCTGATAAATTCGCTACTGGAGAATCTACAACTCTAATAGCTTCAATTGTTTCACCTATTGATTCTTCAATATAATCGGTATCAACTGTAATCATTGCAATAGGTTCTAAAACATTAAGGCTATCAAGACACTTCTCTAATACTCTAAGCCGCTTTTGTAGTGGTTTTTCGATAGCTTTAAGGTCTTCGATAAGGTCTAATTTTCTATTAATATCTGCAATTTCCCGCTTTACTGTTACGAGTACTGAATCAGGGTAATGTTCAATACTTGGTGTAGCTGGTACAATGTCAGTAATTTCTGGTTCGGGAGGTAATTCTTTTGCCTTAGTACTTTTTCTAAAGCCTCTTCTTTTTACTGGTTCTTCAGTAGCAGTTTTCTTGGTGTAATATTTATTTGTCAATTTCATTTTGACTCCGTATATGTATTAGTAAATATCTGTTTAATTTGATAGCCTGACCATTCGATAGCATCACTATCTTCGGCTTGTAACCATCCCCACTCTTCAACATAACTTTCTTCTAGTTCATCCTCGTCATCAAAGTGTGAAAAGTCTATGGCACTATAGCCTTTATTAAAATCAAAATTAACGTATAGACTATCTAAGTCTTCAGGAATCAAAAATATTACAGGATTAATCAGTACGGTAGCATGAACATCAATCTTAAATTCTTTTCTAAAATCAGCAAAACATTTAGTCTTAATTACTGACTTAGCTAAATCAAAATCCGTATATGACGGTGTTAGAAAAAGAGCTATTCTATTACCGTACCAATCTAATACTGTACTGACAAAAACTGTTTCTGTCCAAGTTGTGTCTTTACTCAAGTCCCATCCAAGGGGTTCTAATTGTTCTATTACAAGGGGCATTTTTTCACAAGACCACTGTTTGACGTGTTCTGCGTTAATGCCGACTAACTTAATCTGATTATAATTAAGTCGTCTGACCATGTTTTCGAATTTCGTAACTATATTCTTCATTTCTACTAGGCTGTTTCATAATCATCATCTTCCTCATCAAAGAATTCTTCATCGTCTTCGAAATCATCCGCCACGTCATACGCATCATCTAATTCAGGAACATTAAATGTATGTGTAACTAAATCAGGTCTAGGATATGGAAGTTCAACATCATAATAATCCAGCATAGATTCGAGTAAAGTATTACCTACCTTACTTGTTAAATCTACTGTGGTTTTGAGTAAACTATCTCGAAGAATATCTGTATCTCTAGTTCGAGGTTGATTGTTCAATAAGTCTAATACAGCTTTTGTGTTAGCAATGTGTTGGGCTAATCCATCTGTATAGAACTCAATCTTTTCAGGGTCGTAATTTCTCATATTGATTACCCTTAGTTATAAAGAAACACCATCTTCTAAGTGGTGTCGATAAGTATAAAAACCGGAATACTGTCTTGTCCACAATACCTTACTATCGTCATCTAGCAGGTATAATTTATCTCGTAAACCTTCTGGTAATTGAATTGCATAGCCATAAGTGTATGAGAAAATACCCAAGTCTGCGGAAGGAATTGCTTTAGCTACATGCTCGAATGGTGATAGATGTCCACTACCCTTTAGACGATGAAATAATTCAACATCTGCATCAATAGAAAATTGTCCGTCATAAGTCTCATAAGAGATACGCGCACATCTAGCTACCGCAATTTGAATCTTTGTTTCTAACGGCACATCATCAGGAATTTTATCCCCGAATGGGATATGCCAGTCACCAGGAGATAAAGTTTTGTAATTACGTTGGTCATATAACCTCTTCATTTCAATAGCAATTGCTCGAAACTCTGGTTGAGCTTCAGGTGCAGTACGAAGTGTGAAAAAGTTATCCCAATCCGTACCACTTAGAATAAGGTCTACATATGCAAATGTATCTAGTAGACGATTGGAGTTTTGTTTATGAATACCTTGTTGTTCAAGCATTCCTACATAGCTAACTGCTGAATCTCTCGCAGCTAACCATAATTTAGTTGCTTCTTCTACTTGGTCTGGTTCGATATTTTCATTGCCAGACATACCCTTTTGCGTTAGAGTAAAGGTAGGAATAAAAGGATTAGTTTCTACCTTTCGAATCATTCGAGTAATTGTAATAGCTCGACTAGAAGGAGCATTTCTTACTAACTGTCTGTGAGTATTTAATTCTGCAAGTAGAACTTTAGGGAAACGAACAATAAAAGAAGTAAAACGAGTTTGAGTATCCTCGTTATACGAATCTGCAACAATTTGTACAAACATAAATTAATTCTTTACTATAAAGGGGTGGTTTTCAAGGAAATCTAACTTTTTTAGATTTTCTCTTGTAAAATCAACCACTCTTCCCTTTGTCCCAGTCAGGTGTCCGATTTGACTGGCAATACTGTCAGCATATTTACGGGAAAATGTGAACCCGCAAGTTTGGAAAAATGGATAAGTCTGTATTACGAAATAAACCTTTTTCCATTTTTTAGTCTTAGGATATGGCATTTCATATATTAGCTACTACTTAACTATTTCTATTCTACTAAGTACCCCCTGAGTTTGTCAAGGGGTAATCAGTAGTATATTAACGTCCGCTACCTCTCGGTTCGCCGTCATCATAGAAATTCATAATTAGGAATATGAAGGTAATGTATCTGAACGTCTTTCAAAGAATGCGGGAACAGTCGATGTACGTGTAAAGTCAAGCTCAGAAGTAATACCTTTATACATCAAGCTATCTGAAGCTTTTAGAAAGACTTCTTTATTATAGCCTGGAACTTCAAACTTTTCAACCAACCAATCAACAGTAGCCTTTCTTAGATTATCCAAAGACTTAGATGGTCTATAACCTAATTCCTTTGCAGCATAACGATGCAATTGCACATGATTACGTTCATCCGCAGAAATGTCTAGAGATGTCATTCTAGCTGCCTCACCACCAAACTGTCTATAGATTGGTAATACGACAAAAAAAATCCCATTCTCTAAGGTGGCAGCTTTTGTAATTGGATGGTCTGGATGATTAATCCATGCTTCTACAATAGGTGCTACTAGACGCTCGTAATCTTTATTGTATGCACTAAATACTTTAATACAGTTATACAGCGCAATATCATGCTTTTCTTCATCAATTGTATTTCTAAGCAGAGAAGCTTTACCTTCTTCACCTAAAATTTGACTTTCTGAACGTGCTAATCCATCAAGAATAAAATCTTTTACTGGAATTTCTAAAGCCTTTAACGAAAAGCATCTAGAGAGTGTATCTTCACTCCCTGGTACTCCGGCTTCAGATTTCACAGGCTCAATTGGACTCCACACTTTCCGATTCTTTTCTACTTGTGCATAAAAACTTAGTCCCATAAACCGCCTCTAAAATACTAAAACTTAAATTTAGAAAAAATCTTTTTCGCTCGTTTTTTCATTATAACAATACCCCACACTACAAGTCCAGTAAAACTGTTCTATCTAGATAGTAATGTGAGGTATTACTTACAACTTACTCAGCACAAGCTACGCACATAGTTTCAGTACACATCGCTCCAGGCTCAATATCCGTTCCTACATTGGCTTTCGCAGCAGAACCAAACATTGATAGAAAATCTGTCTTTGTTTGTTCATCTGTGTAAACAATATCGTTCTCTAAATCAAGAGGAATAGAATAGGAATCTTCATCATCTACTGGCATAAAGAAGTCTTGAGTAGAAGCTAATAGTTCATCATCTTCTAATCCAGTGCCCACAGTTGACTTATCTACAAAATCTTGCTCAACAAGCATACGATAGTAAGTGGTGATTGTTGAACCTTCTAACCAACCTTCAAACCATTCACGGTCTACCGGACATTGATTCCAAATATTAAATGAAATACTATGAGCTAATCCAGTAGTCGCCATTAAGTCTTGCCAATTTTCTACCAGAGTTTCATAAATATCCCATCCAACCGATGCCGCAGTTTCAACATTTAATGGGTATTGATATTCAACTTGACCGAATGTTGAGCTATCTCTAACAGTCTTCTTCGTCTCTGCATGACAAATAGGAGGTGAGATTTCAGGTGTAGTTGTATACCCGTCTAAATCTTGATAACGGAATGAACAAGATGCTGTAGGAGCAACAGTAAATGCTCTCTTCATTTTGTATCTACGAGCAATCTTTGCGGCATCTTGAAAACCGAGATAGATTTGTTCTACAAGAGCAACAGCCTTCTTACCGTAGTATTTTTGCAATGCTTCTTTATTGTTTAATTCATCAGCAGTATCGAGATTCAGATAGCCTTGCAGAGCAAATGTAAAGTCTGAATATGAAACTTTATATCGAGCTAATAGATTCGCTAATCCGAAGACTCCAAGACCTACTTGCTTATCTTCTGTCGGAGATAGATAGTAATTATCTCGTCCAGCACCAGTAATACCGTGAAGTTCGCAGAGAAACTTCATACCACGACGAAATGCTCTACGAATAGTCTTAAGATTACATTGACCTAAATTAACGTGACTTAGTGTACAAGTACCACGATTAGGTAGAAGAATTTCTAAGCAGACATTACTATATAAACGGTAATTATCAGGATTAGCTGGGTCAGGAGCATAATCAATAGTTTCATGTGTATCTGGATGCTCCCATCTCTTTTTAGCAAGCCAAACAGTACCATATCTAACACCATCAAGAATTGCATCCAAATGTGGATTATTCATAATGTAGTCGGATGATTTGGGATTAGAGTCTACATATACTGCTTTCTTAATCCAAGGAGCTTCGGAAGGTTTTAGAGCTAGAAACTCAGGTAAATCCGGGTGATTAGCATCTAAATAAACAACAACTGCTCCATTCTTGAACTTCCCACCTCTGCGAAGAATTTCGTTTAGTGAAGAGTAAATCTTTGCGAAAGAGACTGCCCCTGATGACACTAAGCCTCTTCCGTTGTCAGTACCATTTGCACGTAATTTACTTAAATCTAGAGTAACTCCTGCACCGTAGCGTAGATTCTTTGACGTAAATAGCCAAGAATATTCAATAGAGTTAACTCCTTCCATCGTATCTTCAACTGCTAGAATGGTACAGCTAACTGGATACCGAGATTCAGGGTCATATAACCAATCCCTTACTCTTCCTACCACACCCAGTTGAGGTGTACTTTCTAACATTGTTTTAAGTTCATTTTTTACTCTAGAAACCTTAGCTTCTAATCTCTTACTCATTTATGGTTCTCCGAATAATTCCAATCTATAACTTTTAAGCTAGCAAACCACTTTGATATAACTTGCAACAGTTCTTTTATTTTATCAGAAGATACATCAGATTTCAAGACTAAAACAAGGTGATTATCTGGTTTGAAACTTAAAAATATCGGAAGACCTACTTTATCGACAAGTAACCTATCGTACTTGCATAAAACTCTTCGTCCTTTAACACTCATTCTTTTTTCGTACTCAAGTATTGTTGTCATAAAAACAATTTTGTCCTTATTATATACTAGAAATAACAGTTATATAGGTACAGTTACTTCAAGTCTATGAGATTACTTAAAGATACTAATTCAGCAAATTTCGGTCTTCCGTTTGCTAATCCTCTAGTTCAAAAAGGGGTTCAGGCGGCAGCTCCAGCAGCAAAACAAGTAGCCAAAAAAGGCTTGCTAGGTAAAACATTTGATGTTATTAATGCTGCTACTCTTCCTCTTATGATGGCTCCGCTTTTTATGCCTAGTGCTGATACACGGGCACAAGAAAAAATGCTTGCAGACATTAAAAAGAACCCAGGTCTAGGTTTACCTTTCAAAGTTCCTGGCATGGATGTAAATGCTCCAGATATGCCGCCTGGTAAAGTTTCAGTAGGAAATCCTAATCCGAATATGATGCAACCTGGACAATTACCTCCCGGTTCCATGCGCTAATTGTTTTAGCTTTTTACGGTCTTCCTCAGAAAGAGAATTTAGAAATTCATCTTCATAAGCACTTGCATCCAAACGGCGTACTTCATTTAGCGGACTACGAAAGTCTCTTAAAAGAAGCTTCTTAATATTTGGGTGCATTTGTTGTTTTACTGTAAATCCTTTTGCCATAATTAGTCCTTTTGACTTAGATTTGCAATAATCTTTGCTTCGGCTAGAACGGGGCATTCATGCAACACTACCTCGCCAGCTTCTATCATTGCAGTTTGTTCTATTAATCTTGCTTCCTCACCTAATTCAATAGTAGATTCAAGTACGATTTCATCATGAACTTGAAGAATAGGCATAATATCCCAAGATTGTAAAGGAGAATAACCTTTGTCATACAATCTTTCATAAATAAGAGCCATTGCAAGTTTAGTAATATCAGCACTTGTTCCTTGAATAGGATGATTAGCTAACGCAGGTACACCAGGATATTCTTCCCATTGCCTACGTCTATTAAATGGAGGTAATGTTCGTACCTCTAAAATTGACTTATCGAAAAACTGTTTATGATACTCGGTTAGCGCAGGATAAGCATCAAAATATAGTCTTCTATTTTCAAATGCTTCTTTCTCTGTCATAGATACACCGTAAGTCTGTTTTGCATATCTCTTAAACTTCTTAGCACCCATCGCATAGTTATATCCCAATCTAACAGCTTTCGCATTTTGTCTACGCTTTTTATACTCAGATTTAGGAAGAGTTACAAATTCATCGTAAGTCATAGAGCTTAGTAATGCAGCAGTGTTAGCGTAAGGGTCTTTACCAGTTAGAAACTCTTCTAACATACCTACGTCACCACATACTTCAGCCATTACTCGAAGTTCAATTTGCGAGTAGTCACAATCAATTAGAACATTACCTTGATTAGCAATAAAACAACTGCGAATAGATAAAGGTTCATCAGGATTAGGACGAGGCATATTCTGTGCATTAGGATTAGAAGAAGAAAGTCTACCTGTTCTAACACACTGATTAAAATGAGGATGTATTCTACCCGTTTTCGGGTTAATTAGTTCTGGAAGCGAGTATACATATGCACTCAAAAGTTTAGATACCTTTCTATGAGCAAATAATGCATCAAGAATGGGATACTCATCAGTATCTAAGAGTTTTAGAACGTTAGACCCAGTTGATTTAATAAAAGGGTCAAGTATGCATTCATCACTCTCATTTTCTAAGCAATCTGGGTCTGGAATACCTAGCTCTCGTAATACTTTTAATACTTGGTCAGAAGAAGTAACTTCAACACCTTTGTCTACGATTTCTCCGAAAAGATTGTAGCGAACAAAACGAGACGGAACATAAAGTAGAAAATCACTCTCTGCTCTTAGCTGCTTTGCTTCATAAACTGGTCTAAGCTCATTCAATCTATTCAAGTCAAGTCGAGTACCAAAATACTCCATTGCAGCCAAGCAAAATAATGCTCGTATTTCTAGCTCAAATACTGCCTCTAATCCATCTTCTATTAAATAGTTAGAAAGAATAGGGGCTAACTCTTTTACCATCCAAGCATCTTTTGCGGCGTAATGTAACTGAGATGAAGAGAGTTCAGGCAATGACCAATCTGATAATTGCTCTGTTTTATCTACATTCTCATCTAGAAATCTCTCTGCTACATCTTTTAAGCCGAATTTATAAGGTAAACCACCTTCATAAATATTGGCAGCTAACATTGTATCGAATATCTTTAAGCCAGTTAATTCAATACCGTTAGCCCATAGCATCTTCATATCAAACTTTAGATTATGACCTACATAAACACAGTAAGGATGTGCATGAAGTAATTTATTTACCCATTCATACGCATTCTTAACCTTAAAGCAGTCGATTAGAAATATGCCGTTATCTGTAGCGAGTTGAATCAATCGTAATCGAGAGGTATGAGGGTCTAGACCAGTAGTTTCTGTATCTAGACCAACATATCCCTTAGAAGTAAAAGCACGAAATACATAGTCTAATTGTGAAGCCTGTGTAATGTAATGTACTTTCATTCAATATCCTTAAAGTCTTTAGGATTATGTGACCAATGTTCATCTGTTCTTACGTGATTCTCTCTTACCCATTTCCCGGTGTAGTCAGTCCACACTGGCAACTCAGGGATAGTTCCATTAGTATGATTGAATTCGCAAGTAACTACAACTCCTTCTCTTTCACCGCCAAGTAAAGAAGGCTTATAGACTTCCTCCATTACAGCAGCTTTAAGTCCTGAAGCTGTATCTGCTTTGAATTCCTTAATGAACGGGACACTAGGTAGCCCGATTTTATTAGCAATATATCGAGTAAATTCATGGTCGTAATACAGATTAAACTTAGTATTTACGGCACGAATTACATAGAAAGTGTCACTGTAGTCTAAGTATTGAATACTATGAATATTACTAATATCCTCTACAAAAACACCTATATTTTCAGGCAATAAGTGTTTTACCTCTGCCCACTTACTTTTTGCTCTACTTCTAATAGCCCCACCTGTAGAAGATTCGCTTCTTAAGTGAAACTCATCTGCTGACCAGAATTGATTCTCACCATCTAACTTTTCCGTCATGACTAGAGTTTTATTTCTAAACTGTCCAGACATTCCGTACTCAGTGCCAATCTTGTCACCACTTCCAGCCCCAGGTGAGAACCAAAAATGACGAGTTCGAGGAAATTTCATATAAACCTCCTTTAATCCCAATGTTCTACATATTCAGGAGGTTCGTCAGGTATACAAAGAAAAACAGAATATCCTCGTTTATAGAAATTACTTGGATTAGCTTGGTCTTTCTCTGCTGCTTCTTTACCTTTTTCTATTGTAGAAAATGTACCTAACAAACCTGCCTCATAAAACTCCCAGACACCTTCTATATAAGTAACTACATACATAATTACAGTTCAAAAGTTAATTCTTCCTCAGCAATAGGTGTGTCAATGAGAATAAGTTCTTCATCATCCTCTACTTCTTCAGCAACGATAGAAACAGGTGACAATGCTTGCTCAGAAACAATTGTATCTTCACCTAAGAAATCAATCACATATTCGTTACGAGTCAAACTAGGACTAGCACTATGCTTACTCTTTACAGTGACTTTAACACCATCGTATAGAGCTACATCACCTACTTCATATTCCCAACTACACATTAGCTGTTTAATTCTTGCTCTTTCTTCAGCTAATAGAACCTCAGTAGCTTTAAGCTGACGTTCTTTAGACCACATAGACACAAGAGAACGTAATGTTTCTCTATCTCCACAACGAACCATATTGTTAGCATCGATAATAGTTTCGTTATCACACATTTGCTTTACAGATTGAGGATTTACAATCCATAGAGAATCTGAAGGTAGTGAATAATGAAACTTCTTATTCTGATACTTCTTAGTAATAATTTGACTGTTTTGCAGATAGAGCAATGCTTCCTTAAAGTCAACGTTACTAAGCTCTACACCAATTTCTTTTGCAAGAGTACGTTGAGAATAATACTCGTCTGGATTGTTAGCTAGAAAACGTAGAATTTTAGATGTAAAAGGACTGTTAATAGGAGTATCTTCCCATTGCTTTTCTAACTTCCATAGACCTTCATCGGAAGTCTTAATTTGATAGGTAAGAGTCAAAGGTGTACCATTACGAGGAAGAGTCTTAAGAGTCATAAGTCTTCCTGTTTGAGTTTCCTCAGACATAATACCAATAATCCCAGAACAAGCTGCTGAGATAGAAGTATGACCAGCTAACCGTTCAATTAGCGAGGTTTTCTTGACATTTCTACCACCTAACTTGCTCATGTGGTGAATTACGACACCACAAGTATTCGTAACATTAAATACTTGTTGAAGAGAGATTACAAGCTTACCAAATTCATTTGAGTTCTCAGAGGCACTAGACTTGACACTAGCCGCTCTTAAACTATCTACAACTACCAATGCTGGTTTTACTTCTTGAATCTTTTTAATGAGCCAATCTAAGTCACTGGTAATATCAAAGACTCTTTCTATTTGAACCTTTCTTGATATTTCTTCTAAGTGACCAAAGTTGACTACCATTGAGGTATCTTCATCTGTAATATCACCGAATCCAGCTAGAAACAATCTTTCACCGATAGTGTCTAGACTTTCTTCTAACTGAATATACAATACGTTTCCTGTCTTTACAGGTCTTCCAAGAAACTCTCCTGAAAGTGCAACACCGTAGATTAGAAAGTTAACCAATAGAGATTTACCAGCTTTAGGTTCACCACCTAATAGATACATAGCACCATGCGCTCTTAGAAGATTTGGAATCAACCAAGCACCCGCAGGCTTATAGTGAGCTAGAGCTTCTTTTAATCCAAGAGAGGCAATAAACTCTGTTTTTGGAGTTTGAAGCTCTTGAATATCTCGTAAAATTCTATTTTGATTAAAATCTAATATAGGTTGCCATCTTTCAGTCAGTTTGCTTAGAAAATAATCTTTAGCATATTGAGTATCATCATCTCTTTTCCCTGAAAATGATTGAATGTAATTTTCAAGGTCTTCTTTATATGCCTTAAATATTTCTGAATAACTCTCAACATTAAAGTCAAGAGGTGCTAGTGCTTTTACGTTCACTACTGACATAGGCATTTCTCCACTATATCGATAACATTACCCGTAGTAATTAATGATGCCTTATGTGCATCGTATATATCAAAACCAGACACATTAGAATAATCAGGAAAAATAGATACTAGATTAGCTGATTTACCTCCAATACCATTTTTATAACAGTAGTTCAGTACTGTATCAGCTTTTTTCTGACCAATCTTATCATTATCTTCCAAATAAAGAACGTTGTCAACACCTCGCTCTTTAAGTTTTCTAACGTATCTATCGATATATCTTTCTGAATATGCAAACATTGGAAATGTCACTGCTGCAAGCCCTAATTTTTGAGCTATCGTTGCACACTTCTCTCCTTCCGTAAAAACTATTGAAGGCTGTAAATAACTAAGTCGATATAGCGGAATTTCAGTCAATGTTAAAGGTACTCCTTCTATCCAAACTCCGCTATCGAAATATTCAGGATAAATGAATTTCTTAATCACATTATCTGACTGATAATCCAGTCTCACTACTCGAAAATCTTTGTACTCGAAATAAGTAAATAGTTTTTTATGACCATTAGTTAGTTCTCGCTTTTGAGTAGGAGGAATGAATGTAACCTTAGTTAGAAAATCTTTTGCTTCAGCTTTTATCGGTATTGGATACACTAAGTCTGGTAATTTTTTATATCCCGATGACTTAGGATTAAAGTTATTTGCAACAGAAAAAGGCTTACGCTTATATAACAGTTTTCTAACTGGGTTTCCGAAGCTTTCATGACAAAAGTTCGTATAACAAGCGTAAGCACCCTCTTTGGAAGGATTTGTATTTATTTTTAGTTTCCCGCCACATACGGGGCAAGTAGCAAGCATCCAAGTTCCATATTCCTTTACCTCTCCGTAATCTCGCAATTTATCCAGATGGTTAAGAATATTGAACATAGTAATCCCTTGACTGTGACTTATACCATGCTAACACCTAGACAACATAAATTTCTTCGGGAATGTAGTCCATCATATCCAGTGTGGTAAAATCGTAAGTCGAATTTGCCTCTCGAATAATATCAGACCAAGTATAGTCAAGTGGCTTAATTTTGTAGTAATCAAGCATCATATTGTAGAAATGATTCCAGTAGAAACTAAGTCTAGCTGCATCGATATACATCATTCGACACTTTCTTGACGTAACAAATACTAAAATAAATCCCTTTACTGAAATTCCTTCAATCTCTTTTAATGCCTGAACATAAGCTGACCCTTGCAGTAAATACTTGATTAAATAGTCAGCCTTATCGAATCTAGGCATTTTATTCTTGGTCTTTAAGTCTACTAAATAGTTTCCTTCTGGGATTGTGTCAAAACTGTTGGCAAGACAAAATTTATTCTCTGGAATATAGAGAAGCTGGTCATATCTACCTGCAAATCTAGCTACTGAATCTGAAAAGAAGACTACTTCTTCCATTCGCACAGGTACAGTATGTCGATAGAAATTATTGACTGCTCTTTCACCTAATTCAATAATCTTGCTGGACATAGGTTGATTGAACATATCAATAATTTGATGTTCAGTACCCACATCCTCAAAATTAGATATATCAAAAGTAGCCAGTTTATCTTTAAGGTAATCTTCTACATAGCTGTGAACTTGTTTACCTCTGTCAGCAGAAGCATCTCTTACTTTATTTGCTTCTTCTTCTCCAAGCCTGTTATACCATGCCTGAAGACCGCTCTTATCCTCGTAATATCCGATAAGAGTAGTTGTACTGACGTATTTTACATTGTCCTTGTCAACGTAAAATCTTTCGCCTGTGCTATTGTTTGTAGTCTCACTTTTGTACATAATCCGCTCGTAACCTATACATATCCCATAAGTTTAACACTGTTTTACCTTGAGATTTCGCATACTTAATAGTTTGAAATGTACCACCAGCTTCAGTTCCATCAAATAGAGCTAAAACTATATCTGATGCATCAACCATAGCAATGTCTCTATCAATATTAGCTTTCCCAAAGTCAGTAACTTCACCAGTCGTAATTACTTTTAATTCATCTAACTGGTCTACTAACTTCTCGAACATTAGCTTATTCTTGTCATTCCAATTTGCATTGTAATTCGTATAAGGTAAATATCCGTGAATTTTTAAGTCTGGTTCTACATTTCTAACAAGAGATGCTCCGAATCCTAATCCACTATCCCATCCTAGTGCCATCCCGGTAATTACAATATCCGGTTTTATATATAAAAGGGCAGACATAGCTAAATCGGTAACTCTTTTTAGCTCTCGCATATAGTATGTATTCCAGCCACCTATTAGTCTTTGAGGTCTATGACCTGTACCGCAAACTACTAAGTTACTCATATTA